ATGTTTAATCCTCCTACAATTATTAATTATGTGTCGGCCGATCGTTATGCCTTCGAGCGTCATAAATTATTAATGTATAATTACTTTTTAAAGTATAGACCGGAGATTATGTCGCACGTGTATGTCGAGATTATGTACAATGGGGATTTTCGCGACAATCGATGGATAGAAAAGGATCGTTGTATTTATGTCGCGATTAGAGGAACAAGGAAATTCTGCGAACAATGCCGTTGTCAGATAAATTATCCCCGTGGTAACTATTGTCAAGAAAAAGACATGCCTCGTACATTTAAATCGGGAAACAGTGACGTGGACGCGTGTCAAATGGCCTGTTATAATTTATATGAACACAGTAAGGACGAGGACGGTGTATATCATAGAGCACCATATACACATTTTAGCGAGAAGCAAAATTGTTGTCTATACGAATATGACCAAATTTTGGGTGTTGGACTCGATGATTACAATAGGACAGATGAACATCCTACACCTAGAGTTGATACGATAGGTACTGGGTTTGATATTAACTTTAACGAGCGCTACACTGATAACCTGGGCAATGAGACATTTCGATTTCGTTTAAATAAATACTATTGCGATGACTTTAAAATGCAATTTGCCCAAACGAAATGTAAAGAATCAATTGGTCAAACAATATCGTCATATTTACTATCAGAGACTTTGTATAAAGCTGTTCAATATGGTGTTCGATGGGTTGAAACTGGTGTGGGTATTCATGATGTTCAAAAGGTAAATCTTCCCCCAGTGGAAAACGATATTGCAATAAAAACATATGAGGATTGGATTAATAATATAAATAGCGAGGCTTTTTTTATTGATCCAAACGTTTGCCTACATGAATTGGGTATAACAGCTGGTGAGAGGCATTTAATATTTACAACTGAATATGGTTGGCCTGGTCGACTAATTGAACCGTTATTAGTTTATAAATCCGTAAGTGATGGGAATGTTATTCAAATTGACTATGAAGAAGTGAACACTGGTCGATTGGATCAATTTAAATATGATACAAGAAGCGGTCGTCGTTTGCAGGATGAATTTGAAGTAATGGGTGCCTACGAATATTTAAATAAAAATTCAGTTCAAAGATTTTTAGATGCCAATTCTGAAGAACCAACCACATCGGACGAAGTAAAGCAGACATTTATTGATTTTTTTGCCAATTTTGCTCAGGCGATATTCTCCACTGATATGGTTATAAATGTGACTGCTGATTTATTAACAAATATGATTTTAAAATTGAGCGAGAGTGTGGCAATGTTATCGGAGAAATTTGCAACAGATATGATAACTTCTACAATGATTATTATAATGAAGAGGGGTATTGCATCTGAAATGGCACCTGTATTATTGCATACTTCTATTCAATTTATAAAGATGGTATCCAAGACAATGATTAGTGCAATAAAGGCAACGTCTGTTATACTTGATGTGATTGCACTTGTTGATTTCTTTCTCATGTTTACTGATATTTTTAGTATAAATCGCCTAACTGATGATGGGACACTTGAGGCATATAGTATGATGGATATTGAGAAAAAAATTGAAAATTTTGGTTATGGTACTGTTGAATTTAATCCATTATTCTTTATACAAACATGCCAAATGTTTGAACTTGATAAAAATTGGACAAGAACTCCAATACAACTTAATAAACTACGTTGTATGAATACAGAACAAACACAACCGTATAAATACATGTTACGTGTAGAAGAAATAGCTGATTTAAACGACGCAATAAATTTAATGTTATGGACTGCCGAGTATATATTAGCGCTTGAAGAGAATAGTAACGGTTTGCCGATAAACTGGAGTGAAGAGAATAAAATTGCCTCAATAGACGATAAAGAGCAATTTTTTTCTATCGACGTAAATTTAGTGTTAAGTGAATTTCAGCGATATGACGAATATACTAGAAATATTATATGGCGTTATAAATTTGGAAAGATAGTAATACCAATATTATTTGTTACGTTAATTATAAGTTTCTTTATTAACATATTTTTAGTTATTATAGTATTTATTTTAATTATAATAACAAGTGCATTTTTTGTATTTTATACTTCTTAGGAGGAAAATTTTCTAATAATTAAATCTAAATATTCATAAATATCTTTGTTTGTTAATTTATTTGGAATCTGTTTTGATTCTAGAATATTTTCCCTTGCATGCCATATGAATAGATTGGAATAGGATGATTGAAGGAATTCGCCATAGTTAATTCCCGACCGTAGTCCAATATATTGATGGACCATTATGATATTTTCGCCAAATCTTTTTTTCAAGTGTTTTTCAGCCGTTGTCAAACTACAATTCTTCCTTCGTATAAGTGCCCAGGATGTCTCGCTAACTCTATAAAGGCGCAATACCAATTGGTAATTTCCATAAACCGTACTCTGTTGATCATACTCGTTGAAAAATTTTCTATACGGTAATATTGAATTTCTATGGGTTGATGCCTCTTCCGATTTGGCATTTAACAATTTCGTTTCCTTGTAATATTCGATAAAATTTTTATATCTATTTTTTAAATCGTTTATGCGTTCTTTACGAATTTTATTTAATTTTTGCTGTGATTGGGATGATGACGACATTAGTGATTCAAAATGACATTTAGCAATTAATTCTAACCCTCTTGTGTAATATCTATTAATGTTTCTAAAATATTTATTCATTCTAGTTGATAGGGAATTGAATATAAACATTGTCTCTTCCGCCGTCACAGTTAGGAGATTTTTCTGTTGTGGGTTAAAAAATACTTCCTCACCTTCATAACTGTTGCTTTCCCCGTCCTCGCTGCTGCTGCTGCTGCTACTTTCTTTTAATTGTTGTTGCTTCTTCATTGCCGGTTCAAAATTACTCAATATACCCATGATAGATTTAATGCCCACGCTGTAACGGCCATCGTATCCAAAATAAATGAGTAATTCTTCGGTAATCTCAATCGGGGTATGTGGTTCTTTCAAACAAGTAAAACAAATGTCCCAGTAAATTTTATTCAGCTTGTCTGTATTTGGAGACATTCCCAGCGATTCGAAAAATTCTTCCATTTATCCGCTTGTCAGTTATAGTTATTATAGTTGAAAAACACGACTGAATGCCCAGCGACTACTTGTTGAGTGATTGACTACAAACGAATACGCAAATGTCTCGCGACTGCTGCTATATGAAAGTTATTAACGATAAGAACAACGAGTACATTACGAGTGAGTTTATTGAGTGATTTCAAGAGCGTTTTTTACAATTATATGATATTTGCTTCCAGCTGAGATTTTAAAACGAATATATTTAGTTTCTGTCAAGTGTGAGGGTAACTTGTAACCTTTTTTAAATGTGTTATTTAAAATGTCTTTAGGTATTTTAATGATCGTTTGCACACGTATTCCCATATCATTGCTAATGCTACACTCGTTTGTATTTTTATTTAATAACATCATATATGAAATATTGTCAATTTCTCTTGTCATGCATTTATATTTTGAAGTTTCTATACAATCTATTGTTGGCGGTTTGACAAGTTCATTTTTTGTGGTATTATACATATTTGTAAAACCACACTCCAAGTATGTATTATCGTTTTCCAATTGCGGTCGTAATACGTATGCGGTTAACGTTTCTGCAGAATTGATGGGATTTTGCATTGTTTTCTTTTCCACAAAACTTCCTACAGCTTTGTTATAATATGGAAACACACAAACTTTATCTTTATATAATATCCCCCCATTATCCTCATCTAATGCTCTCTCCATAATACCCAAATACATTGATATGGCGTATGGATGTTGCGCTAATTGTGAAATGTCTGGCTTAATTTTATAATAAAAATGAATACCGCCTGTCGAAGTTAAAAGACCAATTTCCTTAACGTCAAAAACAAAACCTTGTATAACAATAGTGTATGAATTTAAAAAACTAATGCATTCGTCTTCCAATAAACATATAATACATTCTCCTTTTTGTGGTAAAAAGGTTTCGGTCGTTGTCGTTGTCGATCGTAAATCAAGAATTGTATAATTAAAACTATGAACACCCGGATAATATGGTACCAATTCTCGAAATAATGTGGTATGAGTATCTTCAAATTGTAGACGCCTGGCAGAGAACCAATATTGAGCTATTTATTAATAAATTTATAAGTAAATTATAATGAATAAAAATATAAATTAAATACCCCAACAATAATTTGCTCCGTCCGATTCATAAAAGCATATCTTTGGCTGCTGACCTTTAATACCAATTAGATAATCTTTTGTCTTTACGGATATCCCTCGTATATAATCAAGCGTGTAAAAACCCAATTTTGCCTTTAAATAATAATTAATGAATGAATGAATGAATGAATGAATAATGAATGTATTAATAGTTAACCTGTGGCTTGAATTCATCTTTTGTAGATAGAGATCCTGCTCGCGTAAACCATGGCCCATAATGCGATTTTATAGTTGGATGTTCGGTAATTTTTAATATATTATTTATCGCATTCACAGCATCCCAATTTTCATAAAAAGTCGCTATTAAAATAAAATCATTATATGCCGATGTTGGATATCCGTATCCTGGTAATGAGGTATGGGTAACAAATGATCCGTCGTGGTAGAAGCCCTCTCCTTCCATGACATAATCGGCTTTTATAAAATTTCTAATGTATATTTGACTTGGCCAATTGGGATCAAAGTCTTTCATATACAAATGTGCTCCAATGTAAACAATGCTGATCATAATAGCGTTAGATCCATCTCTTCTCCATCCAATGCTCTTGATACATGTAGGTTCGGTATGTTCGGAATAATATGCTGAAGCGTATTTAGTTAAATTACGCGCCAAATCCTGATTGTGTTTTTTAAATAAATGTAAATGCATGTACGTGGCGCTGACAAGTAATAATGGATAAGTTATTGAAAATGAATACCAATTTTTGCCCCATGGGAAAACATTTGGTATGACTTCTTCGGGTAAAAATGATGTTATTGTTATTATACTGAATAAAATCATTTTCCATATTTCTTTATCTTTATAATATTTATCTTTAGGTGATAGGGTGCGTCCAAGTAATAACGTTAATATCTTGGTTAGATGATGGAATACTTCCGCGTGTAAATACCATTTTTCACTGCCAGTGTATTTTGATATATTAAGATGCTGTGTATCAATTAGCTCATCATTATATTGAAAGACACTTTTTAAATATTCAACTTGTGTATCACTCATGCCTCTTGCCATATTAATTGTGTATTTTTTTATTAAACTACTGTATCGATAAAATTTATTTTTCCATTTCAATTTCTCTCTATAATACATTATTATATAAATTGCAATCGTAATAACAATTATTATCGCTATAAAAATAATTGCAGTAAATCCATAGTAACCGCCAATCGAATATAATAAATTATTAAACTTGTTTTGATGTGAAAACATTTTACTTATTATACATTCAATAATTTTATCATTAACAATGCACTTGCAGTGTTAATCTATTGCATATAAGCTCTCGTAAGATGGAGGAGGTGCACTTGGTGCATTATTATCAATTGTTGTCGTCGTCGTTGTCATTAGATTTGTTAATATTTTTACAATATACTTTGAATTCAGCATTAACGCATGTGGTAGATATTCAAAGTCTAAAGCAATAACAGTGTTATGCGGTATTAGTGTTGGTTTTATTATTTTACCATCACTCGGTTCGTTTGTTATTACTTTTATCAATGTATTGGTACTGTTTTGCACTTTAAAATTCCCAATATTAAAATTACTGTTAAACACATCGATATTCATTGTTCGATAAATTTTGGTTGTATGCGAGAGATTGTAGTAAAATATATATTTGTAATTTATTCCGTAAAAGCGAAATTTACTCAAGCAGGAGTGTATTTTTTTTATTTGTTCATTATTTGATGATGAGATGACCCTATTGCTTGGTGCCAAATAAGATATACTTGTTTTATAAACATCAATCATTTTATTAAAATCATGACTAGTTAATAAAAAAAAGGGCTTCATTGTCTTTAAATCGTTTATATCATAGTTATAATCATGTTCATTTAAACTCCCGTAGAAGGGGGTGCCACAAATGACAAAAGTGAAATTGATTGTTGGATGCAAAGATGGTAATTGTAAATATTCACACATTATTCGTACGATTAATCCTCCCATTGAATGCCCAATAATGATTATATTTTTTACTCTCTTACATGCAATAATATCTAGTAGCTGCCCTTGCAATTTTTTTGCATTCTCTAATGGATCGTCAGTCCAGTTATATGCTAATGATATTGTTTGTGCTTTTTTTCTCATTCTCTTTAAAAATTTTTCATATATTGAAATTTTTAATATTTTTTTTAATGGTTTACAAGTTATATTTTTGCATTCGTAAAAATGCTCATTTATATTTCCTACGTATCCATATGGAGGATATAAACGACGACTATTGCTTTGATTTGAGTTAAAAAAGCAACAATTACAATATAACTTTGAGCCATATAAACCGGGCACTAATACAAATAAAAAATCGTCGCTGTTTGTTGTTATCTCGACTGTTTGTTTCTGTCGCTGCATATTGTTCTTATTTGTGTATGTAGAAATTTTGCCGGCAGAGTCTATTGAAAAAACTACATAAGTTGTACAAATCTTAAGGTTAGGTTATTTTTCTTCTAACTTTCATCGATCTTACTGTAAGTAATAAGTGTTTTAATATGGAGAAGCAATTGCACGTATATTATTCAAATTTTACTTTAAATAATTTGTTGGAAATAAGTGAATTTGTTAAGAAAGTAAAATCTGTTTTTGTAAATAAAGAAATTATATTTTATCCACCTACCAACCAAATGGATAAAGATGTATTAGTTGGTATTACAAGTGATGGTTATAAATTCATAAACTACGACAATCATGTCTTTGTTAATTTCCCATTTGAATTGCTTGGGCCGGTTCTGATGAGTATACAAACATATATTTGCACCTTTATCGATAGTCGTAATATTGATATTCTTGCAAAATCGGGAAATTTAATAGATCTTAATGTACTTGTCGATAAAAATATATTAAATCCGAATATTTCTTTAATAAATAATGTGCTCCCTCTGATTATAGTAAATCAATTTGATTTAAATCATGATATTGATAAAGTTATTAATAATTCAAATATACCAAATATTCGTATGTCGGTTGGTAAAAAAAAAGAACCCACATTGTTGGAAACACTGCCTATTCCAATTGAGAGTGATGCAGTGGCAGAAGGTGATATTAACCCAATAACAAATAACATATTAATTTCAAAATTATTCTGTTTCGACTCTAGCCAATCGATGGCATTGGGGTATCTTAAAGAAAAGTTGCAACAATTATTTGCAAAAAAGGCAACATATGTTGTTTTTTCCAATACATATGATAAATTTAATAAACTACTACTCATACTTGCGCGAGAAACATTATTAATTAAATATTTACAAACGGAAAATAAACAAAAACATTTAACATTTTATATCAATATTGGGCAAGTGAATTTAATAAACAACAAGCCCGTTATTAATCGATTAGAATATTTCAAGTTGGAAAGTTTATTATTTTACCTATATAAACGTCAAAACATATGGTCGATAAATCCATTGCTTAAAAATACATTATTCCAATCATCGGTTTTTGAAAATAAAAACTATGAAATTGAACCATCAGTTAGATATATATCATTAACAAATTGCAAATTTCCTCTAACAGTAACTTACAACAATTTAAAAAGTAAACAACGAATTATTTTGTAAATAATATTTTTTTTATTTAATAAATTAAATGATACCTAAACTTAGTTCAGATATTTCTTTTAAAACTATATGGTTTGTATTTTTTTCTACATATAATATGTGAGTTTTTTTGTTAGTTTCTACAGATTTTAAAAATGTATTAACAATCGATAAAAAATTACTACTTACAAATTCATTTTCATTATAATTAGACTTTTTAATTACAAATTGGCCGCGTAGTATTTTTTTTAAATATGAAATTCTTTTATCATTTATTGATTTTCGTATATTATTACTAATATTATATTCAAGATGTTGTACTTCTAAATTATATTTTAATTTATCTATATATTTATTAGCTAGTCCGTTGTATGAAAAAAATGAAAATGGGGAATTTATACTTGTTCCGTGAAGGGTTTTGTTCGTTATAAAATCATCTCCCCAATTATATTGTCTATAAATTATATTTGCCTTAAGCATATTAATATGTAAAAATATGCCTTCTACAATGGGAATACTTCCGAAAAAATCTTTTCGCGGAAAACATATATTATTAAATAATGCTGTTATCAATGAAACTTTTAACAACAATAATTTTGGATATTTAGGTTCTGATATCGTATCACATTGAACTTCTGATAATTTCATAAAAAAATCAGAATTAAATAGGTTAAATATTCCAAGTGGGCCAGGTGTATTAATATTTAATTTTTCCTCCAATTCTTCTCTGGCAGCTTTCATTAATACTTTTTTCGTACCAGAATATATTTTATCAATTATTAGTGAATATTTTAACTGCGGTATATTTTCCAAATCGTTTTCTATAATGTCAATTTTATTATACATGTTTCTCCTTATCATTTCCAATTACAGATGAATTGGAATAATTGGCCATCTCCATCGCCGGTACAGCTGTATTCAGCGCCTGGTGATTCTTATCAACAACAATATATTCCCCAGCAATGTATGCCTGCACCACCTCAACAACAACAACAACACCAATCGCCCCCGCTTCAACAACAACAACATCAATCGCCTCCACCGCAGCACATGACACCTCAGCAATCTCATCATATACTGCCAATGACACCACACCATATGCCATCCATGACACCTCAACAAATAACACCACAACTAACTCAACCTATGACACCTCGGCAAATACATAGTATGCAAAATACTCCTCAATATACCACGCTACAAACAATAAATTATCAGCCCTTTATAGATAATACGGAATTCGATCTTACAAGTCTATTAAATATAACTGATAATGATTGCCAAGCGACGACTGAAAAGCAAGAGGAAGATTATGATTATTTATTGGATATGATAGGACATGTGAAGACTTACATCAACAAAATTGAATGTTTAATTCAAAAAAAACGCAACAATATTCATTTGGGTAATCAATTGGGTGAATTTTTGGTACCGAAAAAGCCCAGATACGACGAGACGGTCAAGGATGTAGCAATTGATGACGATCTCGATTTGGAGGAAGGATTGGGAAAATCAAGTGATGAAGAAAGTGACGACGAGGATGACAATAACGATGATGATAATGACGATGACGACGAGGATGATAATGATGATAATGAAATAAAAAAACGTAAAAAAATATCTCCTGGTGAGAAAAAAAAAGTATCTAAAGAATATTTTAACGATGATCAGCCATGCACCGTTGTTACCAATTATACACAAGAGCCAAAGAATTCAGTTCCTCGTAAAGTTGTAGAATTGAATGAAGTTGAGGTTATATACGAATTGCCTAAAAATAGCATTTATCAAATTACTCGTCCTACAAAACTTTCATTTAAGGTAATGAAAAAACTTTTCCAAAAATATAAATACAATTCGAAAACATCGCTACAGTGTATATTTTTAGCATATAAAGATTCTATTATAAATTATACTAAAGATAAATCTCATACCAACGATTTGCAAATTAATAATATGTTGGATACCTTAAAAATATTGTCCAGCTTATTTATTGTGGATATGGCTGCCTTAAGAAATTTACGTCATAATTTTATACGGGTAGTTTCATTGGCCCTATTACTCTATTCGCGTAATAAATACATATTTCCATTCAAATATGGATTGGGAGAGACGTTAAAGGTTGATTTGAAAGGCAACATTGACGTGGTAAATATAAAGATAATGAAGGATTTTAGAAAATATGTGCCTATACCACCACCGCCAAAAAATGGAAATACCGTCAGTAAACATATGTGTAAAAATTTAATATTTACTACAGAAGATCCGTCAAATATTGAAAACTTTTTCACAATTATAAACGCTGCATGCATTTATACAACATCTCGTCCTTCGCGCACTTCTAATCGCACTGAACGACAAAGATTTCACAACTATGCCAGCCAATTGATGTTAGATACAACATGCGAGACAATGATTAAAGAGTCGGACGAGCTTGATTATACGAAGAAAAAGACTACCATGTTTGCAAATTGGCATTTATTTACAAATATTATGCCCAATAACATTCAACACCCATCGGACAATGACATTATTACTAACTTTAATTTATTGTCAAATACTAAAAATAACAAATCAATGTGTTATTTAATACACGCAAACAACGATTCAACCAAAGGTAATTCATCTAGCGTATTTCGTTTAGGACCTAATAAATATTTTGCATCACTTAAACATAAAGAGAATTTTGATTTTAACAAATATATAGAAGATCCAGCGGCAGCCGTTATTATTTTTGGTATTAAACAAAATGTTTTGATGGAATTCCCGCATCCGGATTTTATTAACAACGAAATAAAATCGGAAAATATTGAATTTCCCGTTACAATTGACCCGAATATTTTTAATAATGATGAATCTTTTAAACATAAACAGGACAAGTCGAGTAATAATAATGAACATTTTAAGCATAATAAAAACTGTCTCATTTTATTAAAATCATCAGATAATAATAATTTTTACGCCGCTATTATGGATATTAAATTATTTTTCCATACACCATTTTATTCTCGGCGATTTTTTTATTTTGGTAAAATAATTAGTAATACAACATCTTATCTTGATAATTTCCAAAAATCATGTAAAATACATAAAATTGTAAATTTAATGAAAACATAATTTTTATTAATAAATTTTTTTACAATGCTTTATCATAATATAACATGTCTTCTTCATTTATTTTATCTTGTATATTATTATTATGTAGAATTTTGTTATAATTTTTACCAAAAACAGAACTACCTGGACCAAATGGATTTTTAATATTAAGTCCAATTGGACCAATAAAATCTAATACAAATCGTTTGTTATTTGTATTAATACTAATTGGTAATACATTGATTGGTTCTACTAATGGGTAAATTGTTTTGTCTGTTATTTGTTGAATATTACTACCATAAACATGGAAATTATATTCATTATTTTTATTACTTGTATAATATAATATATATCTATATCCACCTATAGCGACAACGTTGACATGTCCCTGACCAAATTGAATTTCCCCACGAGGATTTCCAGCAGTTATCAAACTAAATTGTTTTATTAATTGGTAGTTATCAAAATTACTAAAATCTGCCGAATCAAAATTGTCAAAAACTATAAAACTTGAAAATATAGGATTAACGGGATATTTAAATACTAATGCCGCTATATTATTTGCATTCGCAATAACAGCATTCAATTGTTCATTACCTGTATTTTTTATGATACCAGCATTCATTACAGCTTCTGGACTAATATGTTGAACCAAATTGTAGCGTATAGCTTGATTACAGTAATAGAAGAATATATATGGGGTATTTTTAAATTTGTTTTTAAATTCTTCATCTGTATAATTTTTCTCAAATATTGAAAGTAGCGCGTCCCTAATATTTTTATTTTTATATTCCTCAATGTTTGTGTTAAAATTATTAGTTGTTATATAATTTATCCATTTAACTAAATTATCATTATTTTTACAAAAATGATTTATTACATCTACCGAGAAATTAATTCCAGTTTTAGTATAATAAACTATCGGATAATTGAATAATATCGGCTGTTTGGTATTGTCTATTAATAATTTTGCTAACGAATTTTCTTGTATATTTAATTGTATCGGTTTGTTAGTTTCGAATTCTCGCATTTCTATATTATTTTCATTGTATTTAAATTTATATGAAGTGTACATTATATCGTCATATTTGTCGCTATAGTAATCTCGAACTAAAGGGAAATTAATATTTGTAACACTATCATCTTGTAGTTTAAAATAATCGTATTCCAATTTTGATTTGGCCATATAAAGTAATGAATTTGCATAATTATTAAAATCGAAATTTTCTGGCAAGTTTCCTTTTAGAAATAATTTTAAATTTGATATATCTGTTGACAATTCAATTGGGAATTTATAAATTTTTTTATATTTGTCATTATTACGAGTATCTTTTGGTATAGTTTCAAATATTTTAGCCAATTCTTCTTTTTTATCTAATGCCATATTTGCTGTAAATAATTTAGTTGCAATATCTGCTGTATTCATATTAATTGGTTCAAATTCTATTGGCATATTTTCCAACGGAACTAAATCTTCTCCTGCTAATTTTTTCAATTCTTCTGTTATAGTAGATATTTTAGATGTTTTATCTCGTGTTACTTTATTATTTGCTAAAACTTGCGCCTTTCTTAATTCTTCCAACTTATTCCTGATATTTTGAATTCTCGACTGTTCTTCGGTTAGTTCCGTGCCTGTTTTTATTGGTGAGGCGCCAACAGGTATGTTCAGTTTTCCAATTAGATCCACATGTAACTTATCAAATTTACTTTTTAATTTGGCATATGGATCGCTATTCAAAGTGTTAAAGTTCTCAGTTTGTAATGAGTTATCCAATTCAGCTTGTAACATTTCAAGGGCCTTCATTCCTTCTTTAGCTTCTTGATTTTGTGGTAAACTTTGTAATGTTTCTTTCAATTTTTCTCCAAGTTGTTTCAAATCTTTTACATCCTTTTGTACTTGATTCGCTGCCGATACCATAGATTCTATAGGTTTTTGTTCTAAAGATTTTTTTAAAATTTCTTGATTTCGATTAAATTGATCTTCTAGTTCTTTTTGTATATTTTCAATATTTTCAGGTTCTGAATTTTTTATTCTTTCAAGCGATTTTTTAATTTGTTCTTGCAATTCTTTTTCCGATTTTAGTTGATTTAAATGTTTTTGAACAGTTTCTTTTTGTTTATTATAAATATTTAGTAAATTTTCATTTTGTGTATTTCCTATTTTGTTTTCTATTGATGCAAGTACATTGTTAAGATCTGTAGCAAATTTTTCTGGTTCATTAATACTTACAGAATGTTTTAGCTGATTTAAGATAGCCGTTTCTTTTCTAATTTCTTCATCTTCGGGTTTATTATTTTTTGGTTGTGGGGGTTGTGGGTTATTTGTATCATTATTTGGCCGTGGGTTATTATCTGGTTGTGGGTTATTTGTGTCATTGTTATTGTTATTGTTATTGTTTGGTCTATTGAATGTATCATTTGGTGGATTTTCATCAGGCTCAGGAGGAGGCGGTTGTGGTATATTAGGTGTGCTGTGAACAGGATTGCTAACAAAAGTAACACCCCCATTGTTAATTTGAAAATCTCTATTATTATCTGTTAATACTGTATATTCAAATTCGAACGAGGTGAAGGAATTTATTGATGCAATAGATTCTGCGTGTTTGTCTTGTAATTTTGTTTTTTTCGTAAATACAAGTTCGGTATTAGCAATGGCTCGTTTATCGACGCATTTTGGTCCTATAATATTTTCGCTATGTTTATCAAAATTAATTGACGATAAAATATTATTTCCGAATATATCTATCGAATTCATTGATACTGGCGATCCAGATATTATATTAATTCCAACTTTGTCAATATCTTTGTCATTCATGGCAGGAACATTTAAATAGTATTTAAATTTTGATCTAATAATTACACTTGGTGATTTGGATAATGAAATATTTAATGTATTATGTAATGGTATCATAAGTGTGTGGGGTAAAAATACTGCTGGAATTGGCTTCTTCTTCTTCTTTTCTGTACCACCTCCTTCTTCGTCTTCTTCTTTGTCTGATTCGTATCTAACAGTAGGTGTATCTACATCCATCGGACTAGGAGTGTTTTTATTGAATTCGTTAAGTTGATTTAACATCTGTTGACTTTTTGCACTTGTAGATGGAGTGCCTTCCATTAATTCAGCTTCCTCGACATCTATGATTTCCTTGTCAAGTTCATAATCGACTTCTGGATTTGTATTATATTTAAAATTTTCAGACGAACAAATATTATTAGAATATATCATTTGATCCATTTTGACATATGCCCCCTTTTCTTGTGATCGTACAAATAACGGTCCATAATTTAAATAGAGACGTTTAAAATGCCTCGCCAATTTAATATGGGGAAAATAAAAAACAAGTTCTCTTCTCATTTTTCTTCGTTGTTGTATATATTTAAATATATTTTACGTTCACTAATAGAAATTCTTATACAATTTAAAAATATAGCTTGAGTTGAAAGCGGAAATTTTTTAACTATATATTCTTTTTTACAATATTTGCATAGCCCGCTTGTAAAGACTGTTTGTAATTCAGTTTTTTTGTTATTTCTTATAATATTGATTTGTTTAAATTTCTCATAGTTGAATAATATTAAGGAATAATTGTAGCAACAATCATCTTTTAAATTTTTCAATTCGTTAAAATCAATAATATTAGTAATATGTTCCTTATAATACTTGATAGGGTTAAAAAAAAAATTATACCATTTTTCTCCATTCATAGTTACAATTTCATCATAAAAATTAAAAGTATATAAATCCGTTAAAAATGACTCGGCGTTGTTGTGTAGCAGGAGCAACTGGTCCTTATTCAACGGGAATTCTGCGAATAATTTATCTTCAGCCACCTCAATCTCTTTATTATTTGTAAAGTTGTATAGAAATTTAATTAAATCAACGCGGTTACAGTGCTTTAAACTATTGAGCAAATAGTCAATATCGTCCATGGTTGGCTGGTTAAAATGCAAATGAGAGATTACTCTCGTTTACTTGGATTTATATTTAATAGATGATTTTTAGATTTAAAATATCTTCGTACATTGACAACAAACGCACATTCCATTCGTTTGTTGTATTTTTTAAATCTACTATTTTTCGTTCATTGCCCGGTAATAAATTTAATAAAAAAATCTCCAATTGCTGGTTACTTATTGTATTGAAATAGAAATACTTGATATTATTGTTGTTGAATTGAAATTGACAAGTGTCAAATGTACAATTTATAAATGATACTTTTTTTAACTTCAAAAATTTACTTAGATCAACATTTATGTTTTTATAAAAAAATTGTATTTCTGTCACATTAGCTGGTGGTTCATTTTCATTTTCAAGCAATTTATAATTGTATTGTTTATAAATTACAAATGATATGGGCAATGGTTGCAAGAGTTCGGTTATGAAATGTGTTTTATAATTGTGTCGAACCATAATTGCGTATAACATGATATCATCTGTGTATAGTGTTAAATTTTTAAAGTTGTACAAACTAAGCGAATCATTGAAAAATACCCAGAAATGTTCATTTTCATAATTTGTTAATGTTTTACTACTGCACTTTTTAAAAAAAAATTCTTCAAGTGAATAGGAATTTTCTAAAAATATTTTTAACATAATATTGTTTAAAAAATATTTGGGGCACAATTGTATCGATTTTAAATTGTTTAAAGTGTTAATAATACTAGAATTTTTAAGTTTGTATACTTGCCGTATGAATCTTTTTTTTTCCCGTAAAACGATTTGTCCATTGAATACAAAATGTTGCAAATTTAAACAAAAAGTTAATATATCCACAAGTCCTGCACATTTCTTCTCAACAAATATGTTCAATTTGTTTACATTTTTAAATAAACATATGAAACTTAAATCTACATCATTGTTGTTATTATTGCTGTCATCGTCAACTATGTTAACATGTGTCACATTTGAGAACAATTCTTTTTTCGACGAAGGCTTCAACCACTTGTTGCAACCGCCCGCTATATTTATTTCCACAAAATTATTTTTTATTTTTTCACTTTTTTCATTTAAAATGAAAAGAACAAATTCGTTTTTTTGAAAATACATTATCGACTCTACTACTTTACTTTAGCACTAACTCATTCATTTAACTCAATAACAGCAGAGAGTTGAGTTTTTCTGAATTGTTGTTGAAACCCTTTTGACTATAATATATGAGTAATAGAAATAGTTATACATGTGCCGATAATATGCACTACATGTGTGGGTGCGATAATGTACTTGAATTTCAAATTTAGTGATAAAGCTGTTTACTTATAATTTCGAATGTCACGTTTATCATGTGTCGAAACTATACAGCCCTTTGTTCTTAAGAATTTCAATTAGTGATAAATTTGTTTACTCCACTTGAAGCTATTATATTTCACGTTCCAAAATCGTAAATTTTTTAATTATTTTCGCAAACCACAGCGCAATTATTATCGCTTGTTCGTGAGGCATGTGGTATTCATTTCATTATTAAAAATTTTATTCGACACTTAATTTTTATCGCATGGACTATTGAACAAAGGCACAGTTTCATATGTTATACAATCAGTTTCATTATATACAAAAAGAAACTGTACCTTCTATTATATATTTTTTTTTTCACATAACAACGACGGACATTGCTGGAATTTTTTTTACAAGACATATATAACTTGTAAAAAAAATCCCAACTATTCGAATTGTATTCAACATTATATATAACAACGACGGACATAACTCACATAACAACGACGGACATAGCTGGAATTTTTTTTACAAGACATGTATAACTTGTAAAAAAAATTCCCAGCTATTCGACTTGTATTCAACATTTGTAAAAAATATATACATATCAACGACGGACATAACTGACATATATAACTTGTAAAAAAAATTCCCAGCTATCGACATTTGTAAAAAAAGTTCCCAGGTCCATGATAATTGAGGCGGGTCTTTAGATAAGATAAGATAAGAGAGATAAGATAAGAGAGATAAGATAAGAGAGAGATAAGATAAGAGGTGCGAAAGAGATAGCCTATGTGTAAAAGAGATAGCTGGGGTCCCCTACCATTCCCCATATGAGACTGGTGTATTCTTGGGGGGTTATACACATATAAACCAAGAATACACAGCCATGGCTACCTCTTTGGGGTCCCAGTGTGTATTTGCGCAAGAACAAGTTTTTGTCGCACATATTTCATTTTGTGTTGCACTTATATCGTTGTCGTCAGTTTGAAACCATTCGTCAATATGATCACATCACATAGTAAAAAAATAAAAATTAGCAAGTTGTCAAATTGTCAACTTGATCATTCTACAATTCTACGAGAGTATAACCATTGTAATCATTTGGTTATCATTACCGATGAAATGGAGAACATCAATCAGTTTGAGTTTCCACCCGTTGCGACTGAATTGCGGTTTTATTTGACGGACAAGAAATTCGCAGCTATATTTCAATATAAAAATTATAATTTCACTAAGCAATACAACTGGCCGGATTTCATGGCAGAGTACAACTACAATTTTCATAAAGACTTTTGTTTTTATTTTAAAAAGTGTTTATTATACAAAATAAATGGAAACATTACAGCCGTTTATAAAGAGTATAAAGAGTGAATAAAAATAAACTTAATTAAATAACAAGTGTTGAGAAATTCTATTATTATAATACCTCTCTTTATAAATATTAAAATAATATTTGTGATTTCTAAGTTTATATCTATAATCTATATACAATACACTATATTTTGGATACCTAAAGAAAAATTGAATCTTATACCCATAATGTTCTCCACTCTTTACTACGTTGGAATAATAAGTTAATTTAACGCAGTCGCTAGTGAATTCGTCCGGCATAATCAAAATGAGCATGTCCATAAGTTGCTCAAATGCTTGATTATAATTTTTAATGCAATCGGCGTCTAACTTTAAAGTCACTTCAAAATACTGTTGAAAATACATTGGTACCGCACGAGTCAGGAGCTCATAATAACGTTCATTTGAATAGTATCCATCGATCTTCTCGCGATTCTCCATCATGGTTTCCACTTTATTTAATTGTCTGACATTCTCGCGAGCAACTTCATAATTCATAACACTCTCACAATCAGTGCTAAATCTCTCCCGTTTTATATTGAATTTACTTGAATAACAATTACGCTCTGAAACAATAACGGAACCATTCTCATCATACTCTTTACCGTGACGGTCAATCAAATAAACGTTCTTATGGTCACTAATCTTCTCGTTGTCCACATCGTTATAGTACTCCTCGTCATCAGTATCAATATCAGGCCGCACACTGTGTCGAGAGTGTTGAGAGCCAAGAGGACTGCGACTGCGACTGCGACTATGATTGCTGATTGTACTCACATCGTCTGGGTCGTCTACTGTATTGGTACGAGCTCTCCCACTTCTATCGCGCAATTTCTCATCCGAAGTAGCATTTTTATAAAAATCGCCGATGAATGCCGTTGTTTTCTTACTAATATCATTGAACGTTTCGTTTATTGAAGAAGAGAACTTGACAATCTGATCCTTCAGAGTGGAAACCAATTCATCATCCTCATCCTTGGTCAAATCGATAATGTCATCAACGTTAATAAAAGGTGTTGGAACACTAACAAGTGGCGTCTCCAGCCGGATCATAGAATCAGCGAACTTTTCACAATATGGACACTTCTTGTGCGCCTCAAACGACTTAATGATGCACTTCTCGTGGAACACATGACCACATTTCAAAGTGGCTATACTGACATTCTTGCTAGTCTCCGTACGATTGCAAATTGTACAAAATATACCAGACATTTTTACTTTATTTTATTTTATTTCACTTTGAAATGAACTGTATTGTTGAAACTTTTTAACTGTGAAAATTATTTTCAAGTAAAAACCTTTTATACCTATTACATTCTATTGAACAACTGATAGTGAAAACTACTTGTGCAATTGATTGGTACTCAATAAAAAGTATTTAATGATAAAAATAACGTGATAAAGATAACATGTAAAACTCATTGTATAAGTTATTTACGCTTTAACAATATAACAAATGCGGTAAAAACCCGTGTGTAATTGAACAGGTAATAACTGTTAATAACTTTGAAATAACTTAATCTATATGGCCCAACCCTTTGTACTTGAAAATAATAAGTCGTCATATATTACTCAGAAAAAAAAAGTTTTATCTATACAAGTTCCCAATACATGTCCCACCCATTTCGTGAATAATAAAATTTCCCAAGTTCTATCTATATGGCCCAACCTTGAAATAACTAACAAGTTAGATAACCCTTTGTACTGTCATATAATAATTCTTAGAACTTCTATCTATATGGCCCAACCTTGAATTAATAATGACAAACTCGTGTACAAGTGCATTGTCAATAACAAATATTTCGTGAATAATAAAATTTCCCAAGTTCTATCATACTAAGTCGCAAATCTCCCAATACATGTCCCAACTCATTTCGCGAATAATAAAATTCCCCAAGTTCTATCTATATAGCCTAACCTTGAAATAACTTTTTAAAAAACAAGTTAGATAACCATTTGTACTGTCATATAATAATTATGGCCCAACCTTGAATTATTAATGACAGACCCGTGTACAAGTGCATTGTCAATAACAAATATTTCGTGAATAATAAAATTGTCAAGTTCTATCTATATAGCCCAACCTTGAAATAACTTTTTAAAAAACAAGTTAGATAACCCTTTGTACTGTCATATAATAATTAATGGAAAACTCGTGTACAAGTGCATTGTCAATAACAAATATTTCGTGAATAATAAAATTGCCAAGTTCTATCGAGATAATGACAAACTCGTTTACCTTGAAATAACTTTTGCGCATTTATTCTATCTATATGGCCCATGACAAACTCGTGTACAAATGCATTAGAGAGATAGCCCTGTGTACTTGGAAACAATAAGTTAAAACAAGTTATCTATACAAGTTCCAAATATATGGCCCAACCTGTAATGACAAACTCGTTTACCTTGAAATAACTTTTGCGCATTTATTCTATCTATATGGCCCATGACAAACAATCGTGTACAAGTGCCGATAATAAATAATTCGAAGTAACTTTTTGAAAGATACCCCTTTGTACTTGGAAACAACAAGTCGCAAAAAACAAGTTTCCATTATATGCCCAACTGCTAAGTAATTTGTGAATAATAAATACTTAGGTTCTATCTATTGGCCCAACCCTGAAATAACTTTAAAAAATACCTGGAAATAATAAATTGCAAGTGTTATCAATGTATGGACTTGGATAGCCCGTTGTACTTGAAAATAAAGTCATAAATTCTCAGAGAAATATCAATTTTTATTTATACAAAAAAGAGAGTAACTTATTTAAATAACAAGTGTTGAGAAATTCTATTTTTATAATACCTCTCTTCATAAATATTACAATAATACTTATGAGTTCTAAGTTTATGCCTATTGTCTATATACAAAACACTATACTCTGGATACTTAAAATAAAATTGAATTTTAAATCCATAATGTTTTTTATCTACTAGTACATTGGAGTAATACGTCAAGTTAACATAGTCGCTGGTGAAATCATCCGGCATAATGAAAGAGAGCATGTCCATAAGTTGCTCAAGTGCATCGCTATACTCTGTAATGTAATCAGCTGGTAACTTTAAAATTATATTAAAGTATTGTTGATAATATTTTGGTACCGCACGAGTCAGAAGCTCATAATAACGTTCCTTTGAATAGTATCCATCGATCTTCTCGCGGTTACTCATTATAATTTCTACTTTATTTAATTGACTGGTATTCTCACGAGAAACTTCAGAATCGGTATCACTCTCACGGTCAGTGCTAAATCTCTCCCGTTTTATATTGAATTTACTTGAATTCATATATTTATCTCTTTGTGTTGCAAATATCTTCAAATTTTCTTGATATCTACAAAAAACGTAACCCCTCTTGCTATACCCTTTACCGTGACGATCAAACATAAAAATCTCATTATCATTATCATCACCATCAATAACATTGGTTTCGTCGTAGTACTTTTTATCATCCTCCTCAACATAAGGTCTGACCGGGCTATTGCTGTGACTGCGACCGGTATCAAGAGGGCTACGACTCCGATCGCGTTTGGCATCAAGAGGGCTACGACTCCGACCGCGACTGACATCAAGAGGACTACGACTTCGGTCGCGTTTGGCATCAAGAGGGCTACGACTCCGACCGCGTCCATGATTGCTGCTTGTACTCACACTGTCGTTATCGAGGTATGAATTGGCATGCGTTCTCCCAGCTTTCTCACATTCAACCACAGCATTATTATAAATGCTACTAATGAATTCGTTCGTCCTCTCACTAATATCGTTTATTGTTTGCGTGGTCTTATAATGAATATCGTTAAGCATCTTGTTTAATGAACCAGAGAACCTCAGAACCTCATCCCTCAAAGTGTGAAGGATTTCGTCATTCTCATCATTGGTCAGATCGATAATGTCTTCAACTTTAATAAAATCTTGAGGACCAGTCATTCTCTCCAAGATAATCATATCATCAGCGAAACGTTTGCAATATGGACAGCTTTTTTCCCGTTTAAGTGATTTAGTAATGCACTTCTCGTGGAACACATGACCACATTTCAGAGTGGCTATACTGGCATCGACCACACGGCTGCAAATTGTACAATATATACCAGGCATTTTTACTTTACTTTGAAATGAACTGTAGTGTTGAAACTTTTTAACTGTGAAAATTATTTTCAAGTAAAAACCTTTTATACCTATTACATTCTATTGAACAATCGATAGTGAAAACTACTTGTGCAATTGATTGGTACTCAATAAAAAAGTATAAAAATAACGTGATAAAGATAACATGTAAAACTCATTGTATAAGTTATTTACGTTTTAAAAATAATATTTTTAGCGGTAAAAACCCATGTGTAATTAAATAACTTTATCTATATAACCGATAATTAAAAAAACAATGAATTCAGATAATGGCAAACTCGTGTACAAGTGCATTGTCAATAGATAGATAACCCTTTGTACTGTTATATAATTAAATTATCAGAAAAAAAAGTTCTATCTATACAGGTTCCCAATATATAGCCCAGTGTATTGTAAATAATAAATAATTCGTGAATAATAAAATTTTCAAGTTCTATCTATACAAGTTCTATCTATATGGCCTAACCTTAAATATTGTAATGGCAAACTCGTGTACAAGTGCATTGTCAATAACAAATATTTAGTGAATAATAAAATTCCCCAAGTTCTATCTATATAGCCCAACCTTGAAATAACTTTTTAAAAAACAAGTTAGATAACCCTTTGTATTATCATATAATAATTAATGGAAAACTCGTGTACAAGTGCACTGTCAATAACAAATATTTCGTGAATAATAAAATTCCCCAAGTTCTATCTATATGGCCCAGCCCTAAATATCTTAATAGCGTATACAAGTGCGTTGTTAATATTAGATAGATACCCCTTTGTACTGACATATAATAATTATGGCCCAACCTTGAATCATTAATGGCAAACTCGTGTACAAGTGCACTGTCAATAACAAATATTTAGTGAATAATAAAATTCCCAAGTTCTATCTATATTACTCAGCCTTAGAGTAAGTTCTATTTATACAAGTTCCCAATATATTGCCCAACCTTGAATTAATAATGGCAAACTCGTGTACAAGTGCATTGTCAATAACAAATATTTTCGTGAATAATAAAAAATAACTTTTTGAAAAACAAGTTAGATAACCCTTTGTACTTGGAAATAAGTCGCAAAAGTTTAAATTATTTATTATTGACAATAGATTCGTGAATAATAAAAAATAACTTTTTAAAAAACAAGTTAGATAACCCTTTGTACTTGGAAATAAGTCGCAATAAGTTTAAATTATTTATTATTGACAATAGATTCGTGAATAATAAAAAATAACTTTTTAAAAAACAAGTTAGATAACCCTTTGTACTTGGAAATAAGTCGCAATATATTGCCTAACCTTGAAATAATTTTTAAAAAACAAGTTAGATAACCCTTTGTACTGTCATATAATAATTCTCAGAAAAATAATTTCTACCCAATATATGGCCCAGCTTTGAATAAATAATGGAAAAATCGTGTACAAGTGCATTGTCAATAATAAATAATTCGTGAATAATAAAATTCTCAAACAAGTTCTATCTGTATGGGCTAACCTTGAAATAACTTTTAAAAAAACAAGTTAGATAACCCTTTGTATTTGAAAATTACAAGTCGCAATTTATATGGTTAGTTAATAAAAGAACAGTCGTAAGTATTAGGTCCATTGTTACTTACCATGCCCTAAATTACCGCCCTCCCCCCATTCCATATCGCTTCCTTCATCTTATCTTATCCTTATCTCGCTGATAATAGTTATTAAGGACTAGCTGGGATTTTTTTTTCAAACTATACAATTTAATTTGTATAATTTTCATTTTTAGTTTAGTTGGTCAACCCATCAATTATAGTTGTTAAAAAAGAACTGGGATTTTCAGGACTTGTGCCTCGCAATTCAATTATTTTTACTTGACTTGGTAGATTAACGTTGTGTATATAAGTAATGTGTTTTTTGTGTACCTAAATGGAAAAGACTTATGTAAAAAAAAGTTATAAATACGTGAATATTTTTTAAAAGCAGTTTCTGGTCGGACGTGTTGTTATTATGGGTGTGTGAAAATGCATGGTGGCGAAATGATACAAATTACCATTGACAGTGGTGTTTTACGTAAAAAATACGAAGATTGTGCGGAAGAGTATTTGCAGCAAAAAAGAAATCATTTAACGTTTAAGGATAATTTTGTTCATTTTGGGTATGACAATGGTAATATGGTTATATATTCAGTTTATACAAATTTTAAGAATAATGAACACTTTGTTCTCCCATCTTTGCAATTGCTACGCACAACCCATAAGTCACTACCAATAGTTGCTTGTGTTTATTTTGGTGCAAAACCAAGAAACTTTAATTTTTTTTCTTACCACAGATGTTTATACAATGATAAAATAATAGATCGCTATAATTTGTCACAAGAAGATTTCTCAGGCAAGGGTTATGTTTATTTATTTGGTAATAATATACATAATTACAATAGAAATATAATTAAAGATTATATTATAAACTGTATTGATAGATTTAATAAAAGAGAAGGATTATTTATAATTGAAATAGAGCCATTTGCTTTGAAAAAAATTGTAGAGTTATTATGAAAAAATGACCCAATTAAAATGTATATCAATTAGTTTTTCTTTCTTTACAAATATAAGTTTTGGTATTAGTTCATCAACTTTAACATTGTAAATATGTGATTTTGTTAATATAATATTAATTTCATATTCATGTTTAATTGCTGTTTCGTAAATACTAAGTAAATAACTATGGGGTAAATAAAAATTATAAAACACTATAGTTTTAGGTTTATTTCGTTCAATATACTTTAATAAATTACTTTTTTGTATTATGCGTGCAGATGTCTTTTTATTATTTTGAATATTTGTGCATATTAAATAGATGGGTATGTTTTTTAAATTGCTAGTTATTTTATCCAGTTGTACAATAAAAGGCTGCTGAAATGTTATACCAAATCCTGTTATTTGTTTTTGTTGATAATCATTGTCGGCCAATTGATTTAAAAAGTTAATTCCTTGAAATCCTAAATACCTGAGTCCGGGAATTGGCGGTATATTTTCATAAATTGTCCAATTGGTGATTAGAATTTTCAATGAGGGACATTCTAATATTGATGGTGGGCGGATTGGACGATCTAATAATAAATAACAGGATTGTAGCGATTGGAAGTCGCCAACAACTGATAAATCATTAGTTGGTAACATATTTTGTTTATTTTCGTTATTACTTTTATTAAAATCAAAAAAATCACAATCTGATGCAATTGCAAGATATGCATTATCCGACGGGTCTGTACTGGTTGTGTTTGTTTCTTCTCCATAACTACAGCTGCTGTAACTATCATCGTAATTATGCAGCAAATCGTAATCAATCGACGCATTTTCATATAAATTATCTATAGCACAGTCGTATATTTTTAAATGTCTCAAGGTTATTATTTTACCTATTAGGTTAATTTTTATAAATTTATTATTACACTTTAATGTTATTAAATTTGAGAAATCTAATATATTTAAAACGGAGCGGAGTGTTTTTTCAATTTTTAAATATTTTACTGATTCAAGTACGTCTTTATTTAAAACAATAGTCTCCTCTTCTTGTAACGTTACTACTTGCCGCCATTGGGGTCGATATAGATATACATCAACAAACTGTTTTTTACCTTGTGATATATATACATTTATTTTGTTGTCATCGGTTGTTGTATCTGCATCCATTGTTGCCATTTCGTCGGCCGTGTTGTGATTCATTAATATATTATTGTTTTTTGTAAGTTTAGGAATTGAATAAAAAAGCAAATTTTTGCCAATATTTAAAATAGTATTACTACAACCGTCGTCCATCGTTACTTCCATTGTTATTATGGATCAATTTTCATCAGTTGACGATTTATATAGTTTTACGACAACATTTGAAAACCCAATTGCATATGCTAGAGGAATAATGTTTAGAAAATTACGTTACTTAATTGATTATTACGCATGCTCAGTTTATTCAGCTGGTAGTAATAATGATACAACAAGTGTTAGTGATATACTACAGGTATATGGTTGGATTGATGTATTAAAAGAATATCGTTCGTTTATTTTGAATGCAATGAACCATTATAAAAATAACAACTGTATGATGAAAGTGTTTTTAATTGAAGATATCAATGTGGCAATTAATATACAATCGCTAAATGAAAGATTAAATGAATCATGCACCAAATTAGAATATCAAATTGAACACATTTCAAATATTGATATAATATTTAATAAATTAGTCAATATATCTTGGTGCTTTGATATACATATAAAAACAAATGATATACAAATTGATGGGAAATATATTCCAATTTTATATGAAATGATGCCCGAGTCAATTTGCTTTGAACAATTGGACGGAATATCTATGCGTTATATAATTAAAGATGCCAATGGGAATAATTTTTTACAAAAGATCATGGCCAGTTTAGCAACTAATAATTTGGATAATTGTTATCTATTCGAAGATGATATGATGGCCATTAATGAGATAACTATGACGTTTTTAATTAATAATTTGGAAAATAAAAAATGTACTTATATTACATTGTATAATTATTGGTCGCCATATATTAACTTATTTTTAAAAAATAATTATAATTTTCCAGAAAATGTACATTCATTATGGGAACGTTATATATTACCGCAATATAATGATTGTATTCTTAATTTGTATAAAATATTTAGATCTGAATGCAACAACTATTTATTAATAACTAAATGCGAAAATGCAATAACTAAGAAACTAAGTAAATTTAAAACTCTAACACATTCAGATATATCTACTATAATTAATTGTAGCAAACACCCACAACTCAAGTACTTGGATTTTTTAGCCTTTTTTATGACCCAAACGATTGTAGATTAACCTATAGTATATATAGAGCTGTTAATGTACAAGACCTTTAATTAGTAAATAAAATGTCGTCGTATTCAATTGTTGGTTTCAATCACCTGGCTTTAAATTTTTCAAATATGAAATTTGATGTATTATTTTGTTTATCAAAAACACATCCGTTTTTTTATAATAAAGTTGGCGAATATATAAAAAATTATTATAAAAATAGAAAAGAACCATCGCTTCTAATCGGATACAGCTGTATGGAAATAGCTCTTCAAATGGAATATTGCTATCAACCTTCAACTGTTTGTCTGCCAATAATAAATAACGAGAGCATTATGCTATACGATGCCAAGTATGTATTTACTAGTGTGAAAAATCTAATAATAACAGACGCGCAAGAAGATGAAAAATATTGGCCAAATATTTTTCCCAATGTGAAATCGCTGACTGTGTTTGCAAAAAATATTAACTTTGCCCAAATTTCTCAGCTATTAAAAATAGAAACATTAGAACTTATGGCACCAATAGCACAGCCACCTTCTTCAATACTAATTGATTTTTTATTTAATAAATTAAAAACATTAATTATTTCAATATACGCAGAAAACGATTATTGTTATTTAGCAACAAATTGTTTTTATAAATTTGAAAGCATAAAGTATCTTCAATTTAAAAATATAGATAATATGTCCATAGCTAATTATAATCAGCTTTTATATAAATTACCCTTTGGCAATTTTAAATATATAATTAATAGTATGGACTCGTACGTAATTAGTACACTTCAAGTAGTTAATTTTAAATCTCTCAAATTAACTAATAGTCACGCCACCTTTCAAATTGTCAACGATGATAATATTGACGAGATTGAAATACTTGCATCGTGCTCTTTATATAAAATAAATTTAATATTGAAAAACATTGAACTTTTAAAGAAAATTCATTTTATTTTAGATAATATAAAGTGTACAAATAAGTATATTTTTAATACAAATTTATTTAAGAATATAACATACATAACTATTACAAATTCCAGTGTAACTAGTACATTTATTACTAGTTTAATAAAAATGAATAATATTATGTATGTTAATATTTACAATTCGTCTATTATATTAAAAAAAAACGAAACATTTTTAAGCTTAACAAAACAATATATGAACATTAGTTTTTTTAATTGTAAACCCTCCACCATATGTGCAACATAAATATTTATATATATTCCTCATTATTAAATTCGTCACTACTAACACTATCTTCGCTATCTGAAAGAGAACCTGTTGTTTTTATTTTAATATTACGGTATAGGTATTTGGAGGTATCATAAATAATTGAAACCTTATCAATAATATTTATCGTTTTATCCAATGTACATTTTAGTACAAAGTGGGTCGACGATTTCGAATCTATAGTTGCCTGTAAGTTATCCGTTGTATATATATTTACATGTTTCATACTCGGCACCTTGGATTTTATACGTGTTCCAAATTCAGCTTCTTCACCGCTAGGACGAACATGAAAATCGTATTCCCAAATATTAGAAGGAGTTATGATTTTAATATCTTTTTCAACGACGATATTAATTTTTTTATATCCATTTATCAGGCCCAAAAACGATTCAACATATTCACCATATATTATAAAACAATCGATCTTTTCAATTTCTATTAAACTGTCAATAAAGCCGGGAAGTTGTTGATTTAAATATTGGGAGAAATTATTTAACGAGAATCCATTTTTATTCATTAGTCTCGTTATATTCTTTAAACAATCGCGATATTTTATAACAGGATAAGTTTCATAAACCTGACACGACATACATACTTCAATCGTAGGTTTAATAATGTTGAAATTAAACACCGGCTGTATCAAACGACTTATATATTTTTGTGCCCTATCAATCATGACGTTATATTTTTTGGCGCAGCATGTTTCCTGTGGAACACAATCGTTAATCTCATTATTTAATGAGAAAACCTTACCATCAAGTGTAATTGCGTTACGGCATAAGGAAAGATCAAAGTCACTAAGAAGAATGTTCACGTCGTTCTCCAATTCTCCATATGATTTTTTAAATATTATCTGATAGTTGTACGTTTTATGGCTATAAACGTGTAGTTTTCGTTTAATAGATGGTACATGTCCACGCCAAGATCTATCACCTGCTATAATTCTGCGAATAATATGAGAATTATTCTCCGATTCAAATACGTAAATATCAATATCCCCAAAGCAGTTGGTAATACCGAGCAGGAAAGCAACAAATCCTCCAGCTATGACAATGTTATCCGGTAAATTTCTATGCATCCTCATCAACGTTTCGTAGAATCCATATAAATGCGTTTTTAAATTTGTCAACAAAAACGGCTTCATCGAAATCGTAAATTGCGACGAATACGGTTTTTTAAATAATGTTAAAAGTGCGTCGTTTTTATCATAATATGAAAAAGCTATGTTATTTATATTTTTCCACTTTAAATGGGAAGAAATATTTTGCGATATGAAATTATCCATGACCGAATCAATTGAACAAAAATTGTTAATTTTATTTGTCGTATCGCCAAAGGATGCACATTTTATACTTTCAAATTCACTAGTTATATCGAACAATAAAGAACACATTTCTCTAGAGAGTTTTTCCAACCGCGCAATCGATAACGCCACCAGTTTGCTATTTTCAGAACTTACAAACCGAGGTTCTCCAAAAGTTTCTTTTTCCAATTGTAGGAATTTTTCCCAGTAACGTTTAGTGGACCTAAAATCGACCATTGTTGCGAATTGTTGAAATAATTATAATAGTATAGTGAGAATAATATTCCATTATATAGTTATTAGCAAAGTGATCGCATGTGTTAAAACAATGTTCGCGTTAAATCCAAAAGTACCTGACGGACAGCTAAAAATAAGTGATACATTGCATTATCTAACACGAGTGGAAATATTTTGTCATAAATTCAAGTTTTTCAAATATATGCACGATGAATTTGATAAGATTATAATTGCGGGCGGCTTTGTTACATTTATTGCTGGTAAAACAAATAAATTTACTGATATAAATTTCTATATTTTTGAGCAAAGCAATAATTTAAGAAATATAATTTTAAAGTCGAAAAAATGGTTGGCTGCTAATAATACGAGTAATGCATTTAATCATTACAATTGTCCATATCAAATAATATTTATACATATGCCGTATAATAATGATAATATAAAATGTTTATTAAATAGTTTTGATTTGGATATTGTTAAATGTGCACTTGATTTTGATGGGAAATATTATGAATTAATACCAAACGGACTTAATAAAATATGTTGTTCCATACGTCTTGGACAAATTAAACCACTTATTAACGAATATAACAATCGTATAATTGGACAAGAACTTGCAAATATTCATCCAATTGAATATTTATGCAGTAAATGTAAACGGGATAATTTTCGGTTAAAAAATAACAATGATTATTCAAAATTATATTTGAAATATGTTAAAAATTTAATAATAACAAATCATGATGATATAATTTCATCATTTTCATATTATATAACTGATTTAATGGGAAAAATTAACGCACCCGATCAACAGCAAGTTTATTATTTTGCAGGTAATTATTAAATGCATTAAATAAATATAATAATATATAGTTTTTTTTGTTTATTATAGGCAATTATATAACTTCTTTTATTGGTTTAACTAGAGAATACTCCCGATTATTTATAATAACTAACACGTGGCCCATTAATGGTACACATTGGATACCTCTAAGTAATTCACTATTTCAAACTAGTTTTGTCCATTGCAAATATAATTTCATAATCCTGGTACTAATAAATCCCAGTGTGGGTGTTAAACAGATATTATTTAAAATATTCAATCATATCATATACGGCAACTTATATCGTAAAATTGCACTAAAATTAATATGTAAAGGAATATAAAAGGCAGTGCGTGTTGTTTAATACATTCAGTTTACTTTCATACACAAGATGGGCAACGTATTACAAAGAGGAACTGTTGGCGTTATACAACAAAGTGACACCGCACAACTAATACCATGTAAGGAAGATAATAGGCGACGTTTTGTATTATCGGCAAAAGGCGACAAAATAAATTACATGCTAAGCAACGATCTTGTTTATAATTACACAAAAGAATTAGTTATTACAGACTCCGATACGTATCCAATTGATTGTGATAATTGGTTGGTTCGTCTTTTCCCAGAAGTTCGGCGACTTATTATAGAAGATGTAAATTTTTCGCAAATGTTAAATTTAAATAATCATAGTTTGGATTATTTAGAAATTAGATATAAATTAATAAACAGTGAATTTTTACAGTTTAATACAAGAATATTAAATGTATATATTTGTGAGAATCATAATTATAATTTCCTAAAGTCTTTTAATTATTTAACTAAAAAACCTCTTTCTCTTTATTTATATAATGTTAAAAATTTAAGTAAAAAATTATTAAAAGAAATTTACTTGACATTTTTTAAAAATGACGGTTTTACATTTATAATTGACGATATGAAATATATTGATGGAATACTCGATCAAAGAGCTATAGTTGGTTTGCTCGATGCTGAAAATCCAGAAACGAGTACAGTTAGGTTTGAAAAAAGATCGCAAGAAAATAATTTTATATTAAATAAATATTATAAATATAACGTAATTAATATTTATTCAAATAAAGATTTAATCTCAATTGTCAATAGCATTGGCGATCATCATATAGTGTTCATATTGCATAATGTGCCCATAATTCAAATGGCTACATATAAAAAAGATTTTTTCATACATTTAAAAAGAGTTGTAATCATAATGAGTAGTAATCTTGTCGAATTTACTTTTCTATTGCACTTACAAACACTTGTTAATGTGGAAAAAATCATATTACAGAATTCTACAATTTTTTATACCAATAACGCCTATATAAAACAATTGAATTCATCTCTATTCGAATTTAACAATTGTAAAAAATATGATGGAATTCAATTGGAATCTATTATTGATAATGATTTTACATATTAATAAGAATCGTAATTAATAAAAAATGCAATCTTTAATCTCAATATTATTGTTATTTTTATTATACACCATTTCAAATGCGTCCCATCAAGTAATTTACTGCAATTACAATACCACCTCTTTTTACCGTGATGGGGAAGATAAATTTGAGCCTGAGAGAATTAATCCATTTTTATGCACACACATCGGTTATTCGCATTTTAGTTTAAGTAAAGAATTTGAAGTATATATAGAAAATGAATGGTTACACTTGCAATATAATATAATAAAAAAGGTAACGGATTTAAAAGCAATTAATCCTAATCTAAAAGTAATAGCAACGCTTGGCGATGGTAATAGTAATGAGGAACAAGAGCAACTCATTGAAACTATGCTAAATGACGCTGCAAATAGAAAAAACTTTATAATAGCTGTCTTTCGTTTTCTTAAATTATACAACTTTGACGGTATAAACCTACACTGGCAGCAACCGTTGTCATACAATTTTACGCTATTGGTAAAAGAGATGCAAAACAGCTTTGTAACTACAGATTTACAAATAATAACAACACAGTACTTTATCGAAGATGCAATTAATTTACTTGTTGAAATTTCTAAATATGTAAATTATGTAAATTTAAAAACCTTTGATTATATCAATGCAAATTCTTGTACTGTGCAATTAAATTCACCAATGGATAAAATAGAACATACAGTAAACGCTCTTGCAAATATTGATAATGACAAATTAATAATAGGCATACCAATGTTTGGCTATTTGTACGATTTGCTCAACAAGAAACAATACACACCCGGTTCACCTAGGAAGGGGAATTCTCGCCTAATGCTAAGCTATTGTGACATCTGCCTCAACACAAACTCGTGGCAAAAGGAATGGGATATTATCAATCAGGTACCCTATCGACATACAGCAACAGGTTCCTGGCTAACATTTGATAACGATAAAAGCATTCGTACAAAAGTGGAATTCTTTCACAAATATGGAGGATTTGGTGCGTGGTCCTTAGATTTGGATGATTTTCGGGGAAAGTGTACATTAAATTACCCAATGTTACGCGTTATCAATGCACATATTCATTCAAAACAGCAATCGGCGCAACTTTTTATAAAACCCAATCATCAGTCATTTGTGATACAACAACAAATACCATATATGCATCAACAATCGTCGGTATTATCGTTCATACCACCGCCGCCGGAGCCCCATCAAACCCCACAAATGCAATTCAAGCCGCCGATCATACAATATGAACAACAACCGGGATGGAATTGCGAGTACGAATCCAACTGCATTACACCAACTAACAATAAATGCCCTAACGTTAATTTTAATATTAATCTCTCATTGTGTAGTGTAGGAAATGGAAAATGTTCACTATGTACTTGTACTTGTGAAATATAAACACAATAATTAATAAAAATAAAATAGGGTTAGTTGTTTATTTTTTGTGATAAAAATATATTACGAGTATATTGCGACTATTTTTTTCTACTACAATTTCGATCATATTCTGCCCGTCGCTCGTTCCATTGCTGACGTCGTGCATCTGTGATAGTCTTGTATTCTTTAAATCTCTCCTCAAATGTTTTGTAAGTAGGTTTAATTTCGGGACGATTAGTAGTTGTATAGGAACTTGTATAGGAGGAACTTGATTGTGATGAGAAACTTGAGTATGATGAGGTCGTGGTTGTATTAGCAGGCTTTGAATGGCTCCAATTGTGTGGGGATCCTTGTGGTTTATGCCATGGATATCTATTATTCTGTTCCATTGTTAAAAATAACTAATGTCAAAAGAAAACCAAATCGACTTTATATAGTGTGGTTGAATTTAAGTTTTGAAATGTATTTAATCACAATTCATTATTTCTTTGCACAGTCAGTGGCATTGCGTTGAAATGGAAAATCAGAAAATATTGCTAGACGACAATACGCTCTCGTGGCTTGGTTATATAGGAAAATATAAAGATAAAAAGAAACGAATAACAATTTTATTGAAAAAAAACCCACATATTAAATTTGAAATGATAAAAGACAACCTAATTGTAAATAGAAAATATTATATATTAAATTTTAATGATTTTTATTATTTGTTATGGTATATACGCACAAAAAATGCTTCAAATTTACGCGGCAATCAGAAAACGGAAGTAGCATTATCATATAGAACGCAATTTAAAATAACAACATGTCAAGTGCGTTCAATCGGTTTGTATGAAATTGATATTGGTGTAAGTTGGTATTTAATGAAGAGACAAAAAGACTGCTATAATGACGGCGAGAAACGATTGCGACGACGCTATCCATTAATGGTAACAGTGTATATATGGCACGACGCTACGTATGACGTAAATATTAATATAAAGTTGAAAAATTGTATTTATTTCAAGTATAGTAAAAATATAATAACATTAACTACCGAGTATTGTTTACTTCATTCGTGGGATATAAAAATGATCATCGATAGATTAATTTACTATAAAAATCTATAAACAACTGTTTGTAAGATTATTATTAATATGGACGTAGAAGCGTGTATTCATCGTAGGCAATTTTGCGATATATTGCAAATGCCTCAGCGTGATTTTCATAAAATTAAGAAAACATTTTTACGCGAAAAACCATCACTCGATCCTCGAAATTTATTGGAACTTGTTATATTAATTAAGTTTTTTAAAAAGACATTTAAAGAAATATCAGTAAATATTACAAGTAGTACAGTTAAACTTTTATACGATTTAAATATTAATCTCAGCTGTATTAAAATACTGCACATTCGTTCATTCGATAACGATATATATAATGGATGGTATGAGTATTTGTCAATTATTTTCCCATCGATAAATTATCTCTCAATTGCTGCTAATTGTTATTTAATAAATACTAAACGATTTTTTAATCTAAATCATTTACACGTTTATAGTTCGCAGATAACGAGAGAGAGTAGCAGCGATTTAAAAATTAATCGCCTAGATATTACAATTTGTTTTGATAGTGATTATAAAAAAATAATAGAATTTATTAAACAAATAAAAGTAAACGAGATGGGAATTTTCAATGGTAAAATTTTAAAAAGAAGAAAAATAAAAGATTTATTTTTAAAATTGAATAAGTTTACAATTGAGAAAATTTATATAGATGATGATTTTATTTTTAATTTTATTATGAATAATCATAATGTTGTCAATATAAAAAGTAAATAAAGATTATGCTTCAACTGGCAATTTCAATACATTCATTGTTTTAATTGTATTAGGGACTGTATTCTTTACAAAATGTATAGTATCTGCTTTTAGGTTTTCATTTGTTTGGTTTCTAGCACGACGGACCATTTCCTGGCGTTTTGCATAACGGAAAGTTGTTGATAATTTAACGTGACCGAGAACTTGTCCACATACTCGCGCAGTTTCCCTCTTGTTAGTTGCCTGATTAATGTGTTGATAGGCATAATAATTTCGAAACGCATGAAACGGACGTAAATTAGTAGCCCGTTCTTTATCAAATAAATGCTCTAATGTTCGAGACATTGCGTGATATAATTGTCGGTAATTGTACTTAAAAAATTTCTCGTCCGACTCGTATTCATATGGTTGAAGCGTTGCAATCATATAACGATTGAGTACAGTACTCAATTCTACGGGTATTATTATTGTTGATATAGATTCACGATTTTTACCTATAAATACAAGTCATCGATATGCGTGTACATGAAAAATAAATACGAAAAACTTACCCGGTACATCTAGTTGCCCTTGATTTATTAATGTTGAAATTTGTTTACACGTTAATAATAGCAACTCATTTATTCTCCTAGGTACAATTGAGATGAATACAACAATCATTGCCAATTCAAAGTTAATATGCAATTTTTTACAAAAAATAGGCTGTTGTATGCGTTGATCTGTTGACTCTTGTTGACTATTGTCAAAAGATGACAAATAGTTGTCTAAATGCATTGTGAAATAGTTTTGAATAATTAACATTTCGTGATTTTCGTACATTTGTTTTTTAAGTCTATTAAATTCATGATCTTTTGTGAATGTGGATGACGATTGCCTCATTTCGTTTAAAATAGTTTCGTCCAAATCAATCAGTTTCCCTTGTTTTGTATAATATTTATTATCTTTAACACATGGATTAAGTATTTTTTTCAATATTGAAATGTATTTTTTAAGATCATATCGTGAAAATACAGAAATTCCCATTCTTTGTTGAATAATTTCAATAATATCACGTAAATAATTTATGCATACATTTTTCCCCTCTTTAAGTCGCTGAATATAGTATTTTATGACAAATTTCTCAAATTCGCTTTTATCAAAATTTTTAAAATCTCCCCCCTTTACTAAATATTTATTAATTACTGCATTTATTACAGATTCCCTTTTCGAGCCGTGAATAGCGCCTCCATTTTCACATAATTTTGTCAATTGAGATATAAATGTATCGGTTGACATAATACTTATAATATATAAGTCTGCGATGAATGATGAAAAACGTTTATTAATTATTATTTTAATAATACAAATTTTAATTATTTTATTCATGTTTTTTATTTATAATTCATTTTATAAAAATATGATACATTAATTAATTAATAATAATCAAAGAATGTTAATAACACAGCGACATCAGGTGATAATGAGAAAACTAATGGGAATAATTCATCAATATTTTCATATATAATTTGAGAGTTATACATTAAATGATTATTATCAAATGATAGAGTTTCATAACCGATTGATGATTTAAAAAAATTATGTCCATTGGTCCGAACTTCTCTTGATTTTTTTGCCATACTCTGCCAAGTCTCTGTAACATTTGATAATATATTTTCTATCGTACTATCAATTTGTATATTAATTTCTTTATTTTCATTTTCTTTCTTTTCCTGCTGAATCATGGTGCTTTGTTCGTTTTTATAATATTTATCCAAAATCATGTTATATGACTCTATCGTTCCCTTGGACTCGCTCATGCATACAGCAATTAGATTTTTATTTAATAAATCATTAGTCATTGTATAATCACTTGGTAAATTTTCATCATAAAGTGGATTTGTTTCTTTTTCCCCATTTGCAAGAGATATTACATTCTTCAAGATGAAATTATAAAAATCAACTGCATCGCTTGAACTATAAATTGTTGCTAAAATGACTAACATTTTATTTAATATAGTGGCAGTTGGCTCTGCGCTTTCAAATAAATATTTTAAAGTTATCCCATTGCAAGATGACGATGCTTTTTCCATTATCTGTGTTATTGCCAAAACGTTTTGTTGGTTTGATAGCCATTTATACGTCTCTCTCTCTCGAATATATAAATATAAATGGGCAAAAGGAACCTTAACCATGTTCAATTTTCTTTTATACATGTATAATATAATTGATTCACTAAAAGTTATTCGAGAATTACCACAAACCAAGAGGCGATTTCTTGCTGATGCATTTAAATCCAGCTCTTGTATACTTGCCTATTTAATATTTATTTAGTGATGATAATCATATATAGATAATATATAATTACCTCATCAAAAACCAAAAAACCAGTATATGTATCCCCATCTATATCGGCATTTTTATTAAAAAGTTCTCCCATGCCACTCATGATGTAGTCGTTTTTTATGAAAATCACCTTAAACGAATAATTATTATTATTATTATTATTATTAATTATGAAATGTGTATGTAACAAACCTCATCGTGGACAGAAAATGACGCCCAGCTAATTGTAGGGTCCCGCTTTATAACCATTCGTACTCCTTTCATTTTATAAATGTATTTTTCAGGTATGACCGAATACCTAATGCTTGGATCATAAATTTCGAGGTGTCTTTCCATAATTAGGAAATGTTTTGCCCACGACATTGGCACAAGAATTTGCGACGGTTGACAAGCTGGACATAATAGAATTTGAGCCCTCATCGATGGTACTCTCTTGGGTATAACGCTACGAATATCGGAATCCCTACCTTGTAAATGCGTCAATAATATTCGATCGTTATGCATTGTAATTTGACAAATGTCACGAATAAATTGTACCGATTCATTAATTTTACTTTGAATTAATTTATTATCTATATTAAATTGATCGCATAGCTGTGCATCCAGTTGATTGATGACTTTCCATTTATTTAAATAAATCAAATTCAATAATTTTATAATTGATGCATTATCTAACAATTTTCTTATGCGTAAAATATCAGTCTTTTCCTTCTCATTTAACGATTTTATCGATATATACATTATACGTTTCCTTTCAGTTATATTTCTCCCATTAACAATTACAACGAGATAGTTTTCATCATTTTCGTTAACTAAATTTGAGCGTATCAATTTTGATGACCAATTGAGACATATATGCAACATTTCCAATATTGTAAAAATTTTAGCAAATTTATCATGTATTAATATATTCCGGAATCCACTTAAACTTTTTCTTCCAAACTTTTTCAACGACGGTATTGTTAATAATTTATGATATTCTACATCTTCTCTAATTTCCTGTTTACTTTTGTATACCCATGGATAATTGCTCTTTATAATTATATGACGCGAATCGTGCATTAACCCCCCGTTCCAATTTAAAATTAAATCTAATATGGAATCATGGTCGTGTATATATTTTTTACTAACAAATTCTACTTTTTCATCTTCGGAATCTTCACTCGCGTTATACAACAACCGTCCGGCTTTATATTTGATATTGCCACACAGCATTTTAATAATATACTAAAGTTTTTTATCCATTGATTGTTTATTTAAATGTTATTTTTTATAAAATCTTGTATAATAAATGCTATCCATTTCGTTATTTAAATACATGTATGCTTTTGTGGGGAGTTTTGTTTTTGCTGCTTTTCGTAGAATTTTGTTTTTAAAACTTAAATGTCTAAATTTTAAATCAGAATCTATTTTATCAGATTTCATCATGCGTAAATAACCGTTTTTATAATATTCGATAATGGTATTGTGTTTTTTTGATAAATTTTCATAAATAAATTTTAAAGTATAATCATAAATATTTTGTTTTTCTATATTTACAATAATATCTCTCATTTTTTTTATAAAATTTGTATTATAAATTGTATATTTATTCACTTGATATTCCTTTATATCCGTTAATATATCGTTTAACATTGTTGTAAATCCGTCACGAAATTCTTGTGTAAATTCGTTATAAACTGTTCTGTTACTTAACACATTAGGACCAGCGTTTTTGATATTATAAACTGGCGATACAAAAGTATTTACATTCTCACTGTTGTAATTATTTATAGCTATGTACATTTTTGGTAGATTATTTGTAACTTGATTTGCATAAGTTAATAATTGCTCGAAATTATTAAAATTGATATCGTTTATATTATTATTAAAACTATATACATGCAGATTTGCTAATGTGCTACTGAACGTGAATAGCTTTGCCCACATTTGCGATAAGAGCTTAACATTAAATAAACCAACCGTTTCAAAAACCATCAGATAAACTTCTTCGGCGCTGTCTGCTACAACTTTTAATAATTCCGGCCATGCGTACAAACCAGGTGAGAGTATAGTGTTATAATTGAAAATAATGTCTTCTTCTTCTTCTTCTCCTTTATTTAGTTGTAGTAGCTGGCGAATAAACGAGTATGTTAAAATGCGATGGCCAATACCATTGCTACTACTAAAGCATATCGGGTATATTATCTTTTTAGTAGCCGACGATTCATTAGCCGACTCATTGAAAAAAAACGAAGAGAGTATATTGTTCTCAAGTAATTTTATTTGCCGATTTAATACTTGTGCAACTTCAATTAATTTATATTCTGTCATAGTGAATATTTAATTCTTATTTTGATAATCATATAATAAAAAATTACCTAAATTAAAACTATATATATCTTTTACATAGTGTTCGACTATCAAACGGGGGAACTTGTACTGTTTCATTTTTGTATAGGACTGCAATATATCAAGTTCATATTTGTTAATATACGAAACTCCCATTGTGTAGGTTATAGAATATGGCATCAAATTGCACACATACGCAATCATGTATGTTAATAATGAATATTTTGCAATTGTCAGTGGGGCAATATCCAACATATTTACGCTGTCATGATAAACATGACAAGATAAATATTTTTTATTAACATAAAACTGAATAACGCATTCATCATTTGCATTTACAGCACGTTCAGCTGGATTTATATTTGTTAATATAATTCTGCGATTAGTGGGATCTTTGTTTATTTTTTGTATTATATAATCCAATTGATTGACACCTTCTTTTTCATCATACACAGCAGAATGCCCTTTGTATTTTGCGCCAAAGTAACGCCATTGAAATCCAGTAGTAGGACCAGTTTCATTATTCTAAAAATAATCATTTAAATAACATTAAATTAAATAAATATAAAAACTTGAATATATATACCTCATCATTTGGATCATAAAATAAAGTACGAGAATTTATATTTTTTCTATCAGTTTCTCCCCGAATACACCAAAGTAATTCCTCGATGACATATGCCCAATCATATCGTTTAGAAATAAATAAAGGAAATTTTTTATTTCTCAAATCATACTCCAATTGCGCACCAAAAACTGAAATTTTTTTTTCAGTAGAAATACCATGTTCTATTATATTATTAACCAAAGTTGGATATTTATTCTCATCTGATACATTATCGTCATTTAGAGACATTTTACTGACCAAATTCGACAAGAACATAATTACAACTGACTAGTAAAATAGAATTTATTTCTATTTATACTTATTTTCTATCGCCCTTTGTTGTTCCATATTCGTTTCTCTGTACGACTCGGCCATCAGTCATATCGGCCTTTAGGTCCACCGCTTCCTTTAGGTGTACTTGTTATGTGTTTAAATATATATTCACGCCTGGGTGTAGTTACTTCCCCTTTCGCCCCAACTGTTGGTCTTGGTCCATAAGGATAGGGTATGTGAGGCGGTATAATATCTATATTTGGCATATATGGATCAATTCTGTATCCACCTTTCTCCGTCACTGGTGCTACAATAAAAATACATATTCAGCAAAAATATATGAATATATAAAAGTATATTATTACCTGTTGTCGGCTTTGTTGTTGGAGTTGCTGAAGAAAACAAATAAAAATATAAATGTTGACTAATTAAATGAATGTATAATACCTATTGACGTTGTTTTTGTACCAGGCGCTGCAAATAAATGTGTATTAGAATGAATAAATATAAAATAACTATAATAAATAAATACCTGTCGATGATGGCGCTAAAAGTATATAAATTAGAATGAATAAATACAAAATATTTATAATAAATAAATACCTATTGGTGTTGTTATTTTTGAAGTAGATGCTACAAGTCATATAAATTAGAACGAGTAAATATACAACATAATTATAATAAATGAATACCTGTTGTTGTTGCTTCAGATGTAGACGCTATAAAATCATTTAATTTAGAATCGATAAATACAAAAAAATACTTTAATAATTACCTGGTTTTTCAGTTTCTTCTTCACTTTCTTGATAATCGCCAAAATCGTCGTCATCATAAAATTCATCGTAATAATCATCTTCATCTTCGTGGTATGGTAATTTATGCAAAGGCGTCGGATTTTCACTAGTCGGTTTTATTGTAGTCGGTGGGGTAGCTGGCGGTGGCTTGGGTGTTGTATTATTTGTATAATTTGAAATTGGAGGTTTGAACGTAGTAGTTGTGTAATTTGCAAAAGTATCAAAACATAATTTAAAAAAATCACCAGAGTCCATTTGTACATTCGACGTGTAATTACAAAGGGTATATACTTCTCGTTTTGATCGATCATTAGTTTTATTCCGTTGTTCCAATTGATGATTGTAAATTATTTGATGGAAATTCTCTAAAAGATCATTGAATTTTTTATAATGATTTTTAATTGATAGTAAATTATTTGGTAGTTGCACTTGTCTTTTCTTTCTATATTGAGGTGATGGTTTATGATATGAATCAATTATTCCTATAACTCCACGTTCTTGTAATGATGGATTGTATTTAACACCGAATAAACGCTGAACTAAATTATCGTCATCTACACGATAATATGGACTCATGTTTAATACGTGATGGGTTGTAAATGGTATTCTACTTGCAATTTGCGATAATATTTCCCGATCGGGTAATAAATCTTCAAATGATTCTGTAGATGATGATGATGACGATTCTGTGGCTGAACTATTTGGTGTTCTTGGAGTTATAGGTAATATATCCACGTTACATATATGATCGCCTCTTGGATTGCAGAAACGAATATCCTCTAAAGCGTTTTTCAATTGGGATTGGGATAATGTGTCAAATTTTTGCATTTTTTGAATATACTGTCCTAAATTATTAATATCTCTATCGCTGAGATTATCCAAACGTGATAGATCTTCTGGATTTAGGTCTATTTGTGTTATATAACGTTTGTAATAACTTTTAATATTATCATCGCTAATATCAAACCGAGGCAAGAGAGGTCTTGGCGATTCTGTATTTGTAACAAGCTCGTCGGGTATATACGGTTCTACATCGGGATCGAAATTATCTAAAGTATCTCTAACCTTGTGTTCGAAATGTTGATCGAATGTTATAGGTCGCCAATGGTTATCGGGATGGGGTGGCCATAAGAGTTCAACAGACATGTCTGGCTCCGGGGAAACAGTTGTTGTCGGTTCCGTAGTTCGTTGTTGATGAATATTTAATAAATCACGCACCTCGTCATCATTTATTGCGGGAAATTTATCAGGAAATATATTAACTGTCCCTTTTGTAAAAACAATATTGCTAGGTTTTGCATGTATCAATTCATAACCATTATCCATCACTTTAACATAAAGATCAAGTGGTTTAGCAGGTGTAGTATTCCTTTCTTCTTCTTCTTCCCCACTATCAAAAAACTCATTAAATTCACTATTGGTAAAATTAAAATTGATAAAATCTTTTACTTTCTGATCAAAATCAGAGCCAAGAGCTATAGCTGGTTTTGGTCTTTTTGTCGATGGGGGTATTACAGCTGGTGGTTCTGGTTCTTGTGGTTGTTTTTTGTAGCTTTGTAAAGCTTGCAATTCTTCTATATTATCTTCTTTCAATTCAATCAATTCCTCGCCTGTTATATATTCCGAATATGTATCCCGTCGAATTCCATGTCTTGCGCGTGCCATAACAAGAGCGTCATTTCGTAAATAAAACATTTTATATAATTTATGTTTCGGTCGTGATATTTGTAATGTACCATTGGGTATTAGATAATGTTTGGGTAATAAAATTGTATTAATATTATGATTGATTTGAACTATTCCTCTATTTATGATATCCTGTTTGTCGTTATATGCAATTATATCTAAATAATCTTCATTATTCGGTGCCGATGGGAGATATGATAGTTTATCTATCGGTTTAATATCAGCATTTATGAGAAATGCATGAAAATCTTTATAAATTAATACAATAATAATTGTTAATAAATCATTATTTGGATCAATGCGTATTGTATTTCTAATTGGTGGAGTATCTCTCATTAATTTCTCAATAATCATATTATCAAATATTCCCAATTGGGTAAAATAAGTATCATCATTCGAAGTTGACCCATATCCACCATTCATTGAATCATATTTCAAATTATAATAACGGAATCCATGTTCAATTGGTGCATTGTCTTTAATATTAAATGTGTACGGTTTAACAATTTTTAAGCGACGATTTAATTGGAATGAACGCATTTTTTCAACAAGTTTATCCCTCCCTTGCCAATTGTGTAATCCATATGTATGACCGAGTAGATGAGGTATTGTATTATCTATTGTTATTTTTTTATAATTATCCATATTAAAAACATCACCATAACTTGACACATTAACTGCAAAATCAATTGGCAATTTACAAGCCCATGCGGAATATGCATTCGAAATCCCACATAATTTTTTAATACCATTTACAGTATCGGAATAATGCTGTGTTAAAAATCGTACACGGTTAGTAATTTTATTATTACTCGCAAAAAGTTGATTTATTGATTTTTGTATATGATCATTATATTCCTCATCCGATATAGTTGAAAATTTTGTCGTTAGATTTGTTTTAACAAAAGGATGCCCGCTACATTTTCTCAATTTGTGTTTATTACCACCGCCACAATATATAAAATCAATAAAATTACTCGATAGATGGCGTTCTTTTGTAGTTGGCATACGTATTGTAGTTTCGTTATGTATTTCATGCGAACCAAGCGGAATGAGTTGTAATAACGTTGTTTGTGTAAAGGGTAATTGGGTTGCATATTCGTCAAAATAATATTCATAACCGGGTGTAAACATTGAAAATAACCCCCCACTGCCGGCGAGATTATTCATATGTTTTATATGTAAATTTCTCACATTTAGCCATAAATTTAACGATATGATATATTGCTGAGTGTACGATTCTTGTAAAACTTTAATTTTATAATCACCAACCCATATTGTTTTTCCCGGTTCAACATCTACCCCATCAATTAAAATGCCAGGAACTCGAATATATTTCAACCCATCCAGAGCATAAGTAACAATACTATACGGTATATTAATTTCAATTGGCGAATGACTTTGAAATAGGAAATTATCAAATAATATCTCGTTGGTATCAAGAATTGTAAAACTACGCCATGGTAGTATATATTTCACTTCTTTTAGCAACTGTGCCTCCTGTTGTATTAAAATCTTCTCATTACAATATTTAATTGAAATACTATGAAAATGCCTTGTTGGTTTTTCAATACGCTTTATTAGGATATTTGCATCAGCATCTAAATTATATTTTGCAAAACATCCTATATATTTATTTGTTGGAGCATATTGTTCAAATGATTTCAATCTTAAATCTGGCTCTGATCGATTATTTACATGATGATAATGAAGTACATGATCTATATTGGTTGTATTAAAATTAGAATTCAAAGCGTGTGATTGAGCATAAACATATTTAAAAAATAAAAATATTATTAAAAATTTCATATTTCTATCTTATTATTAAAAATAACTCCGCCACCTGTAAAAAATAAATGAAAAAAAATAATTATTAATAATATTCGTCTTCTATAAATCGTCTTTCTGTTTTTTCATCTTGATAATCATAATCTTCTATTTTTCTATTTGAATTTAAATAACGTAATGAATTGTCGTCCCTTCTAATATATGTTGGATGTTCAGAATCATCATCAAACATATATAAATAATCGCGTTCCTCTTCCTCGCTGTTGTCAAAGTAAATCTGAGCTGTCTCGTCATTAGCATCAACGTGGTCGTCAATGTAAAATCGTGGTCGTTTGGGTTGTATAACTTTTTGTAATGCGTGCTTTTTATTTAATTCTACCATTGCTATATCTATCATGGGCTTTATAATTTCGGACGGTTTAATATGAGACGGTATTGTTAATTCTTGTTTTACAATGGGATTTTGTTTTACAAGTGCTAAAACTGAGGCTTGTGGTTCTGCGGTAGTTGTTGTTGTTGTTGTAGTAGTAGTTGTTGTTGTTACTGTAGTTGTTGTTGGTAGTAATGGTGGTGGTGGTGGTGGTGGTGACGGCGGTGAAGACTTTTCTAAAATAATAGTTTTTGTTGTTGATAATGGGGCTGTTGTCGATGGTTCTAAAGTAGTATTTGTTGTTATCGACGGTTCTAAAATAATTTCATTCGTTGTTGTTGTTGGTTTTGGTGTTGTTGAAGATTCTTCTAAAATAATAACCGGTACAGGGCTAGTTGTATAAAATGCCTCTGCCCTAATTTCGTTAATTAAAATATTCTGTTGGGGTATTATTGCTGGACGTTTAATAATTTCTGTTTCAATAATAATACCTGTTGCGGGTTCAAAATTTTTAATCAATGTAATTCCTTCCCCATTATCACCACTACCAGTTTCCAATAACTCGCTGTCAAACGTAGATGATACATTGGGTGGTAATGGAGCCAAAACTTTTAGATCCTTTTCAAGCACAATACCCAATTCTCTTGACGACTCGCTATCCCCCAACGGAGATGCATGTATGTTAAATAATATTATTAAAAATATAAACGATATTATCTTCATATTTGACGGGCCTCCTTATTATAAAGAATTAGTATTAAATTAAACGTCAAGTTGTGAACATCTTTCAAAATGACAGAGGATACAATGTTATTTTACAATGAACTTACAAACACAATGGATTATTATCAAAACAATTTGATTAAATCATTCATGCCATGCCAGAAAGCAAATATTTTAAAACAAGGTTTTTAATAAATTATATACATATATATATATATTTATTTATTTATACATTAATCATTTGTTATAGGCGTCTTTTTATATGCAAACAACTATGCAAGAGGTGTACATCCAATTTTAGAAAACTGTAAACATACACACATGCCATATTTTACATGCATAACGTATAAAGAAAATATTGAATGCAAATCGACACATGTCTGCAATGTATTTCCTGTATTCATTGGATCGAAACTTGACGAGGAAATTGTAAAAATTTATTTTAAAAATCAACTTGGCAGCAGTAAAGAAGAATTTGATAAATGTATTAACGATTTGTACGGAATTGTTTATAATAATTCGCCTCAATATTTTAGTAACATTTTCACAAATAGAAAAGAATTTATACATATGATAATTGATAGAAATAATGAGAATAATAAACAACAGCCAACCGTAACTACAACCATTGCGTCGGCAACTGTTGCTGATACAAATCGTTTATGTGAATTGTATGTATATGACGTCGATGATAGAGGACATCGTTTTAATTTAAATATGGATGCAACAACATTAATATATCGAAACAACTATGGCATAGAGATGAATGTATCGAGTGAGAAATTTAATGATTTTATAAAAAAATCTAAATTTCATATATCAAAAAAACACCTAAACTTTCAGCTAATGGGTGAATCTTTTCGACGATTTTTAAATTTAAATATAGACATTGATTCGTTAGCAAATAAAAATATATTATCAATTATTAATACACTTCAACGATTATTACAATACGCAAGGCGATGTCCCGAACAATGCGTACAAATAATGCGATACGGTTCAATAGAAAAATTTGCCTCTATGAACATTAATTACCAAACTACATCATCATCATCATCGTCATCTTCAGGTGCACCATCAGTGCCTGTAAACTCATCAACTAGCACGTCACAATCTCAAACAACAACAAATAACAAACGAAAGCTACTTAAAGATGAGCCAAAGAAAAAATCCATTTCAAATAATATGGCATTAAAAAAAATGTCATTTAGTATGAAACGCTTACAACCAAACCAAATCGGTTGTATGCGTCACGTATGGGACAAATGTATAGTTAGGCCAATCCCAAGTAATGTAAGTAACATTCCAATAGATACAGAGTTCTTTATTTGTCTAGCTGAAAAAAGTATGAGAATAGATGCGCCCAACAGATGGATGACTTTAATGCCAAACGTTTGTATTTCAAATCATTTGTTAACTCAAAAATATGCAGCAGATAATTTAAATTCACTCTTGACAAAACTATTGGATAGCAATGTTATTATACCAGCCGAGACCATTGTACAGCCAACCGATATTATGATTGCGGTAAACGGCGGCTTGGCAACAACTTATATTTTAAATACTAAAAAATTTACTTCATATGATTTATTTATAATATGCAAGCAAATGCAGCCATTTTCTGAAATTTATATTAATAACAATATTTGTATGATTAATATATTAGATGGTATTCCATTTATTTGTATAAAAAGTGATCAAATTTTAAAGTATATATCATCCAGCTTGTCCACGTATAGCCAAAAGTACATGTTCATATCGCCATTGGAATTAAAGATGCCACTCTTTGTTAAATATCTCCGTCCACAGTTATATAACATGTTATTCGGGCCCAATTGTCCATCGACTTTACAGGAATATTTTCCGTACATAACTAGCAGTAAACTAATGTCAATAGTTTATTTGAGAAATCGTTTTTTCCTCGCTGAATCCTCTTTGAAGTACTTTGACTTGACAATTGAAAATTCTTGTGTATACATTGACAATGTGAAAAGACACAATGATAATGACAATGATATTTTAGACAATGAGGCTTTCATAAAATTGAATACAATCTTTTCGTCAAATCCACAAATAACTGGTGACGGTTATATATTAAGCGACGACATTAAGGTAAATACTATAATTATTCAACGGTGTAGATTTGAATTTGACATGTTATACGGCGAAGATAATATTACATTTTTCAATAAACAAAATACATCACTGCAGTTGTACGATGCATATGGCCAATGTTTACGTAAATATTATCACATTATGCAAATACAAAGAATGTCAGGTACACATAAACGATTAAAATGTAAATTTTATCCCCAAGTGAAATTATATATGACAGAAACACAAACAACCAATGGATATATATATAATTTATATAAATATTACGATGAGAGGCATTTTTTAAATTCAATAGATCAATTAGATATTTCTGTAACAGCTACTACCGTTTTAAATAGACGACGAATTAAGAAGGTATATCTTACTGTATTAACAAAACTCCATCAACCAAATTGCTTTGACGGACTTAAGGTGAGCGAACAGTGTGGACAAAAAGGTCTCGTTATTCAACAAAATACAGATAATTTTAAACAAATTCACAACTTACCAAAAAAACCAGACATTTGCGCAAGTATATTTAGCGGAGTTGGCCGGGTCCCATTAATAATGTTTAAAAATATGTCTTCCAATCAGAACAAGGGAGTAGATCAGAAAAAAATTTTAAATGCCCATTATCCATTCGCGATATTAAAAAATATCTCATCAAACATGTGCTCCTATGGTAGAATGCGTGTAGATTTAGGACTTTGCAAAATAATGGCAGTTAACAATTGCAATAAAACACTCTATCAATTGCAACAAGACACATATTCAAAAGAGGAAAGAGGATCATTTTTACCCACTAAAAATTTAAATGCACTAGGAGTTCTTGGTTTAATAAAATCAAATGTCATTTTTTTCGATGAATTTAATAATGTTTGTAATTTAATGAAAAAAACATTTATACCAAAAAATTCAATTATGAATAAATAAACATTGTCATTTTTTTTCAATAAATTTATTAATATTATAAATAAACATTGTTATTTATTTTTCAATGGATTAATATGAAAACAGCTGCATTCTTTATGATTTGGAACACTAATCAATGCAGTATTTATCGGTTGTATATTAATTAAATACATATTACGAACAATACAATTATTATAACATCTTTCTAATATATTGGCATATGTATGAAGTTGACAAAAATATTGTTCCATTTTTGATAAAAATTTATTACAAAATGGACTCTTTTCATTCTTAATCTTATTGATGAAATACATCTGACTTTTATTACTAACTGGTAATAATTTAATATTTGTCTTCCAATCGTATAAAGTTAAATATTTTACAATTGTATTAGTTTCCTTGCAATATTTCTCCTCTACATCAACAAGATCAATAGTTCCAGCCATTGAACGCTCCTCGTCATAAACAATGTATTCGCAGCGGGGATTTTTCAAAAGTTTAAATATTATAGGTGAAAATTGTCCAATGAATGCATCCATAGATTCTTTAATCATATCGTATAATAAATTATCTGGTTTGGAATTGGCCAATATATTATTTTTGACAGCATTTACATTGCCCACGCTTTCTACGTCCTCATCAATACTTTTTAATATTTTATCAATTGCCAATTCATAATTAAATCGATTATTTTTTAATATCAATTCGACGAGATTAGTTTTTGAATTTAAAACTCTTTCAACTTTATTTAAATTTAATAATAAATTATATGGCTCGCCAAAGCATAAATGATAAAATACAAGTAATAGAAACTTGTTCAGCTCGATATTATCCGGTTTAAATTGTATTAAAATTGATTTTGTTATAGGAAAACGTTGATCTTGTTCATCATGTTCTTTAGAACAAATGAAAAAATGCGTAAAATATAATTCAAGTAAATAATGTACTATGGATCCAAACCATGCCGATTCCATCCAACGAAGACGATCATTGACAACATGACAAATGCTCTTGAATCTAGTAACATCTTTACCCAATTTTCTCTTGGCACTATTAAACGCTACTGCATTTGCGTCAAAGTCATCAAATAATTCATCTTTTATAAATTGCGATACAGATTTATCACACTTTTTATCATTTACTATATATTCATGATAAAAAGGTTTGAATGTGATCTTTTCATCCACATCGGAAAGAAATTTTTTCTGCGTTACGCTCTTTATTTTATCCAATTCCCATATATCCTGATAGGAATTTTTAGTATTAAAAATATTACACAAAACTTGATTTAATTCCAAGCTATCGTCCTCCATCGTTAGCTAGATAAATGAAACTGACTTGTTGCTGGTGATATTTTTAGTATTTATTGACAGTAGGCCGTGTCAAATAATTAACATGACACGTTACTAATATTATATGGATAATGGTTAGTATAATAACAACACACTTGTATAAAAATATTCCCTGAACCAATACACAAAATAACATTATAATAATAGGTATAGCAATTAAATGTGTTAATATTGATAGCGGCTGGCATTTTGAAGCGTCGACTCCTTCTGCAACACCCGATGGATTATTTGTAGAAATTTGATCAGTCAGAACGTCATTGATTTTATAAACAGCCATTTCCTTTTGTTTATCATCTTTATATGTATTAAACAAATTAATGTCACGATCTTTATAATTACTCATTTGATCATAATTATACATTTTTGTTAATATTTCCATTGCTGCTTATTAACATTTTGTGTTGGATTAATAATTACAATGCATACACTAATCCTACAATTGATGCGGTTAATAAACTAAAAGCAACATGTTGAACTAATAATTGATTATTTTGTTTTTTCTTTTCTTTATACAATTCCTGTTGGATATTTTCCTTGTTAATTTGAGAGCGAAGTAATAAAAATTGTTTAAATCGATTATCGCTAGAAAAATTATTTGCCAATTGTCGTAACTTTGTTATATCATTCAAACGAAAAGCTCCACGTGCCACATTTAAATTAAATTCTTGCTCATCGATATCGTGACCCAAAATATTTTGAACATGGTCGGCCATATGTAATAGTTGTCTATATGCACGTTCCACCATTGATTTATTTGTACCATTAAGAATTGTTGATACATTTTGTTGATAATCATTTAAAAATTCATTTTGTGCAGTTTTTTTCCTTTCCATTTGTTTTATATACATTTCAATATCCTCATTAAACAATTTATTACTATCATCGTTATTGGGCTCTTCTTCCTTGTTGATTGTATTTTTAATTTTTTTTATCTGCAAATAAATACAACTATTATATAATCAATTAAACAATCGTATATTATTATTTTTTTTACCAATTGATCTGCCTTCTCTTTAATTTCACTCTTCTTCACCGGCTTCGATTTTATTTTTTTTAACAAATCTTCCTTTACTATTTCGGTCGACTCGTCCACTAAAGGTGCTTGTTCGCTGATAGATTCCATTTGGCGTTGATTTTATATAATTTTTACGTCGAATACGATTACCCTCACTATCAATTTCCTGATAAACAAATTTTTGTTTTTTTGTTCTTATATTATCATCATCGTCGTCGTCATATGTCTGCGGCTGCTGCTGTTGTTGCTGCTGTTGTTGTTGCTGTTGTCCTAACTGTTGTTGTTGTTCTTGTCCTGACTCGTCATACACCATTTCACCAATAGGCCATTTACAATACCATTGAGTGAGAAATTCCATAATAGTACAAAAAATTTGTCTTACATTTATACCCTTTTTATATGTTTTTTCATCAACTATTGTATAATGATTTAGATCAATAATTAAATCAAAACCGCCCATAGCATCATCAGAAAATCTTTGCATATACATGTTTATATAATCTATTAAAATACATGGCATGCGTAAATAATTTGGATTTTTATCTAAAAGTATTTTACGAATAAAAGTATACGATTTGGTGCCATTCTTTAAACCATTAAGTTCATAAAATATATTTAAACCTAATCGTTGTAAATAATTTTTAAGTGTAATAATATTTGGATTGACAAGTATTTTATTCATAACATGACTTTTAAATTTCTTACTATCAACCTGTTCCTTCTGTGTTATATCATTAGGATTATATGGTGCTATTTCAGTTGTTATTGATGTATCGAGTATGCCAGATTTTACATAAATTCTATGATCTTGATATTTATCCTCGCTATATAATTTATTAACAAATGAATGTCTATTGAATACACATTCAAATCCCGAATCCGAATAATTATTTAATGGTAAATGGGTATATGTTGTCCATAATATATTTATATGATTATTTAAAAAATACATAAATTGACTGTTATTCATATTGTGCGCATTTGTCAATAGCACGGTGTCATATATTAATATACATTTTTTTTCAGTAGTCATTTTTATCTTATTGTACACCCAATAAAACAGTATCATCCTCATCATTAACATATGCGCTATTAATATCAAATAGTTCTTTAATTATAACTTGAACATTTGTTATATTCACATATTGTTTCATTGTATTAAGACGTGCAGATATTAATGTCTTGAATTCTTCCTTTTTAATGGGTGTATGGGTCGGATAGACAATTCGTTCTTTTATCAAATATTTAGGTATATTTGCATAATTAAATCTATCTTGCAATTTCCTCATAACATTAGACATGCTAAGCGATATGGGCATAGTTATATTATTATGAAACATTGGCACCAACAACCATATCAACATAAATGACCCAATATCTCCGGGAGTTTCTGTAGATCGAGGCAAGCGTTCTAACATCAATTGAGTTCCCAAATTATTATTCACATCTTGTACATCAACGTGACATATAGCATTGTCCCTACTAATTTTAACATTATCATTTGCTTGGACATATTGAAACTTTCGATCAAAAATTCTCAATCGGGCAACTACAGCAATATCTTGGCAACTTGGATCATTATTTGTGGTAAGAACAAGATGTGAATGAATTTGTAAGGTTATTGTATCAGGTTCGTAAAGACGCCTAATTGATAGAGTAGTGTTATTGCATAATAATTTAAATTTCGTCCCAAGATTAGTTACCTCATCTACAACTAGGAGTAAATTCGTATTGGCAAGATTGGATAATTGTCGATCGGCATCGTTATCCATTTCGGCAGCTGTTATAGTCTTGGATGTATTAGTTAGAAACACAACTTTTAACATTTGGTCCATGTATTTAGATTTACCAGTCGATGTCCGATTTAAAAATAACCCAGCAATACGATTTTGATTGATTGGATGAGTAACGGAAACCCAATATTTAGTTAAATCGACAATTGTATGATAGCAAAATTGCGCTTGATACATTAAATTACATAATCCAATATCAATATCACTTCTAATTGATGAGAGAGTAGTGTTATTCTCAATAATACCAATCGATTCAATATCGTTCAATTTAAAACCGTAATGAAATTTTATATTAAATTTATCAAAATCAAAATTTATACGCGTCGAATCGCAAAATTTATTAAACAAATTAGCCATTTGAGTAATATTTCTATTTTCAACAAAATTTCCAAAATATTTGCGACATAAATGTGATAATTCATTGTATAAGATTTGACGCGATTGTGCTATTTGACGGAAAAATTTCGTATCAGAATAGCTATGTTCATGATAGCAACGAATTATCCATGAAAGGACACATAATAGAAAAACATTCAAACGATGACCTCCATTTTTTAATATATAAAAATTGAAATTATCATCACTTATCGTATTTAATGTATCAGACAAACTGCTATTGAAAAATTCTCGTATAATTCCATCACCGGTTAAATTTTCCAAAATATTTGAAGTCATTGTATTTATATTAGTATCTTCCAATTTCAATAGTACCTGTTCTTCAAGATCATTAATGGTCACTTCTGCCGCCGTAGAAGTAGATTGTTGCTGTTCTTCCGTTTGCAAATTTTCAACATGTTTTCTCATTACTAAAAGAGAAAGAGCATCTTCCGGACTAATCAAATCAATTTTCGACTTTAAATGATACAAGTTATCATTTGTACATATTTTTTTTAACATGTTTTTAATATTTGCATTTGGTAGTAAATCGCTATCATTCAAGTCAATTGTAGATGAAGGTGCTTCTTCTTCCTCGTCCCCTTCTAATGTTTTATCCAATGAATAAAATTCATATTGTTTGTCATTTTTTTTATTCATATTAAAAGTCGAATTAAATAGCAATGTCGGCATTATAAAATTGTATGGATTCATTTTGAATTTAAAAGAATTTGAATATCTACAAATGATGAAATAGAGCCATTTATAGAATTTAAATAAATTTTTATATTGTTCACTCTCGTTGCACAATTCAAAAAACAATTCTTCGGGTACAACCATTTTATCTAAACAAAAATCAGCAGTATTAATTTGAATACAATCGATATCCAATTTTATAGGTGAATTTTTATATACCTGCTTGGGATCATAAATTGTGGACAAAAATATTGGTAAATTACGTTGCAATGTTATATATTTGGTAAAATGAATAAGTTTTAATAAACGATCAAATAGATAATTCCTCATGGGTATATTGAATGTATCGAATAATTCGGATATTTGTGGCATGAATTTAGGAATTCGGATATAAAGACGTGTTATTAAAGCCGGCGAATGCCTTTCAAAATGACATGTCCATGCATTATAGATACCTGGATCGCGTAAATACCAAAATGAAAAACTACTCGGTTCCGTAGTGGGTCTAACTTTTAAATCATCAGGACGAAATCCACATCCGCTAATATTTAAAAAATCATTACCAGAATATACAAAATGAAAATTAACATTTTTATAGCCACAAATGATATATTTAAAAACATATCGAGTGACAATTTCGGTATAATCATCTAAATATTTATAATAAATATTAACTTCTTTTTTATCTCTAGGATTTCCACCACTAGATGAACTAACCGTAGCAGTTGGTAAATCTTGTTCAGGCTCATTCATATTAGTATTTTCATCAAGATCTATAAATGGTAATGGTTCGGATTGCTTCTTCTTTTTACTTTTAGATTTTTTCGGTTTCATAGTTGTTGCGGTGTGACGAAAATGTTTCAAAAACAATATGGTACGATTAATGTAATTTAAATTCTCATCAGCATATTGGAAATTTGATAGAAAATAAACAATTGGCGAAAAATTAAAGCACATTGATATTGATTTTACAATAGAATTAATATTAAAAAACTCATCCTCGTTGCCATTAAAATCAAATGGATTATTGTTTTGTAAAATGGTAAATTTCGTAATTAGATGACAAAAATCATTTGGCCACAAAATCTCATCATTTTCATAATATGAACAAATGCCCAATAATATAGATAATATTTCAATGGGCGATAATTGCGTTGATAATTTTAAATTTGCCGCCATTGCTAAAGATATAACAGCAGTTGCATTCGACTCATAAATTAACATGTATAAAATGTGCAATAAGATTTTTTCATAAAGATCAAGTGAACCCCACATGTATTTTACTGTACTAAAAAGTTGTGGGAAATATAATTTAGCCCCCGGACATGGTTCCAATTCGGTCAAGTTAGATTGTTCATTATTTGAATAATGTGCCCAATCGGTATCTTTCCTAATAAGTCCAGCCTGTTCAATATTTAAACGTAAGAGATCCAATTCTTCGGGGGATAAGCACGATCGTATATTATTAATATGACAGAAACGAAGATATAATCCTGATATTAAATTAACATCCCCGTCATGTATTAAATAAATATTTTTTAATAATTCAGGCAATTGTTTATGTAAAGTATCTTCAAATTTTCGTAACAATCCGGCCAAGTATTCTATTGCTCTTGGATTAAATTGAAAATCATATTTACGATTCTCGGTATCGCGAAACATTTTTTTTATAATTTTAATATTAGTACTTTTCATAGTAGAATTCTGAGGTTCAAAATATACCGAAGTACCTGATGATGTCCTTTTACATGATTTAAATTGATCTTGCATACGAATTGAAAAATCTAACATTCTTGATTGCGACGGTTGATAATTATCTGATACACTTTCAATATTAGTTTCAATATCATCCGCATTTTCTACATGAGAAACAACATCAATGGAGCAACTTGTTTGTGTGCTACTAAATTGATTATATATGTCATTAATTTCAAATATTTGTTTATCGTTGCGAAACTCAAGAGTGGATAATGTTAAGACATTATAAAATTCAATATAGCTATTATTCTCTTCTTGCAAGTTTTTAGAATTTATTGCGTCATTAAACACATTAAAAGGATTAGTCATTTTATCGTTTACATTTTTACTACCATTTTTCATAACTATATTCGGATTCAGTAATAAAGAGCAGCCTGTCATTAATAATGATATATTAGATAAACTAATAACAGTATCTTCATTTAAATAGAGATATTGATATTTGTTGATAAACTTTTTAAATTGGAAAAAAATTAAATTATCGGTCGGTAGCTTTAATTCACAAATCATTGCATTTTGAGATAATACACCACATTTTGGCCGCTCAGTTAGTAATATAATTTTTGATAAACTATTATTAAAAATAGAAGACGAATTGCCTATAGATAATAGCTGATTGTTATTATAATATTCAATAGGACTTAAACATGAATATATGTTATGAGTTTCATAACTTACATCTATTGGCATACAATTGAAGAAAATGTCTGGCATAATAGGATGCGTTATTTGTTCAAAAATTAAAGATTTAGAAAAACTAAGCAAATCCGTGTAATTGATAAAATTTGGAACAGACATTTTTTTATAACGAACAACATATGTAGGAGTATGAGACCGAGCATATGGCATACACCAAGTATGCACATAATCAATTTTTACATTCTTTGGATTGTTAAGCAAATTATTAACATCGGAACAAACTTGATCGAATAAATATTTCTGAGTTAAATAATCAAATTGTTGTTCGGTAATTATATGAAATGAATCGGTAGTCCCCCCATCGCCAATATTTTGAGTTATTAATATATTACCGCACGTTATGTATTTTCGAACAATTGCCGTAATTACATTCATCAATTTATTCTCACTCGATACATATATAGTACTATCAATATCAACATCAATTGTAAGACGTTTAAATAACATCCCATTGGTATTAATTAAAAAAATAGACGGAGTTGAATTTGGAAGAAACATTGAATTTCGAAATTTCAAATACCGACAATAAATAACCAATTGTAATATTACAAAACCTTCTAATGTCAAGTAAATTAATGATTTTTGACTACCGTCTATAGTGCCAATCATATAATGAAATTGTTTAATAGAATCATTATTTGATTTTTCTCTACTTGCCAAATTACATAATAACAGTAACTGAATTAATTTATTCTCTCCTTTATCATCGTAGTGGGTGATCAGGTTTAAAAACTGCTGGATGAAATCATTTATAGTTTTATCGATTTGCTGCGAATCCGATTTAGTTATATTCTTCTCATTAATTACATTTCCAAGTAATAATTGAAGACGTACGCGATAATTGTTGTAAATATTATCAACTTTTTCATTTTTAAAAATATTTATTTCACTGAATTCCGACGACATGTTTGCTGATACTAACTTATGGGCTAAAAAAATTGTACCTTTTATATGTTACGTTTTTCTTGTCGCTGTAAGCTTAAATTATCAGAAACTGAAGCCGCGGATCTTAAAATGAAAATTGACGAAAACAAAAATATGAGTAAAAAGAAACAAACGAATAAAAAATAATATATAATATTATTGCCATAATTGGTGACAATGAATCGATGATATAAATCAGAAAATGTAACAACTTGAGTCATGTTAATATTTACTTATAAATAAGAAATCAAATGGCATCTTTATTCGAAAATGGTATCTCATTTAATGGATACAATTGTTCTGAAATTATTCGATCTATAACAGATAAAAATAAAATATATATACCATGTCCAATTATGGGTACATATTGGCATAATTCACCAAATTCATGCAGTTTATATATATCTTTAGATACATTTGAATATATTCATGTATATCATGGTGACATATGCACTTTAACGGCCGATAATAATCCAATTAATAAATTATTTGACGATATACTTGAGGCATGCCAAGGGCCTATAACCGAAAAAGAACATCAATTAATAAAAACAACATGTATACCATATAGTACATTAAATTCAAATCAATATTTAGATACGACAAGTATGAATTTAAATTTAATGCCAGATGAAATTTTAGTAACTATACGAAATACAATAAATAGTGCATATCAAAATATATGGAAAATTGTTACACCATTATACATTTCGATAAATGAAGATTTTGAGAATGAAATTAAATTAAAATCAATTTCGGCAAATACACATGACGATTATATTATATCCAATTCTACTAAACTAACATCGAGCAATTATATATTAAACATGTTTAAAACCCCATTCGATTTTATTGGTTCGGGCAGTGACGAGACTAAATTTTTAATAACAAATATGATTATGCGTCATTTGGAATACGATATGCCCATTATAAATCAGATGAGTAAACAACAAGTTATAAATAAAATACTTGCAAATGCAGCAACATTTGAAAAAAAACCAATAAATAGTACAGTATTCACAGAAAATAGAGATCCTGATCTTTTTTTCTTAGATGGGAGAGATTTATTTGATTTTCTTCTACGCAATATTGATAATAAAATGTTCTTTTTACGAAAAATACACATGGTAACGCCACAATATCATTTCGATACATTGAGACGCACAATCATGTCAATAATTAGTGAATATGGAATAGCTACATATAATCCCCATTGGCAGGGACAACGAATTAAAAGTACATGTAATGCAGCACATTTTGCATCAAGTTCTTCAAAACAAGCTGCAAAATTATTCGTGCCAGAAGAATTAAGATGCTCGGCTCATACAATAGCACAATGTCCTCATATACGGGCTCTATTAACAAATCATTTCATAAAGGAATATAAACATAAAGGAACACTATTAGATCTCGGCTCGACAAATACAGTCGTTCAATCATTAATGTCCCGATTAATAACGGATGAATTTTTCTCAGATGAAAATAAAATATTATCACAAATGGCAATAAATAAAGAAATACCAGTATGTACATTTTTATTATTTTTTTATAAACAATTCTTTGATAACGATGAAATCGATGTATCACTTGGATTTTCATGCCTCCTCTCGCAAAAATATAATAACATAATGAATAGAGATGCGCTCATAAAATCAAGTATCGATGATAAAAAAAGAGTAAGCCATGCAAGTAAAAATCTACAAGCACTGGAAAAATTATTTGATAGAAATAACGATTTACACCGCTTATGTATACCGGCTAAATATTTAACAAGTCAATGGTATATATGGTTTTTAAAATTATTAAAAATAAATGTAGATTTAATAGGTATAACAACAATTAATAGCCAATAATAATAATAATAAGTAATGATGAAAAATCAAATTAGTAGAAGAGTAAATCTCTATAAAAATTTAGATAGCTATTATCATATTAGTAAAATTACTGAACATGAATGTATACCTTTTAATATGAAAATAATATTTTTAAATTTAAATAAAAAAAATGCAGTTAAAGATATTGAAGAAATGCGTGATATTTTATTACAAACAGCAAATTTCATTGAATACACACAAATGGGGTTGAATTTAACAGCGACAATATTTAGTCATTTTAATGTAAATGAAAATGTAATCAATAAAATTCGCACTATGGATTTAATTGAATATTTCTCAGATTTTATGAAATTAACAATTTATGCAGAACTAATGCCACAAAATCCAGCATTATCAGTGCCCCTAAAGATTATATCAAATATATTAAAACACATTTTGGCAGAAGAAACGGCATCGGATATATATTATAAACAAAGATTGATAGAGCAAAGGAAAAAATTTGAACGGGAAGAATTAAATAGATTTCAGCAATTGTTATTAGACATTAAATGCGATAATATTACAAATTTTAAGCAGACAGAAGAAGATATTAATAATATTAAAAAGGAAAAAGATCCAATTGTTGCTAAAAAAGAACAAATGATTGAAATGATTAATAAAAATGCTGAAAAATATAATATCGATAAATGTTTTATAGATGAAGAAGAAGAGGAACAAATAACAACTATTACAACTAAAGCAATTGTTCACGAATTGCCACCACCAAATAATGCATTAATTACTGGGGAACCATCACTAAAACCAATCACAGATGAATTGATAATTAAAGAGAAATTACATCAACCAGTTAATAATGAATCAGTCAACGATATTGAAGAGGTATCAGAGCAACCAGACAAAGAGGAATTAATAATTGATGTGACACCGTTAATACTTGATAGCGAACCGGAGAATTCCACAGTAATTGACAAGGACTCTATAATACTTGATAGCGAAACGGAAGACGACTCTATAGTAATTGACAAGGACTCTACGATATTTGAATTTGAAACGAAAGAATTACATGAAAATAACTTGGATGAATTAATACCATTAAATGCTGAATTAATAAAAAAACAAACCGATTTAATAAAGGAACAGGAGAATTTAATACAAAAACAAGACGAATTAATAGAAAAAGATTTAAGTATAATTGAATTTCCATTAAGTACTGCCAGTTTTAATTCTTGCATGCTTTATAATAATTAATAATATTTTTAATATAACATTTTATAAGAATCAAGTTTTTAATTAATATGATTAATTGTAATTGTGATTATAAAGCCAAAATAAAATATGGCAGTGGAGTTTTTATATTTGAAAAAACAACGGCCAGTGTATTTATTTTAAAACGGACTTTACCATATAAAAATTCAATCATTTCAGATAATAATACATTTATTGAACAATATAGCTTACCACGGGGGAAATATTTATCAAAAAACGAACCAACATTAATTTGTGGAATTCGTGAATTTATGGAAGAATGTGGAGTATTTTTTAAAAAATTTGAAATATTTCCAAAAACCTTTAAATTGTGGTGGCACGATCCCATTAATATTCATTGGGAATATGAAATATCAATAATTATAGTTTATATAAATGATATTTTTACATTTAATGAGTCCTATTGTTCTTCGTTATTAAATATTATTCGTACAGAATTGAACAACTATTATCCGTTATTAAAATATAATGATGATTTTAAAGTAATAAATTATTACAAATCGAAAAAATGTATATCTCTAGATTTAAATAAAATAATTAAGAATGGTTATTTAAAAAATGTAAAATTTCAAAATCATGACAATGACAACATATTTAAAATAATAAATAAAAATAATAAATCAACAAGTAGTACACATGCAAGAGTGTTTGAAAATATAGAAGCATATCTTGTGAAAATCAAAATATATTTTATATTAATAAGAAAACAATTGAAATTATATCATAGTAGTAATTATATCGAATTTTTAAATTTTATAAGTAAAAAAATATGGGTCAACATCAAAACCCAGACCAAACCAGTGTCTCATTGGGAAGTATAAATGTTGGAAATGTGGCTGAATTTAAAGATGATACCGGTAAACCCATTAAAGTTTATAAATCATATATAAATTCGATTATGATTTATGAAAGCATGCCAAATACATATAATTCGGACAATCAAAATATTAATTTATGTAATGAAACACCAAAGGCCCCCTGTTTGTTATCATTTACAGGTAATATAATATTAATTAAAAAAAACAAACAAATTACTAATTAATAATTATTTATTAGGACAATGTTCGCCTATTGATAAATCGCCGTTATTATTTGGTTGTTTATGTAGTCATCATCAATTTCGTCTATTTCAATCATCATGTACATCAATGCATGTATTAAATAATGATGTAGCTCTTGTACCTATTTCAACTGTAAAAGCAACTAGTCGTCGAACAATGATTGTAACATCTATAATGCCGCCCAATTGCCCAACGACTGCATTACAGCAATTACTATGTAATACACAAGGAGATAGTGAAGAAAAAGACGCAATAGTTGATTTCTTTCATATATTATGTTCAGACGTTGATTCAATTATAAATGACGTGTCTTTAATTCGTTTTAACCAATACATGTCTGGATTAGCGGCTACATACTTTGAATTACTAAATACTAAAGCAAATTTAATTAATAACGTTGCCATTCCCATCATGATATCAGAGGAACAACGTACTATTATGATGTCAAATTCATGGGTATATAATTTAACAAAAGGTGAATACCCTATGACCCTATTAAGTGGAACGAAGGAAAAACCTGGAGATGTAATTTATTACGTACCTCTTAAATTATTTAATGCGGTCGATATCCTATCAATTTTAACATATATTTTAAATGTGCGAATTAATCATGTAGGATATTTACCCAACTGCTCAATTATTGATTACGTATTTGCCCATGGTACCGGTTGTGGTATACATAATATTTATACAAACGACGTTCCTTCAGAATTTAAACACTATTCAACAAATTTAGCAAATACTATTTCAACTATTTTTGTTAAACCATTTCAAAATTTAGACGTATTAGTATTAGATGCGATACCATGTAACAACTCAATAATATTTGATCCTCCAATCATGGTTACAATGAGAATTCCTATTGAATTTAAATTGAATCTTAAGCGTTTAAAACGAATTATAAAACCACAAACCGATAAAACAACAACAAATGAAAGAACAACTACAGCAGTACAACAATAATAATTTAATTATTTATTTATTTATCATTCTTTTAAATATAAATGTTGAATTAGCCATAGATTTATCATTTCGTATTTTTTTATAAATAATTTTTTTTTTAAACATATCTAAATTAAATTCAATTAAATATAAAAATTTTATACAAAACTGATTTGAATTTTTATAAATAATATTACAAGTGTCATTAATAAATTGTTTAAAATCTACACCTTCGGTTATTTCTTTATACAAATTACCACATGAAAAAATGTACTGATTTATTTGCAAATTCCAAGAGGGGAAAAAATGAGCAAATCTTTCGCCACCACTAAAATATAAACTTTCAAGATAAGATTGCATAAATTCTTTTAAATAATATTCAAAAACAACATCAACATTCCATATATAACGGGTCATTGCTATATCTGAAATTGGCAATGATATAAAACCATTAATATCATCAACATGCAATTTACCATTTTTATTAATAAAATACTCATTTTTTATTATATTTGTCCGATATTCAATGTGAAAATTTTTTAATATTAAATTATGCATTCTATTATGTAACATATTTATATTTAAATACAAATCAAGAGTAGTTTTCTTTTGTTTAAATATAATTTTTTCTGAAAATAATAAATATCCTTCAATTCGATCAATGGATATTTCGTCATTTATATGCGGTACATTATCAATGCCGTCCTCTAGCGGGAGGGGGAAGAATTTTTGAACCATTATTTTATATTTACCCGTTAGGAAAATTTTACAAAATACAGGATTTATTAATATAGTTATTGCTTGTATATGAGTTATGTTGGTTTTATCATCATTATTAGAAAACATTAAATAACTATGAGATGATTTCGATGAACAATAATTATTTATTTCCTCGACGGCAGTTAATGATAGCGTGTCATCCTCTTCTATACCACATTCTGTAGCTTCTTCTTCTTCTTCATCCTCTTTGTCCTCTTCTACCAAATTATCATCCGACACATTGTCATATGGTTGTTGCTGTTGTTGCTGCTGTTGTTTAACACACATTGAGAATAAATGAAAATTTTCCTGTACTAGATGAATATCGATAATAACAAAAATATTTTCCTTTGGTAATAATTCAACATGGCCCGCAACAATTTGTCCAAAAATATAATCTAAATTATAAATAAATATATTAATAATAATAATAATAAAAACAATAATTGAATGCAATTTATACTTGCCTAATTCTATGTGAATATTCCATTTGGGCACAATAAAATATTTATCATAAATAATGAAATTTGCCCTAACACCATCTAATTTATTAGATATGTATTTAATATTGACAAAACTATTGCCAATGTCTACAGTTGTCTCATTAATCCATTTGCCATAATTGAAATTTCGTTTAAATTCAATATTTGTTAATTGAATTAATTCATCCGATAAACCATTTGTAGTTGTAATAGAAATTATATTTAATAATTGTCGAGATAATTCATTTGTTTGTAAATTATATAAAAAGTTTTCCAATAAATCATTCTCTGATTCAAAATGAATATAAACCGAAAAAATATCCCTATTCCACATATCGAATATTTTATTTGTTTTGCGAAAAATCTGAGCCATTCCACTATTTGAAAGACATACTGTATAAACTACATCAATTGATATTCGAAACTTTTCAAACATTACATAAAATCGCTGAATATGTGCAATAGGCTTAGATTCATAAATATTATTAAATGTTTTTAAAGATATTTCTTCCGATTCTTTATAATTAACATTCATAATCATAACAACCGGACTATTGATTATATGAAACTCGTTCTTTTTAAATAATACTCGTTTATTTTGATAATTTTGATATATTGTAGAATCACTAACTGAACGCACATCATTTGGATATATAATTTTTTGCATTTCCTTTACATCATTTTTCCATTTTGACGATAATAAAGTATTACGTAACGATGCAAGCGTATTCGACGGCATACAAAAACGTGTAGATAATTCTTTTTCGAGTACCATGTCGTCGGGTAATTAATAATAAACTGTTTATTTTTTATAAAAGCAATTATTTTTATTTCATTTTTAATTAACTATTATGTGGATTATATATACATATAAAAAATGAGATGTGGAGTGTGGATGCTAATCTTCTAATAAATTATTAATATCATATATATTTTTACTACTATTATTATGTTTTATTTGATATTTTTTTGCGGGACTTAAATATGATACAATTATGTCACTAGTTATATGACTAATATCATTTATGTTATTTAAATAATCGACAAATTCTTCGTTATTCAATAATTTTGGAATAAAAATATGCTGTACATATTTATTTATCAAATCGTGACTTTTTCTGTTTTTTTTAATATTTGTCTTTACATTTTTCATAGCCATTTTTTCATGATAAACAACCTGTATAAATTCTTCGCCTTTCCATTCAAAAACCATTTCAATTATTTTTGAAATTAAACTTAAAATATATTCAGCACGAGTACTCCGTCTTGAGCGTTCCATAATATTTCGTATAAGTTGATTATTTTGAATATATAGTCCCTGCAAGTCCACATTATAATATGGTATATCTTTATAAATGCATAAATACATGGTCGCATGAAAAAGATACAAAAATATAAAAATCAACGACCTATCATCCCTATTCAAACACTGCGAAAATTTCATATATAATATAATTAATAATTCATACACGATATATGCTCCCGTTAATAAATTAATTATTACAAATTGTGTTTGTATGAAATAATATATTAATAAAAATTTGAATAAATTAATTTTATATGAATATAACGCATTGGCAGATATCGAAAATAAATAAAATATAAACTTATCGAGAGGATTATCGAGAATAATACTACAAATAATATCAAACAAATTTAGGGTAATTTCATCTTTATATGATATTGTATTACAATTATAAATTTTTATTAAAGATAATATGGAAATGAATATATATAAAAATTGATCGCCAATTGTGAATTTCCATAAATACCATAATATGATATTACTTAAAAATGAATTTTTCAACAATACATTCATTGTATAATAGTCTTATATCTTCAATTGTTTTTCCTTTTGCCGTTTTTTCTTATTTCCATAATCACCATCGAGCACCCGTTGCAATAATTCAGGCGAGTATGTATTTGACGCCATGACGAGTGATCGTTGACATCCACTTGTTATTTGTTGATCATCTGGTAAATTTTGATTATCTTGGCGAATTTTTAATAAAGTTACAGTTCCACATGGTAAAACGCCAGGCATGATTGTTTGAAAATATGGTGCATTTGCCGGATCAACACAATCAATTCCAACTGAAACTCCGTGTCTAGAACCATCTTGTGGATTATCCTCATCAATTACCTGATACCCAGATGTGCATTTCGAACATAGCGGGGAAACATTAACTTTTTCAATTATAGATGGTTTAATGTATCCATCGCCAACAACTTGATTATAATCACATTTACAACATTTATTCACGGGATCATAATAGTTATTGCCATGGGGCTCAAATGAAGAACATGCATTAATTTCCAAATCAAATCGAGATCCAATGCCCAACTTATCAAGAGGTGTATATCGTTTATCGTCATAAAAACACTTGTATCGTTTTTCACCCCCTTCCAATTGTTCTTCTAAATCATTCATTATTAAATTATTTGGTATATATTTTGTATATATAATATTATCCTTCAAATCGACAAAAGAATGATGTGGCGCGCATCCGATAATTTCATTACCCGTAGTACCTCCCAATAATTCAGGAAAAGCACTAATACATTGATAGGTTGATGGCCCACGAATAGCATATGAGGTATTTAAATTGCATTTTGCTAGAGGTTTTGGAATACACCAACTACCACTTTTTAAACGTTTTTTATTAATAATTATCTTGGAATCCTCATCAATGTATTTATATTGATATAAATCATCCGCATCTTGACATTTAATATTACATTTTGCCTCGATAATAGACATCTCATTTGGACCTAAATAATAACCATTGGAACAATCAATTTGAGAATTTGTCGTTGTAGAAATTGGAGGTAATTGCCCAAAGCCATCAAAGTCGGTAGATGCATTTATACCACTTTCTATATATTCTAATGTGAAATTCCCTATAAAAATCATTCATTTTATTATCCATTTTTTATTTATTTACCCATTAAATACAAACCTTTAAACCAAGCCAAACAAAACTCAATTAACGGCCATATAATAATAAAAAATAGTAAAATGAAAAAGATGAGTTCAAACGATCTCAGTGTTAGAAACATTATTTATTGAAGGCAATTGAAATAACGATAAATTGTCAGATAAATATGATTAGTAAAATCACGAAAATTACCAACGGCTTCACAATTTATAAATTTAAATTTCGTACTATATTCGGAATAAGTAATAATGTCATATTTTAATATTTTACAATTGAGAAAAAAACATTTCTTCAAATTAAATAAACGCAAAAGTTTTGAAAAGATATGACAATGACTATAATTATAAAAATCAATATTATGAAAAATAATAATGACCGATTTTAAATTTAAAAATAAATTTTCATCGTTAAATATTACATCATTTATAGGAAAATCAATAAAAAAAAGAATTTTATTATTTCTTAATTCACAAAGAACTCGCTCTAAAAAGGGTAACGTATTAATCTGAACAAGTTTGTAATTATTATAAATAACATCGTTCTTATTTAATCTTCGTCTGCTAAATTGAAATGTTTTATATTTACTCTCGCCCAATATATTATCATAACTTAGTAATTTATTTATTAAAGCAATTTCATCAACAATAATAATTGCATTAGTTTTTTGAAAAACTGAATTTAATATCGATTTTAAAAAGTAAATATTTAAATTACTAGCATAATTTATATCAATTATTGAAGGTAATTGTTGTGAAATATTTATTAAAAAATCAAAATTATAATTTTTATGAATTTTTATACAAAACTCATAACAATTTATAATTTCATCAGGACTTAAAATATAATTACATAAAAAATAATCTAAATACACATTATGAATATTTAATTTATATGGAAAATCCTGATCAATAATTTGCAAGGTTTTTAAATTTGGAAATAATAACAATAACCAATTTTCATTATTTATTATTATTTGATCAGTTTTCCATATTTTCACTTTTGACACATTCGTATATTCATAGTCAATTGATAGTAGAAAATTTATATCATTTGCTCTTAACATATAAAAGACAATTTCATCCTTGACAAGGCCATTTTCAAAAATTTCAAAATCTGAAGATAATTTCATATTATTTATAATACGAATCACCTCAGTCATCGCCGCTAAATATTAATGGCTCAAAGCTACAATTGTAAAATTTTAATAAATCACAATCTTTAAATTGATATGAATAACACCCGAAAATTAAACACTTTTGTAATATTACTTTATATATATTACGTCTTTCCCTGTATTGCAAATGAAACAGCTGATCACAACGAATTGTACAACGTTCTATTAATATAATACATTGAGTAAACCGATCTATTATACTCAACGGATCGTCAAAGAATGAAACATCTCCAACTAGTAAAAACAAATAACTCCCAGTAGGTATTACAGTTGACTGTTTATAAATGAATTTGTCATATTTAACACCATTAATATAGATTGGGTCATAAATAGTAAACTGGTTAAAATGCGTCATCTCTGTAATATTATCATATTCAACCAGGTCAAACTTGTCAATAATTAATTTTTGTGGCATTTTCATAAAAAGTGCCTTTAAAAGTTTTTTAGGTAACAAATGAGCATTTTCTATTTTTAGCTGATTTTTGATGTTATCATCACTATCGAGTAAATATGAATAATCGGTCCCATCATCGTGAATTTGTAAATAAAAATTATTACATTTCATTTTAGAAAATTCTTGCTTGGTAAATGGATACTGTACAGTTAAATTATTAATATGTTTATCATTAAAATATAACGAATGTGAAAAATTAGTATCGAATATACATATATCGTGGGCAAATGGATATATAATGTTTATCCAATTATAATGATAATTTTTCACTTTATTAGAATTAAAAATTATAACTCGAGAAACACCAAGATATCCAATATTTTTAGAACATAAATATGTGACATATTCGCCATCTAACAAATCGACCGAACCATTTGACATTTTTGATTTTTCATCAACCGGATCACATATAAAAACATCATCTTTAGCTTTTTTAATACAATTTCTAAACTCGACACGGTTGAAATTAAGTTCGTCAGTTTCACTATTAAAGCCAACAATAAATTCAGAATTTAAAACTACAATCCGTTCAATATTACTAAAAGTTTGCAATTTTAAAAGTAACTTGTATTCATAAAAAGTAACTGTATTAAAAATAACAACAACTGTTACGTTAAGCAGCGAATCAATCAATTCAGGTATGAAATAATTAAAATATAATACAACTGGCCGAGTAAATGATAAATTATTAACTATATAATTGAATGCGTCGTTATTTGTAATTTTAAATATAAAATATTCCGAATATTGATTAAGTAATTTAATATCTCTATGATTAAATCGATTGAAACAATAAATTTCATTTAAAGACTTTATATAAATAATATTTTTAGTACTCATAACATTACATATTTTAGCAGCAGAATCAATAATTATATTAGTATGGGTCGAATTAAACATGGATTTTGATAATAACTCAACTTGATGTTTATTTAAAAAATTTACTTTTCTTAAATTTAAAAAATGTGGAAAAATATTCATATCAACTAATATATTATAATTGTAGTCTTCCAATAATGATATAGTCAAATTACTACAATTAATCGTTACAAGTTCCTCCTTGGTTATTTTATATTTAATATTGACATGTTTAAAGAATTTTCCCGTAAAATCCAATTTACTCTTGAATGTAGGATCTTTTATTTTAACAACTTCCAAATTGGGAAAAATAGAACAAATCCAATCATTTTGTTGTATAGTATCGTCGTCGAAAAAAAATAGCAATTTCAAGTTCTTAACATCGGTGTATTTATAATTTATATTTAATAAGAAATTCACTTCACTGGCACTAATTTTATTAATAATCATACTATTCGTTTGCTCATCATATAGCATATTGGGTAATAATTTAATAATTTTTTTAACTTCATAAATTTTTGAGAAATTTATATCATCACAACAAGTAGTAGTTATCCCTTCCATGACTAAATTATAATATCAACTGATGTGTAAATATTGAAAAAATTATTATTTATAGGTATCTGATAATGGAGTCATGCAAGAACTTTAAACCACCGACTATAAGTTACTTGGAAAGTTATATAAATTATTTACAAAATTTACAAACTACAAAAAAACATGAAATTTTAAATAATACAACAGAGATACCGTCGGCAAATTTAAAATGGTTCAAAGAATTTTATGTAGGTAAAGTACAATGCTTTCATGCAATAGCCGATGGTAGTAATAATCAAATTATAATTAATTATTTAAAAAATACAAAATTATTTAAAATTTATAGTGATATAAAAGAGTGTAATAATGAGAAACATTGTCATTTTTTATTTATATTAAATAAAGATAATCTAGATGATTTTTCAAGATTAACTAATATATTAACAAGTGATAAATTTTTTTTATATGAACAAATTAAAACACCATTAATATTATTGTATACATTATATTTTTTTAATAATGAAAATAATAATTTTTTACATTTAACACTATTTTACCCAGAAGGTTATAATAATTTATTACGTTTAAAAGAACTTATCCCATCATTAGATATTAATTTTAACAATGTCCAATTGTATGATAACAGAGGCGAACCATTAGCATTTACAGACAATGAAAGCACGAGTTATATATACCTTAACGGTGTAAAAATTCATTTAGATGTAAGTCAGAAGCAGTAATATCAACAAGAACACTTAAATAATATAATAGAAAATTATTTAAAATAAGATGAATTATACCGTTAATTTGGATAACGTTAATTTTAAAAATTTATTTGCACTAAGTTGTGTAAATAATACATGGAAAAAACTCGTTGAAAATTATATAAATAAAAAGAAAAAATTCATTTTAAATAAAAAAATAAATTATAATAAAAATAAAATAAATCGCTTATTACCATTTGAATACATGTTAACTGGTTATAATTGTTTTAAAAAATGTCAAAACTTGCATCTACAATACAATTATGAACAAATGAAATATTTGGTAGATTTTAATTTTCGTTTAATTTTGATACGGCCAGATTTTGTCGTTAATATGTGTGACGTTGAATATCCAAATTGGTTAGATATTTTTATTAATTTAAATATAATTGAATATTTAGCCTTTTTAGGTGATAATATGCTCAATTCTGATCTATCAAATGTTAAATGCAAGCAATTAATTATTTATTGTCCACTCGGTGATTGTTGCCGATTTAATAATAATATTGATTATATATATATCGATTGCAAGTATAATAACACTGCAGATATTTTAAATAAATTTTTATATATAAATTTTTCAATAATAAAAATGGTAAATACAAAATTTATTAAAGAAAATGTATTTTTTGATTGGATTATTAATAAACAGCATATATCACGAAAAGCAAAAATTACATATATATTAGATAATAAAGTATATAGTCAACTTGTTTCCGAACTTTATAGAAATGATTTTCTATTAATTCATAAAAAATTCTTTTCAATGAGATGTAAGCGTCAACATTTTGATATATATAATGTTAAATTTCAAGAAAATAAAATCCACTATATTAAAAATATTGTAGTTGAAAAGCCAAATATAAATTTTTATAAAATACATTTTCCAAATTTAGAAAATATTGTATTTAAAAATTTCCAATTAAATAATAAAATTGTTGATTTTTTAAGAAATCATAATTTTCAATATAATATAATTTAATAAGTATGGATCAAATCAACGCTACGGATGATACCAAAATAGCATGCATGAAAGCCGTATATGACGTAATTAAATGGGATACTAATTCATCTAATGAAAATTACAATGACAAATCAACTCTTGTAGAAGAAACAATATTATTAATGAGAGCGTTCGGTTATAGTCCAGTTGAAGATTATTCAAATAGTGAAGATAAATATAATAATAATAATAATTAACAATCATGGATGAAAGTAATAACACTGACGATGAATCCAAAATAGCATGCATGAAAGCAGTGTATGACGTAATTGGATGGAACATTAATCCGACAATTGATAATTACAATGATAGATCAACTCTTGTAGAAGAAACTATATTATTAATGAGGGCATTTGGTTATAATTCATCTGAAGATAATAATTTTGTTGAAAATAAAGAATAAAAATGCGCTTTTTTTTTATTTTAAAAACCAGTTTTTTATTTTTTTAATATGTTATACAGTAGTATTATGAATGATAATACAAGAGAAAGTATTACTATTTAAAATTAAAACTTTAAATATTATTAATAATAAAATGAAAATATTAATGAAACACAATAAGTTAACAACCCATTGTTTCGTTTTCATTATGTATGGAACGCATGAGAACCGCGTTGATAACTTCACGCACATAATAATACAACTCTGTAAAAAATAATTTCCAACTGAGTAACTCCAAACCAAATTCATTTCAATAAAAATTCATTTCAATTACACACGCACGCTGTATATTTTATATGAACAAACTTTCGGATAAGGCTACCCCCTTACAAAATTTTCAATTTGTATCTTGCCAATGAGTGCGAGCGAGACTCTCTTATACGAGATTTACACGTAAATTCGATTTGGACAAAATTTTGCCATTTTTGATAGTGGGTACTTAGGCGACTCGTAATTGTGAAAAAGTATTCAAATGTCCCAGTATGAGTCATCAACAACAGATGGTACTGAATTTTTAGTTTCTTCTCCCCTCAACAGGTGGTGCTTGTAGAAATTATTTTAAAAAAAAATTACACACGCACGCTGTATATTTTATATGAACAAACTTTCGGATAAGGCTACCCCCTTACAAAATTTTAAATTTGTATCTTGCCAATGAGTGTGAGCGAGACTCTCTTATGCGAGATTTACACGTAAATTCGATTTGGACAAAAATTTTGTCGATCTGAGTGGTGGGTGCTTGGCCGATTCGTAATTGTGAAAAAGTATCCAAATGTCCCCCCGATGAGTCATCAAATGTTTTTCATGTAAAAACATTGGCGGTCGGGTGTATTAAATCGAGGGACGATCGTTTCGCCGACGGCAAAACAAAAAAGTGTATGGGCAAAAAACTTGTGGACAGAGGGGAGGGTGAGAAGCAAGGGGGGCAAAGAAATAATCATAGGTACCTGCAATGAGTGAGAAGAGTACGGATATATTCTTATATATATATTATATATATATTATATATATATTAAATGAAAATGTAGTCTAAAGTGAATGAAATCATGAGCGAAGCGAATGGTTTCATTCAAGCGTAGCGTCTTTAGGCTACATTTTCATATATAATTATATATATTTATATTTATATATATATTTATATTTATATATATATTTATATATATATATTTATATTTATATATATATATTTATATATATATTTATTATTAATTATTAATTATTAAATTTATTTATTATTATTTATTATTATTTTAATTATTTAGTTATTTTATTATTTAATTATTTAATTATTTAGTTATTTCATAATGCGATTTGATGACTGGAGCAGTTGAGAGTATTATCGTAAGTAAATTACTTTACCGGGTTTCTCAGCCATTAGACCGCGGTTTGAGAGAGGATTCTTCAGTTGAAAAGTTCGAAGACCAAGAGAGTAATTTAACATATACTAATACATTTTTTATATACATATACCCTATTTACTAATACATTTATTAAATTATTAAAGAGAGTAAAATTTAAAGAGCGTAAGTTACTAACACAACCTTAAGTAATTGTGTACATATACAAAATTTCAACTAATACAATTACAAAAATATAAAGAGAGTAATTTTATCCAAGAGAGTAAAATTACACACACATCTAAATAATTTCATATACGTACACTATATTAACTAACACCATTACTAATTTGTCAAAGAGAAAGAAATTTGATACGTCTCACTCATACAATCAAATAATATCATATATGTATACAACGTCCCAACTAATACAATCATAAACAAAATCTGAAATACACACAAACCCGTATAATCATATGAATTGATCACCTCGGACCAATATCAATAATTGAACGACTGTACCTTCAAAAGTTACGTACACCTCTTCAATCACTCATACACAGTCAATAATCGCGTACACATATTCAATACTCACCTATACACAGTCAATGATCGCGTACACATATTCATTACTCACCTATACACTGTTAATACTCACCTATACACATTCAACAATCGCGTACACATATTCAATAATCACCTATACACTGTTAATAATCACCTATACACATTCAACAATCGCGTACACATATTCAATAATCACCTATACACTGTTAATAATCACCTATACACATTCAACAATCGCGTACATTTAATAAATATCCAATAATGGTGGAGCATTTGGATACTTTTTCACAATTACGAATCGGCCAAGCACCCACTATCCAAATTGATAAAATTTTGCCCAAATCGAATTTACGTGTAAATCTCGCATAAGAGAGTCTCGCTCGCACTTATTATTAAGATACAAATTAAAAATTTTGTAAGGGGGTAGCCTTATCCGAAAGTTTGTTCATATAAATTATATAGCGTGCGTGTGTTGAAATAATTATAGTGAACGCCCTCTGTCGGTAATATGTATAAAACATATTTTTTCTCTAATACATTGTAAAATCTATTAGAATCGATTAAAAAGTTGCGAAATTAATTTTTTTCTCATATACATCTCCATGTATCAATTGTCAGAGTTGTATCTAAAAATTACCCAAGTCGCTAACCATTAATGAAACTAAATTCCCCCGTTACATATAAAAAGCCCGTTTCATTGTTATAACCACAGACACATACCACCGTTATAGTTAGCTAATTCACCAATCAATTGTTATAAGAGTTGCAATCCATAGATCATTTTCTATTAGCTGTCAATTGCTGTCATCATGGCCACGAACCGAAGAGTTGCATTTATCCAATTATGAAGTAAATGGATTTCATTATTCATTATATTTCTTGTTTACTGTCGATACGGTTGGGAATAACACTAAATTGTAAAAATTGTAACCGTGAGTCACCGTCATCAACCAACAACTACCGTATATACACGCATACATGCAAATAAATATTTTTTGGGAAATAATATTCATCCCGTGCATTCACACCGCTAATATACCGTATAATACACGTTTTTATATTGAATATGAATTTTATTGCCATTTTTTTCTTGGGAAAAGTTAAACATGGTAAATAATTACATTATAAATATAATCAAATGTTTATTATAATTATCAATAATTGTTAATACCTACACGATTGTATTTATATGTACAAAAAATCATTGATTTTTCAAAATCATGTCCATATGATAATTTATTAATATAAAAATTATAAATACTTTGTAAATTTCTATTTCTAATAGGTATTAAAGATTTTAAATTTATTATAACATCCGATTGCAATAAATAATAATAATTAAATTCAGTATCCAATACATTTACATTTGCGATAATTTTTTTCAAATCAAATTGTCTATGAGGTTCACGAGCTATAACAATTGGCCAAAATTTTGAAATTGGTGGTAAATGAAACGAATGTTTATTAACAAAATATATATTTATCCAATTTTTATAAAATGAATATGAATGTATGCACGTTTTATATTGTACTAATAATGAACGAATAAAATAATAATGTTTATCATTATCAATTATTATATGAAAACTATTATTTCTTTCTTCTAGTATATAAAAAAAATCTTGAATAAATTTTTCTGTAAATAAAAATGATTTTTCCAATTTTATAAAATTTAAAGATTGTATTTCTTTAATTATTTTTATCAAATTTTCCTCATTGCATTCCCCATTAATAACTATACCCTTTATATTAATATATGTTTTCAATAATAATAATCTATTTTCCACAAGATTATCTTCAATTGTAAAAATGACATCTTTTTTCACATGTAAATTTGATTTTAAAATATTTTCATTAAATAATTTTAAATTTGAATTTGTTATATTTATATTTATATATTTTAATTTTTCAAAAACTTGTTGAAAATAATTATTTAAATAAAATACTTCAATCAAGTTATAACATTGTATATTTTTACTTTGAAATAATTTTGAATAATTATTTTTCTTACATAAATACTTTACCACACTATTTATAGGAAATACCTGTTCCAGTGCAAATATATCATTAAAGTTGTCAATATTCAAGAGTATATTTTCAACAATATGATCAATAGAGAAGACCAAATCCATTATGTTTTACTTGAATAAAATACATTTATTTAATAATCTGCATCTATTATAATATTCACGTATAATTACATGATTAATTTCAATAAGGTTATTTAAAAGTTTATGAAATTCAATACTCAAGTATTTATTATTAATAATTACGGTTAATTGTCCGAAATTTATACAATGTATAATTTGGAATAGAACGTATCCGCTCGTTTTTTGACTCAATACAATATTGAATGTGCATTTAACTATATTTTTCATGTCTATATATACTATTCCGTTATTGTCTCTATCTTTTGGATGAAATAGCTGCGCATTTAAGCTTTTTAAAAACTCTTTACATTCCAGTGAATTTAACGGTATTGGTGGTTTATCGATTATATTTATTAAATCGTTTAATACTACGTTCCCATACGAGCCGCCAGCATTATTATACCATGGTAATTGTGGACTTGATGTTTGACATATTGTTACTGAACTCCTTGTTAGTTGATTCAATTGATCGATGCGTTTTTTTATAAAATTAATTGATTTTATATCGCCACTACAAACCGATGGGCAATGTTTTTTTATTTGCAATAGCGGCATTGTATCGTCCTTTCGCTTTTTACCTGTCAGGCGACGCAGTTGTTTATCCATCCAATTCATGATTAATTTGAATTTTATATTTTACCCCTTCTATATATACTTATTTGAACAATATTTAAAATAATATGTTTTTAAGTGATATTTTCTTTTTATCTATATCTTGTTCGCTCGGTGATATGACTGCAGTGACTGCTTGTTTTATTAATCGGCTATCGTTACAGTTTTGTATTCGAACACTCACCGATGGCTTTGGTAATATGAATTTACTCAATTGTTCATACATTTCTTTTGTTGCCGAGTTTACATCACTTTTAAATTTACAAAATACATTCTTCTTTGCTGTTGGATTGTGTGATGGTGCTTTAAAATCATTTAAATATTGTTCAGTCATCGATGGTGTTATTATGCTATGAACAACTGCTCTTAGTGCGATATTTAAAAAATTAGATACAACTGTCAATTGCATTAATATATGAAAGTTGTGTGGTTTCCATATATCTTGAAAATTTGTTTGTAAAAATTTATTTTTAGAATATATATAATGTTCCTGTGATATCATATCCATATGTACATGTTCATTTTTTGAATTATTAAATATTAATTCAAAATTTTTAATAATATTATGATTATATAAAATTTTAGGTTGTACATTTACTAAATCGTCATTTGATAAACTAATAACTGGATCATGTGTACTTTTTATAATATTATCTGTTACATTATAATTGATTCCTACATTATCATTTCTATTTGTTGTGCCTATTATGGTTGCATTTGTTATTTTTGCATCTCGTATCAATGGGCTGTTAATTATATGACCTCTGCTTATATTTGTCGAATTTAATAAATCTACATCATTTTTATTTGATGTTTTTTTATTGATTTCCTGATTTATTTTATGTACAATATTTGTCACATCTTGTTCGAGAGCTTCTACAGTATTTTCTTGCATTCTAAATTTCATATCCATTATAATGTTATCAATTTTTTTACTTGATATTATTTCATCTTTATTTTGAATAAGTCCTCCTCTATCTGTTATTGATTTTGTATTTTCTAAAAAGAATAATCCGGAACCAAAGTATAAAAAATAAATTGAACTTAATTTTTGAAAATAATCTTCCAATTGACGTTGCGAATAGAACATGAACACCATTCCATCGTGATTGAATGTTGCTACTGGAAATCCTACTGGTACTTTATTTATATTCATCATTGCCAATTTTAACATGTTGCCAAATCTTGAGCGGAAAAACATTGCAAAAAATTGCTCAAATTTTAATGTAAATATTTGCATAATATTCATGTTGCCCTTCATATTTATATTATTTATGTATTCGCAAAATACATCGTCAGTATTAAGATGCGATTTCTTGCGACCGCACGATATTATATAATTATAAATAGCCGCGCATCTTGTCATATCGGATAAGTGGTATAATTGTGGACTTTGTTCGTCCAATTTAAAACTGAAAAATATATCTTTGAGTAGATTTACATTCTCAAAGTTTATAAACGGTTCGGACCATTCCATTATTACTCCACTTATAATAATAAGATATAATGTTGAATAGTAATATACTTTATAATCCATCGGCATCAACGAGCAATGATCCGTTCGATGATGCCTATTACGTTGGTCTACGATTAACAAAATTAATACCAGTAAAATTACCTGTGAATGTGAAAAATTTCTTTAATGTGTCGTTTCTTAAAAATTGCCGAAGTGCCACTGGAACACCGTCGAATAATATGAAACGGTCTTTTAATGATGAGTTTTTATTATATCGTAACTCGATGCGTAGTTCCATTAAATATAATAAAATGAATTTTGTTTTACGCGGTCGATTGATTTATGTTCCAGTGCTGCAGGGGGTATGTGTTGAATTTACCACTCAGGATTTATATAATATAAATAAAGAAACAGTTGAGATTATAACAAATGTTCATACACAAATGGAAATTATTGCAAAATTTTTAAATTATTTAAAAACTCAAACTCTATTCAAGTTTCCAATTGAGGATTTTTTTCAAACATTTTTACTCAAAGATGAAGAAATAGAGAATTCAGTTGATGATGATGATCCATTTAAATCAAAAAAAATACTATCTCCGCTCGATTGTATGCTTGCTGGATGGGCTGCAAATAAACGTGTCATTTTGCGAATGTCAAAGAATTTAAAAACATTTACCGAACAAAATTATATGTCATATATAGATAAAATGAATTCAGTTGGTAAACAACCACTTGATGTTTTTATGAAAACATCTTCATTAGTAATACCAACACATACAAAGCATCAGGCATCACAATATTTATATGCATCCATTGCTGTTATGTTTTTAAAATCAGTAGATCAAGTTTTTGTTATTTCGCCTATACTCAATCAAGTTTATATAGACTATTTTCACCCACAACCACCACCGGGCACTAATCAATCACAACCACCCCAACCACCTCAACCACCGCAGCCACCCACAACGTGTACACAACCAGCGATGCCACAGCAAGTTCCCTCGTCAACAGCAGATGCAGTTGCACAACTTATACAAAATATTTGTATACAAAATTCTAATATTATACAACAACCACCACCACAGCCTCCTACACTAATAAATGAGGTTCCTCTTGAGCCGGCGGCAGTATCCCAGACAACAGTATCACCCGATTATCAATCTGATGATGATAATGAGGAAGCAGCTATCCTATCAGATCATGATAGTGAAGCCAGTAGTGTTTTTGTAGCTAATGATGATGTTAAATCTGTAACAACAATTAATCCATCAGTTCAGGATGAATCCTTGATAAATAGTAGAACTGGAAAAATGGCCGAGGAATTGAATAGATATAATAATTTAACTGATAATTGTTTAGGAAGAAAACGGTCTTTTGATAATATTGAATCGAGCGGCGACGAACTTGATGACGATTATTTTAAAGGAGCCCAATCGGCATCATTAATGGAATTTAAACACATATCATTAAACGAAAAGGATATTGAATCTGATATTGGTAGCGAATTGGAAAAAACATTAGAAAAGACAACACTTGGAAAAAAATCTAAAAAAAAAAGCCCCGTAAAAAGTAATATGTATGATAGATATGAACAACTTAAAAATTTATTTATGAAACAATTGGAGCAAAGTAAAAAACAATTGTCTAATACTAAAAAAATTTTCTTAGATAATATTAATAAACAAAAGACTGAAACGAAAAGTGAATTGACGAGAATTAAATTAAAAAAGGAAAATGAAATTGTAAAAATTGAAAAAATAACATCACACGCACTTGATATACTTAATGAATCACTTTCAAGACCATATTTAACTAATGCGGATAAAAATATAATAAAACATGCCTTTAATAAATTTATGAATTTAATGAATAACAAGAAACAATTAGTAATAAATACGGCAGATGCAGCTATTAATGTATTAACACAACAACTTAAAACTATTGATAATGAGGAAAAAAATTTAATTGAAATTATAACAAATGGAGAAAATGAATTATTAAGAATTGAAAGTAATATTTATAATATAGATAATGAAGCTGCAATTGGTTTTGCCTTTGAAACCGACGAATTATCAGTTGGTCTTGATATAAAAAAATCACAGGCAAAAATAAATATTGGTCGTCTTAAAAAATTATTAGCCAATGAATATGATCAGTTTCTTAAAAATAATAAACTCGTAACAACATTGGCCGAAGAGAGTTTAACAATTAGACGCGATCAACAACTTGCAATAGATGAAATAACAAATGATGAAGATTTTGATAGTATATTTAGTGAGTTTTTACATCAAGTTAATAATATAACTGAAAATTCGTTATCTATATATAATTCACCTACTAATTATGAAGATATGTATGCTGAAATAGAGCGATCACTTGAAAAACAAAAAAGTGATTATGATGCAGATTTGGAGGCATTAAAGGCCCAGCGAAATTTAATTATAGAACAGCGTATTAAGAATTCGGAACAACTTAAAATCCGACTCAATAATATTCAAACTAATAAAAATGTTTTAGAAGATTTATCTAAACAAATTGATAAATTAAAAAAAGAATTACAATCTGGTAATAATAATTTGGATAGGGTTAATGAATTGAATGATAAAATATCAGAGTTAATTAAACAAAAAAATAGTATACAACAACTTATAATAGACGAATTAGCAGAAGTCAATCAATTACAAATTATATCTATTTCTTTAGATGATGAACGTAATGCATTATTAAAATTAATTGAAATAAAGGAACAGCAAATAAAAGAAATTAATTTAAAACAAATTCAAATTAAAAATATTCTTAACAATGAGCAACAGACGGTCAAACGATTGAATATAATTAAAAAACGTACCCAAGACTTAATTCAAAATAAAGTAGATAGTATTAATAGCTTAAAGGATAAAAGATTAAATTTAATTAATGTTAATAATATAGAAATTACCAATTTGGAAAAGATAGTAAAACTTCAAATGCGAAAAAAACGTCAAATAGAGAATAGATTGGCAAAGGTTGATAAATTAATTAGTAGTAGAACTAAATTATTTAAAAATACTATGGCTAAATATAATGCTCTTGTATCGGGTTCTGATAAATTGACAAAAAAAATTGAAGAATCAAATAAAAAGATAAAACAATTACAAATTGACTTGGACGATTCGTTAGCCAAAATTGATCAGCTTATTAAACAAAAAAAAGAAGAAGAAGAAAATTTAAAAATATATGAAGAAGATATTTCAAAATTAATTGAGCGTAGAAATAAAAGAATGCTTGACAAGAGTGAGGTTGAAAGTTCTATAGAAAAGCTGGATAATGAAATTAAAGAATTGAAAACTAAACGAGATCTTATGAGTATAGAAAGTGCAACTGAATCGGCCAATGTTATTAACCTTGAACAGGAAATTGAAAGACTTTTACAGCGGAAAGAAGAACTTTTTAAAGAAAAACAAATCGAAGAAGGTAACATAAATGAGTATCAAGAAAATATTAATGCATTAGTTAAACGTAAAAATGATCTTATCGACAATAAAAATAAATTAAGAAATGATGTGGATCAATTGGATAGTGATATTAAAAATTTAGAAAATAAAAAGAAACAAATGGAAGAACAGTATAATGATGATGTTATGAAAAATAACAGAATGAAGAAAGAAATTGATGAAAAAATTCAATATTTAAAGCAAGAACAAAAATTACTTTTAGAAGAAAAAGTAAATATGACAAAAGATTTACAAGTCGCTATTAATACCTCAGAGTCTAGTCGTCATATAGTAGAACAAAGATTGTTTGAGGCACGTCAAAAAAGAGACAGAGTGTTACGTGAATTGGAAGAGGTAAATGAGGAAATTAAAGAACTAACAGAATCAACTAGAATAAATAAAGAAAGATTAGAAGAACTTAAAGAATTAAAAGAAGAACTTGAAGAACAACAAAAAAGTGCAGAAGAAGATGTGGAAAATTTAAAAGTACACGAAGATATGGTAGTTGCTTGTAACAAAAGTTTTGAAAGGATTCAGGAAAAAATAGTTAAAACTGAAAAATTACTTGAAAAATTAAAAAATACACAAAGAGAATTAGAAGAACAATATAATATTAAATTGAAAGACGTAAATGGACAACGGGAAGCTATACTTAGATTGGACGAAGAAATGTTAGCACTTGTTAATAAACGACAACAACTTATTAAACAAACGGAAGAAGAACAAGAAAAAATTGCCAACTTTGAACAGAATATTAACGAATTGATTGAAATTAGAAATAGACGTATGGGTGACAGAAATGAATTGCAAAGTGTTGTAGACGAACTTGAAGCTAATATTGCCGAATTGAAAGCTAAACGGGATCTTTTAAACGAACAAAATATAGCTGAAACAGAAGATATTACAAAGCGAAAAAAAGAACTTCTTGATAATATGTATGTTTTAAATCAGGAAACAACTAAACTTTTTAATGAAAATGAGAAAAAAATTAATCAAAAGGAAATTCTTAAAAAGCAAATTGAACAATCTGCCCAACAATTGGAAGTAATGAAAAAACAATCAAACGATATATTAAATAATTATGAACAAACTCAAAAAGAAATGAATGATATAAATGAAACTATTCAAAAATTAGAACATGAAAAAAATGAATCACTTGAATATAAAAATAAATTATTACAGAATAGGCAAATGTTAGAAGAAGAAAATAATGAGCGTATACAAGATTTAAACCAACGAAGGGAAAATTTTAAAATATTAATTGACTCCCATAAACAATCGTTACAGAATATGGAAAATGAAATTGAAACTTTAAAAAATCAACAAGAATTACGTTTACAAGAAATACAATTAATAATTGATAGTTTAAAGCTTGAAAATACAATTAGCAATTTAGCTGATAATAAAAATGCACTTTATGAACAATTACAACAACTTAAAGAGGAACTTATAAATATAACAATCGAGTATGAATCGAATATTTTAGCTATTAATAATGATGTACAAGATTTATCTGAAAAATTACAGGGCAAGAAAAATGTACTAGATGATAAAGTAAATACAATTATAGAATATAATAACAAATTAGATCAATTGGTTTTTGAGAAGGAAAAACTTGACAATTTATCATCAACTGTAGATTCGAATATGAATATAATTGATATTAATAATAGTAAAATAAAGAAAACTCAAGCTGACTTAAATGCAGATGAAGCTAAGGCACGTGAACTTGAAGATAGTATTAGTAATTTTAATAGCATTAGAGAGACTTTAGAGGAGAGTATATTACCGTTAGACAATGCATTAATAGATATTAATAAATCATTGATAAAAGCCGAAGAAGTTTATCAAGAGAAAGATGCAAAATATCAGGAAAATTTAAGTCTTGAAAAATATCTTGATAATCAAATTCAAACAAATTTGACAAAAATTGAAATGATACGTGACGATATTAAAGCTCTTGAAAATAAATTAAATGACCCATTAACAACAAAACAAAAAAATGCTTTAGAAGATGAAATTAAAGAATATCAACAACATATAACTAAAATTGAAGAAAATAATAATAATTCACTTAAAAATAGAGAAATGTTAAATAGAACATCAACGAGATTATTTAATTCACTTTCAACTTTACAGAATGAGATGCAAGAATTAAAAAATAATATTGAAAAATTGAAAAAGGAAAAAAACGGTCAATCATTGGGGTTAAATGAGTTAATAAGTGATATTAATAAATATAATGATCAAGTTATAGCTTTGGGTATAAGAAATAAAAATTCAAAACAAATAATTAATAATTTAATGAATAAAAATAAACAATTGGAATCGGAAAATGATTATTATATTAAACATGGAGAGGCAGACAGAGCTAATGTTATAGTACAAATTGAAAATCTTACTAGAGATAGAGATGCATTACAAATAGTTATAAATGAACATAATAGCGAGATTGAAAATGATACTAGTACTTTAAATAATTTGCGTGAAAGAAAATTAGAATTAGATAAAGTTTTTTATAATAAACAGCAATCATTACAAGAGGCCATATTAGAAAAGGAAACTGCTATACAACAAGTAGAAGCACTTATAATACAAAATACAGGCGGGGATGAAAAGGCTCAAATGTTATGGCGTGAAAAGATAATGCTTGAAGAACAAATTAAAAATTTAAATCAACAAAAAAGTAATATTACAAAACAATATAATGAACAGCTTAAAAGTTTAGATATGGAAAATGCCCAATTATTGGCCGAGATAAATAATAGAACTGCACATTCTAATAGTTTAAAAAATGAAATTAGTTTATTACAATTTAGTATTTCAACTTTAACCGATAATTTAAATGAATTACATACTAAACATGAGGATTTACAACAGCGTAAGATTTTACAAGAGCAGGCAATACATAACGAGGAAGTACAAATAAATAAATTAGCTATGTTGCATAATGAAAAAATAAATGAATTTAAAAATTTAGAAATTGAATTAAAAGAACATGAAAAAGTACATAATAATCTTGTTAGTCAAATTGAACAAATTAAAAATGAAATTATGAAATTAACATCTCAATATGATCTTAGTTCTATAGAATTTACCGAGATGCAGAATAAAATTAATAATTTAGAGGCACAAAAGGAACAACTTAATAATAATCTTAGAACGATAGAATTGGAAATAAGTGATATTTCTAATAATATATTTTCAACCAATCAACATAAAATGCAATTGAAAAGTGAATTGGAATTATTATTTAAAGAAAGAGCACAAATACAATCAAGCATATTAACTCAACAGGATACAGAGACCGCTATTCGTGAAGAAATGGTTCAATTGATTAGAGATAGGAGTAATTATGAACAAGAATTAGAAAATATACGTATTGAATTAGTGAATTTAGAAGAACAGAAAAAACAGGGTCAAGATAGTATAACACAATTGGAAAATGAATTGGAAGTTATATTAATGAGAAAAAATCAATTACTAAAGAGAATAACTGAAGAAACTGAAAATATTAGATTATTAGAAGAGCAAATTATTTCATTGGTTGAAAAGAAAAATTCCAATAATATGAAATTACAACTAGCAGAGGCTGAACTTGATCGATTGGAAATTAATCGGAAAGAGCTTGAGGTAAAAAATAGAAATATTAAAAAAGAAATGGAAACAATGCAAAAGTACCATTTAGAATTGATACAAATGGCAAATGTTGAAGTTAGTGAAATAGAAGAAGTTAAGAATAAACTTGAAAAATTAAAAAAGGAGCGAGAAGAAAATGAAAAGCAATTAATTGAAATGCAAAATTTATTTGTAGAATTAACAAATAATAGAAATGCTTTACAAGAATCATTAAAAAGGATTCGACATGATATAGATGAATTGGAGCGTGAAAATAGGGGATATGAAGGTTCTCTAATTAGTTTACGACATGAGGCAACAGAATTAGATTTGGAAATTAAAACTAAAGAGGAACAAATTAGAGAACAACAAAAACTTATTGAAATGCAGGAAAAACATCTTAATACAGATGAAAGATTAAGTAGGAAACGTACTGTTGAACCAGAAATGACTACAACAAAGAAAGTTGGCATTGAACCAGAGAAACCTAAAGTTATAGATCCTGATTCTGTAAGTAAAAGGGCAGAAAAAGACTTTCTTGAACGAACAAATGAAACTAGGAAAAAAATTATAGAAAAACGTAATGCAATATTAGATAGTGAAATAAAAATTAAACGTGATATGGAAAAAATTAAGGGCCAGCAACAAGATATACTTGACCGAGAACAACAAATTAAGGAACGTAATTATATGACATCACAATTAACTGAAGAAGAATTTAACCAGAGCGTATATGATAAAAAAGAAAAACATTTAAAAGAACGTGCCAAACTTATGGATAGGGAAAAAGCATTAAAAATTCAACTTCAAGAAAGAAATAATACATTAAATAAATTGGTACAAATAGAACAACAGCTTGACAATTTGGACCAAAATCATCGTGAACGTGAACTTAATATGGAAATTGATAAAAATATTCAAGATCAAATTGAAATAGATGAATTGGAGAAACATCTTGACGAACTCGACCAACAACCATATGACGATATATCAAATGAAGAATTTGCCATACTTTCACAACAAACGAGAGAACAACTTTTGACAGACCGACAATCTCTTAAAGATGAGGAAAAAAAACTCCAAGAAAAAATGGAAAATATTTTAAAGGAGCGAGATAAATTGAATAAAAAAAGTGAAATAGAAAGTGAAATAGAAAAAGTAGAATTAGATAAACAACAGATATTAGAACAACAATATAGAGAAATTAATGAACAGCAACGACAAATATTACATCAACAAGAAATATTAAAACAACAAGAAATACAATTACAACAAATGGAGAATTTTAGAAATCAACAACCATCAACAAGCGATCAAATAGTACAAGAACAACCATCAACAAGCGATCAAATAGTGCAAGAAGAACCATCAATAAGTGATCAAATAGTGCAAGAACAACCATCAATAAGTGATCAAATAGTACAAGAACAACCATCAACAAGCGATCAAATAGTGCAAGAAGAACCATCAATAAGTGATCAAATAGTGCAAGAACAACCATCAATAAGTGATCAAATATTGCAAGAAGAACCATCAATAAGTGATCAAATAGTGCAAGAAGAACAAGAATCAACAAGTATTCAAGAATTGCAAGAAGAACCACAATTAATGACAAAGGTTTTAGAAGAAGAACAAACAGTAGTAGTAGGTGATGAGAGATCAAATATAAAGGATGTAAAAACATTAACAAAACGACAAATTGAATATGTTAAAGAAGGAGAAGAAAGCGACGAGGAAAGTAAACGTGTAGCTACGGAAGATGAAGTTTCAATAATAGGACTTTTAAAATTAAAAAAAAATCCTCCGAGTAAAATGGAAGCACAGTCGTTAACAAAAAGACAAACTGAACATAGAGATAAAGAATTAGAAGAAATTGATGAGGAAAAAAAACGAGTAGCTACAGAAGATCAAGTTCCAATAATAGGACTTTTAGAAAGAAAAAAAGACCCTCCAACTAAAATGGAAGCTCAATCATTAACAAAAAGACAGACCGAACATAGAGATAAAGAATTAGAAGAAATTGATGAGGAAAAAAAACGAGTAGCTACAGAAGATCAAGTTCCAATAATAGGACTTTTAGAAATAAAAAAAGACCCTTCAACTAAAATGGAAGCACAATCGGTAATAACTGATGAAATATTACAAGAAGAACAATTATCGTCAAATGAACAAACAGAACAACAAGAACAGTTACCAATAGTAGACGTATTGCAAGAACAACCAGAAGAGATATTAATAGAAGAATTGGATGAGAAAAAGGAAAGTGTTGAGCAAGAACCAAGTATTGAACAACTAGAAGAATTAGATGAGAAAAAGGATAGTAAAGTTACTACAAAAAAGCGACAACTAGATAAAGATGACTTGTCTGATGAAGATACGAAAAAACCCAATATTGAACAACCTGAAGAAGAACAAGTTGAGCAAGAACCAAGTGAACAACCTGAAGAAGAAAAAGTTGAACAAGAACCAAGTGAGGAAAAATCTGAAGAAGAACAATTAACAACAGACATATTGCAAGAACAACCAGAAGAAATATTAACAGAAGAATTGGATGAGAAAAAGGAAAGTACAGTTACTACAAAAAAACGACAACGAGATAAAGATGACTTATCTGATGAAGATACGAAAAAACCCAATATTGAACAGCTTGAAGAAAAAGTTGAACAAGAACCAAGTAGTGAACAACCTGAAGAGGAAAAAGTTGAACAAGAACCAAGCAGTGAACAACCTGAAGAAGAAAAAGTTGAACAAGAACCAAGTAGTGAACAACCAGAAGAAATATTAACAGAAGAATTAGATGAGAAAAGGGAAAGTAAAGTTATTACAAAAAAGCGACAACGAGATAAAGATGACTTGTCTGATGAAGATACGAAAAAACCCAATATTGAACAACCTGAAGAAGAACAAACACAACAAGAACCAAGTAGTGAACAACCTGAAGAGGAAAAAGTTGAACAAGAACCAAGCAGTGAACAACCTGAAGAGGAAAAAGTTGAACAAGAACCAAGTGATGAAGAGAAAAAAAATAAACAGCCAATTAAAAGACGACAAGATGAACAAGACGACACTGATGTAAAAAAGTTACATAAAACTGGTAGTGATTATACATCCGAAGAAGAGTCAGATGTAAATATTGAAGAAAAAGGTAAGAAACCTATTAAAAGACGACAAGATGAGCAAGATGACATTGATGTTAAAAGGTCACATAAAACTAGTACAGATACAACTAAAGAAAAAATAAGTGATGAAGAATCGAGTGAAGAAGAGTCAGATGTAAGTGCTAAAGAAAAAGGTAAAAAACCTATTAAAAGACGACAAGATGAGCAAGATGACACTGATGTTAAAAGGCCACATAAAACTAGTACAGATACAACCAAAGAAAAAATAAGTGATGAAGAATCAAGTGAAGAAGAGTCAGATGTAAGTGCTGAAGAAAAAAGTAGAAAATCTATTAAACGACAACAAGAAGATGATACTGGTGCGAAAAAAACACATAAAACTGATAGTGAATCTACATTTGAAAGAAAAAGTAAAAAACGCCAAATTGAGGAAGATACTAGTCCAAGAAAAACACTTAAAATTAAAGAATTGAATGAAAATGTTGTACAAAGCACTGATGAAGATTCCGTTATAAGTGATAAAAAGACTACATTGAGTGATGAAGCATCTGATGAAGAAGAAAAATCAAAACAAGTTGAAGATGAAGATGTAATTTTTGTAGAATCTAGTCAAAATGTTGAGGATGAAGATGTAATTTTAGTAGAATCTAGTCAAAATGTTGAGGATGACGATGTAATTTTAGTAGAACCGACAGATGAAAAAATAACACACGAGCAAAGTGTAGAAATGAGTGACGAATTGCCTATTATAGATTTAGTTTCAGTAGAGTCAGATGTAGCAATGAATGAGGAATCTTCAGATGTAGAAATAAATGAAGTAATGGATACACAGTTAGATGAAAGTAAAGAAGAAGTATTAAGAATAGAACCGATGCCAGAAATACAAGCAATTGAAACAGAATTAGCACCACAGTTACAAGAAGTTGAAATAGAGTCGGCTGTGGAAACTTTTAAAACTCAAATAAAAGATAGAGTTGAAACAGAATTAGTACCACAGTTACAAGAAGTTGAAATAGAGCCTGCTGCGGAAACTTTTAAAGCTGAAATAAAAGATATAATGACTACCAAAAAAAGGGAATGGGAAGATCAACAAGATTTTGATAATTATCTTAAAAAACTTGAACATGACCAATCGTTGCTTGAAATTGAAGAACAACAACGAAAAGCTGAACTTGATAGAAAACAACGTATAGAAGAAGAAGTTGAAAAATTACTTGAACAAAATAAAACAATTGATATTGATAGTGAACGAGAACGAATTGATAAGTTATTAGATGAAGAAGAAGAAGAAGATGAGTTTGATGAATTTGATCGTGAAAAAAGAGAAGCTGAGAGATTAAAACAAAAATTTGATGCTGAGATGCAAGAACAAATGAAAATATGGAAACAAGAATATATCCAAACAAAATCAGATGAATTATCCAAAGAGCAAGAAGATGAATCATCTAAAGAACAAGAAAGCGAATCGCCTAAAGAACAGCCGTCCGAATCACCTAAAGAACAAGAAAGCGAATCGCCTAAAGAACAACCATCCGAACCATCTAAAGAACAAGAAAGCGAATCACCTAAAGAACAGCCGTCCGAATCATCTAAAGAACAAGAAAGCGAATCGACTAAAAAACAAGTGAGTGGCGAAAAATCTAAATTATCATTAGAAGAACTTATTGAAAAAAGAAAGAAAAAAATAAAGGAACAAAAATTAAAAAGAGAGGCTTTGGCAAAAAAATCACAAGCTGATAGTGAATCGACAGAGGGTAAAGAAAAAAAGGAAAAAGGTTTAAAGAAAATAAAAAAGCAATCAAAGGATAGTGGTGAACAGGTTGATGAGGGAAAAAAGACACAGACAGTAAGTAAAGAATCACAGTCAACTGAAGTTAAAGAAAAAAAGAAACTAAAAAAAGAGGTATTGGCAAAAAAATCACAAGAATCGACAGAAGGTAAAGAAAAAACTAAAAAAGAAATAAAGAAACGTTCAAAGGACAGTGGTGACCAGGATGGCGAGGGAAAAAAGACACGGGTAGGTGAAGAATTACAAGAATCGACAGAAGGTAAAGAAAAAATTAAAAAAGAAAGAAAGAAACGTTCAAAGGACAGTGATGACAAAGATGATGAGGAAAAAAAGACACGATTATTAACTGATGAAGAAAAACAAAAGAAGGAAATTTTACGTAGTAGGAAAAAACGACAAAAGGATACTGAAGAGCAAGATGATGAGGGAAAAAAGACTCGAATATTGACTGATGAAGAAAAACAAAAGAAGGAAATTTTACGTAGTAGGAAAAAACGACAAAAGGATATTGAAGAGCAAGATGATGAGGAAAAAAAGACTCGAATATTAACTGAAGGAGAGGAGAAAAAAATTATATCAGAAATACAAAAGAAGGAAATTTTACGTAGTAGAAAAAATCGACCAAAGGATCAAATTGGTGGGGACGAGGAAAAAAAGAGCCGATTATTAACTGAAGTTGAGGAGGAAGAAGAATCTATGTCTGAAGAAGAATATGAGGAAGAAGAAGAATCTATGACCGAAGGGGAGGAAGAAGAAGAAGAATCTATAACTGAGGAGGAGGAAGAAGAAGAAGAAAAACCACAGGTTGTTAAAGAACAAAAGTCAGGTATTATGAAGTTTAAGGCAAAATTGAGTAAGCTAGCTGATACAAGAATGAAAAAAATTAAATCTGGTTTTATTAGTAAAAAACAAATTAGTAAAAAACAATATAGAATATCTGATTTGAAAAAGGCATTAGAAGAAAAACCTAAATCGAAATATAGTTATGATGACGACGAGGTAATGACCGAAGTAACACAATTACAGCAATCAAATGATGACGATGAAACAATGACAGAGGCACGTCAATCGTCAGTAAGCAGTGGCAGGGAAGAAACTACTGTTAGAATGATAACCAAACGTGGAAAATCGACTAAGGCCCGTAAAGAAGTTAAAAAATCACGAAAATAGATTAAGTATTTAAAAAAATTTTAAAGTATATATATGCCAGAATTGTTAATATAAATAGTATATATGAATAGAGTATAAATATATATTGTTTTATATATTTTATATTATTAAAATGATATTTTATAGCCATTGATAATATAAATAAAATGAAACCTGAATTTAATAATAAAAATTTATTAAATTTAAAAAAACATGTCTTTGGATTTCTATTGGTTGTATTATATGTTTTAAAGAGTATAGATGCGAAACATACACGTGTAAGTATATCTCCTATTAATATTAATTGTATAAAATTGTTATCGTCGCAATTATTATTATTTCGAAAAAACATTGGATACGTTTTGAATATTGTTATTGCGATTGTTCTAATAGATACAGATAAAAGAAAATGAATTGTTCTCTTGTTTAAAGACATTTGAGAAACATAAACACTATAAATCGCCATAGTTACTTGAAGTGTAGAAATTAAAAGTTTAAATAACATATTGTAGTGACTATTGTTTATTACATGTATATTATAAAATTCACTTTCAATGTCATAATCTGAAGACTTGTGTATGAAAAATATTCCACCCATTATAAAAGACGAGAATATTAAATAGTGCCAGTTCTCAGATGTTATTTTTATTTCTTCCACATCATCATCAGTTTCGCTTTTTAGCCACAAAACATCTACATTGAATGATTTGGTTTTTCTTAGCGGTCGTGGTTTAGATGAAAATGTCGGTAATGACTTTTGTTTAACAAATGTTGTTCCTGCTATACGTGGTGGTGGTATAGATGTTGTTGCTGTTGGCGTCTCTTCTATTACTATACGCTGTTCTCTTTCAACATTACTCCAAATAACCATTGCCCCCAAAATTAGATTGAAAACAAGTAAAAAATAATTGAAAAAATTATTTAAATTATATATATTATTTATTTGATTATTATTATAAAAAAAATATGAAATATAAATACAAACTAAATAACAAAGTTTTGAAATTTTTTCACACAATTGTAACACGGCCATAACACTTATTGATCGGATAATTGTGCTTTCGGTAAAATTTAAATCTAAAAACGCCATAAGTGCAACTTTAATAGAATAATCATTATCGTCGCCGTCCATCCATTTTTGTGTTAATATATTACCAATTGGAATTTCAAAATACATGTAAATAACTGTTAATATAATTTGATATTGTATTTTTTTAAATAGCGGCTCAAGAATATAAATAAAATTAAATTTAACAATTAATATCATTAATAATAAAAGTAAAAATAATGAATTATTTTGAAAATCGTTTTTTAAATATAACCGCGCAAATATATTACATTTATTCATTATATAAATTATATAATAAATTATTAAAATTATACACTTGTTTTTAACCGCAATGGATGTAGTTTTCATGTTGAATTCTTGAATAAAACTATTTAAATTTCTTTTCAATTAAGTATTATATGTATGCGCGCGCAGGTATTGTATGTTTATTCAATATTTAATGAATTGGATATAATATACACATATGTTTTATGTATTTTTTTTTATTTTAATTATATAACATTTATATATGATCGTGATCATAATTAACTAAGTAATAATGAGTTATATGTATGATATGGTTTTTCTTCAAGTTGTAATTCTAAAGAGTTAATATTTAATTTTTTCATTATTAATAAATCAATACTGCTTTCTGCTAAAGAGAATCCTCTTGTTACGATTATTAATTTTTTATAAAAAAAACCATTATTATAAATTTCAACACATTTTTCTACAATTGATAATACAGTGTTTGCCGATATATCTAGATATAATGTACCAAAATCATTTGGATTGTATATGATTGCTTGTTTTTTTGTCGCTAATACTAATTCTGGCCATTGATTTGCGTGTAATATTATTTCATTTGATATTATTATAATTGGATCGATATGTAATGCTTTACGGAATGATTTTCTTAAATTGCTCCAATAATTGTTCTTTGTCTCATCATCATCTTCGAATTTTATATACTTTAAATTGTCATACGGTTCGTCAGGATTATTTAAAAGTCTTTCTTCGTATTGTTTGTTTATGTTTATTTTGCTTATTGGCGCTTCTGCTAGAAAATTAAAGTTGAATAAAGCAATTGTGAAATATTTCTTTTTCATTTTCAACATTTTCATTGGAGTATTATTTCTAGTGCCGTCATATAAAATATTATCAATGAGCGTGTTATCGACATTTTTTGGAAAATAAAGGTTTGGTTGATTTGTTTCACGTATACAACATGCTTGTAATGGATTTATATAATTATATATTTGAATATTTTTAAATTTGTTGAGAAATTCATCTAAAAATCGTTCAACATTATATATACCTACTGTACAATATTGTTGTTTTTTTAATACGTTACACATATTAATAATGGCATTCTTTGATAATACATTAGGCATAAATGTTACATCTGTTATTGAGTTTGTATTTATCATTTTTTCAAAATCGTATTCATTTATTTTACTAAAAATTTTAGACATTACGTTAATTTTTTGTTTTTTTTCTAATATTTTATGAAATGAAATTAGTTCATTTATGCCTGTTATTGACGGGTAAAATTGTATTGTTTGTAATTTGAATGCTTTTTTTCTATTGCCTGAAAACCAATCTTTACTAAAAATTATTGATTCGGGTACGCGTAATTTGGCTAAAAAATTAAAATTATTATATTTAAATACATAATTACTATTATTTAAAATGTCTTCTAATAACATGTATATATTTATTTCGGTAATTAATGGCATTATAATTAAATTTAATCCGTTTTCTATAGATCCATTTATAACTGTTAAAATTTGTAATTTTTTAAAAAGAAAATTTTTACCAGATTCATCGGGCACTTGACTATGTAATTGACGATTATAATTTAATTTGCTAACGTGTAATTTTTCAATATTTGGAAAAAACTTTTCAATTAAATGTAAATTAATATTTCCCATATATATAATTGTATTTACTCTGGCAATTGTTTTCAAGTCATTTTTTGAATAGCTAGTTAGAGATGGTATAATTTTCCTTTGTGTTTCATATTTTGATGAATCTTCGTGCATAATTTTTGCTATCCATATAGAGTATGGTTTATAATCAATTATTATGTCTAATAAATCTTTATACGTGACTGTAAAGTTTATTGCCAGCTTGAGTATATTAATTCCATGCTCGTCGTCATTGCGTGGTAGTTTTTCATAAAGTATATGATATTTTTCTGGTATTTTTTCCGAAAATTGAAAACTAATAGGTTTTAAAGCATGTTGATTATAATCATATGTTTTTGCAAAAAGAGGGCCTCTATCGTTTATGATATCATTACCAAATTGATCTTTACAAAATTCAAACATTTTAATCTTATTTAGAGAGAATAAAATAATATCGGTATAAAATTAATTTGGGCATGATAAAATGGTTTAAATTTTACACCTTTAACTATTAAATTGTCGTGTGTTGAAGAGATATTAAAATTATTATAACCATAAATTATTATAGATTTCGGTTCTATAAATGTTATTTGGTCAACATTATCACCATAATAATAATAACAATTATCATATAGTTTAAAGAGATTTGTATTTGTCTCAAATACAGCTGAATTTGGGTATATAAAATTACCGCCTACATTAATGAATTTATTTGTATTATAATTTATATTGTTTATTTTAGTTACAAATTTTGAATGAATTTTCATTTTATTATTAGTAGCTAATAAAAAACATTCAATATATGGGTATAATATTTCGATTTGACTTAATACGTTTAATACTTCTGTATAATTTATTTCATTGTTATTTACGCTCTCAAGTTTAAATGTTAATATTAAATTTTTATAATTACGATAATTGTTTAGGGGTATGAAGTTTTCTTTTTCAACCGGACGTACAAATAATATATAATTATTTGTTGATGATGAACTAGATGTAAAGTTGTAAAATTGTGGATATAAATCTGCATTAACATTTGAAAATTTGAAATAGTTGGGTAAAATATCTGTTCTATCATTTAAATCGATATATATATCGCCTGAATATCTTGTGCCCATATTAGATTTATTAATAATAAAATCTACTTCTTGTAAATAATTCATTTTTTTATTATTATATACATGTTTGTTATTGCCCCAATAAATAAATTTCATATATGTCCCAACAACATCATCAATATATATTTTATAAACTTCGGATACTGGTGTGTCGAGTTGATGTTCAATTACTCTTAAAAATTTATTATTTGCTATTATGAACAATTGGTCACGACTCCAGCAATTTGTTGAATTTGTTTGAAAATCTTTTGTTAAATATAAAATAAAGACAAACCGTTCCATAATTTGTTTATGGCCATCAATCATTTTTACTAGATTTAATGCCTCGTTTGGATGAACATTATCTAGAACACAAAAGGATGTTACGAATGTTATATGTTCATCGACTGGGTCACATTTTATTAAACCATCGTTTAAGTTAATATCCAATTGTTGGGCATAAAAATGTTTATCGGAATAAGAGAAATCGAATAATATATTTGTAAATAGAGGTGTTTTGTATGTCCATTCGCTATTTGCAACATTAAGAACATTAAGTGATTTATTTGGTTTATTGTATACAGATTGGAAATTTTCATTTGAAGGAATAACACAAAAATCAAAATATGGACCTATATTAAATTGAAAATCTTGATAGGTAAATTTAATTGTTGATATTATATAAAGTTCAATATCTTTTAAAAATATGCATTCTCTGTTTAAATAACTTGTTATGCGTTCTTCAAAACCTGCAAATCTAAATCCACGAGAAAATTCTTCTAAAGATATTAATATAAATGATTGACATCCATTATAATTTGTTGGGGGTAATAGATCTTTTGCAATGTATAAAAATCTCGCTATCTCATCGAATGTCCCTTTAAAAAATGTTAAACGTATGAATAAATTTCCAAAAGAATTATATAATCCGCCTGACCATTTTGTATCTCGTATGGGTGCCTCTTCTAATTTTCTTAATTCTATAGTGAAATTATCTTCCCTATTACTTGGTAAAGATACCCTTCTCAATAGACGTATATTAAATGTGAATGGTATATTGACTGTAATGATTTTTTTATTTTTCATATTTGTTATATCTTGTATATAGAATTTTTGTATTAACGGTTCTTCTTTATAAAAACCTAAATCATCTTCGTCTTTATTATATTTAATGGCCTTTTCATTATCAAAGGATATTATTGGATATTTTTCCTTGATGTTTTTATATTCAAATGAGTTATTTGTCACCTTACGTTCATAGATATCTTTACTGAAAAAACTATTTACCACAGTTTCTTGGTTATTATTTTTACTTGTAAAGATAACAACAATAAATGAATTTTTGTTTATATTGAAAAATTCATTTAAAAATGAAATAAAAGGTTTTATTTTATTAGTTTCAAGTGATGGCATAATTATAAATGTTGATATATAGGACACTGATGCTGCGGTAAGACCATATTTGTCAAATTTTGGTGTTTCTATAACATCCTCATCATATTGAATAATTAATGGTTTAACTGGACCCCCGGAAAATACTTGTTTAAATATATTAACACTAAACGTTTTTGGGATTGTGTAATAAATTTGTGATAATGAATCAAAATCCCATTTATCCGATGTAGGTTTTGTAGCGGATAAACAGACAAGTTCATTTGTTTCTGTATGTTTTGGAATTTCGTCTAGATATATAAATTTTTTGATATTTTTTTGTATAAATTCAATACAATTATTAGTTACTTTAACATCTTTCATTTCTATTGGATAAACTACATTATATATATTCTTTGTTCCAACTGTCTCACTTATTATACCTTTAAATGTGTTGAATTTTATTTGTTTAAAAATATAAATCCAATTGTATTTTTTATATTTTAAAATTACTTGTCGAAGAAATGTGTTTATTAATTCAGATGTAACTGTGTTTGATATAAATACAAATGTGTTTGGTGTGGTAAAATCGTCTGGGGCATGTATGAACGGTGCTTTAATATAAAATCCTGCAATTGGCGTTTTTTCTATATTTAATAAAAGTGTTATGTCCGATTTGATTGGTTTTTGATGTAATGTTTCAATAATGGCTATATTTGGTACATTTTTGTATGGATATTTTTTTGTTAAATTATTTCTATCACCTTGAAAACTGCCGATATTTAAACAATAATCATATGTAGTTGGTCCCAATTCGCTAAATAATGCAAAACTTGCGATTGAATTAATTGATGGAAAATTTTGAAATATATTTTTGCATGTTCCATCTTTTTGCAATTCTATATTTGTTAAAAAGGTATATTTTTCATTTTTATGAACCAATTCATAATAAAATAGATTTGGTGAATTTTTTATAAAATCTCTTGTTATAACATCTTCTTCTGGTATTGGTTCAATTAATAAATAGCAGTATGCCTTTTGAAAATCAGTGGGTTTTTGATTTAATAATGCTCCGAGTAATTCCGGTTGTATTTTAACATCCAATGTTCCTACATAAAAATCATAAAGCATTGATTCGTTTGGTATTAATGTTGCCGATTGTTTGTATATTATAGTCGATGAATCATTATCAACATTGGAGAATGTTAGAACGTGGCCATATTTCATTGATATCGGTTTTATATATTTATTTTCATGATCTAAGAAAAATTGGTATGGCATTTTGAAATCATGTTTTCCATCAATTAGTTGTATTTTAGTATTGTTAAAGGAAAGTGTGTTGCCGTCAAGTTTGTCATAACCGAAGCAAAATAGTGAGTTGTTAACAATTGCCACATTTCGATTGTGTAAGCTGGAGTAATAAAGTCCAAATAATAATGCAGATTTCATTAAAAATGGCGTTTGATCGGTTATTTTAATAATTAAACAGAGTTGTTTTCTTGCCACTATGGTGTATAGCATGTTTAATATTGAATTTATATTATTCGTTTCTCTGTATAAAATATATTTATCATCGTTTGATAAATCACGTATAATTTTTTTCTTCATTTTAGTTACAAAAGCATCTCCCGGCGGCAATTGTTCAAAGAGAACCATTTTTCCCATTGATGTTATATTTTCAAGTGGTAACGGTTGAAATTTTGAAAAATCTGGTAAAATATTACCATTATTGTATATATTTAGTGATGGTTCATTGGCTATTGTGTATATTATATTTGGATGTTGTTCGGATGTGTTGGATTTGAATTTAAGTTCAAGTACTTTTATATTCTCATTTATATTAAATACTGGATTTAAATTGCTAATTATAGTAATAGATCCGTTCTTTTTTTCAAATAACACATCGATGTCATCTTTATTAATATTGTTATCATCTGGAATAACGTCCTTTTGTGCCGAGGGTACTTCATAGGTTGTGGTTAGAATTGAATAATTATTAATCGCTTTAACATTTGTAGTTAAATCTTTTAGTATGATAGTGTAGTCGGTGGTGGTCGGTAGTTTTTTTATTGAATTTAATAATTTAGTCGCTTCAACAACATTGAGAGAATCGTATAAGATTGTAATGGTACAATTTTGAATAGTTTTAATATTGAATTTAAAAGTATTTGGGTCAATACTTTCATTATCTTCTTCCCCTTCGGCAATATATTTACTTAATGAATGGCCCATCCTTATATATATTAATACGTAACTTTATTTATTATCATTGCAGAAATGGCAGAGCTTATTGAAGATTCTAAAACCAATAATATTGCAGTTGTTGTTTGTCCATTGAGCGACTCTTCTCATTATAAATTTAAGTCATGGTATCGACAACAGTATGGGGAGGATGAATTGGAAGATGAATGGACATATAGCTATAATGATTTGCAGTGTGACAATAGTAGTGACAGTGATGATAATGAATTGATTGAGGTAGATGATTTGCTACCACAGCCGTCATTGGAAGTGGAGAAGAAGATTGATAAAAAATTACTTTCTAGTTATTATAAATTTACAAAACGAAGAAAATTAAATATATTTGATATGTGCTAATAAATAAAAATACAATTTATTATAATGTGTAAAAAATTAGTTTTTATTTACGTTCGTTTAATGGTATGCCTTGGTGAATAATTGTTTTTAAATTACTTTTTAAAAGACTTTGATAAAAATTAGTATGGAATATAATAGCATATCCTTGTAAAATTGGCTTACTATCTACTGTGAATCGGATAAAATTATTCCAAAAATTACAATCAATGATATCCAATTCTACATATTCTATAATTTTAAATATGAAATAATCCATTTGACTAAAAAAACTTGTTATTGCTTTTTTATGTTTATAATAATCATCGTCTGTTTCTCGTACTATTATTTCATCATACATGTCACAGAATTCATTTACAATTTTCATCACTTCTTTCCATTCATTAACTTTTTTTGATACTAGAAATATATTGTCTTTAATTGGATATTCTCTGTTCATTATTTTATTATATAATTTAGTATCGAGAGTGGAATCGTTTGTGTAAAATGGTTCTATTGGGGCTTTATTATTTTTATAAATGGATAACATATCTTCTATTACATCTTTTTCGACAATTTTTCTAAACGTATCCAATGGATCCAGTGTTGTTCTTTTTATTATATATATTTGATGGAGAAAATTATTTAAAAAATCAATTGGTTTAATTTTTATAATATTATTATTTATAAAATTATTTATATAATCTTCCATTATATTAATAACTGATTCGTCTTCTTCTTCTTCTTTATTTGTTTCTTTAACAAGTTCGTCACTTTCACCTTCACTTTCTTGATCACTATTATAGTGTATGTCTTCAATACTAGTAATTGCCAATTCGTTATCCATATTGTTTCTTACTTATTATTTATATATTATCCGTTTTGCCTAGAGTAACTGGTATATCAATCATTACATTCAACTTCTTCTTCTCGAGTGTTAATTTGATAAACCAATATATTATTTGTATTATAATTGCAATAATTGTTGTAATAATTACACCTAGAATGAATGATTTTTTTTCGCTCTTTTTTTTGAACACAGTTGGCATAATAGCATATACGTCCCTTGGTAGATTCTCTTGCGTCCATTCGTCTTGATGCGAATTCATATATGAATATAGCGTATCGAAATCCTCATCATTTAAATGCGTTAATAATATTTTAAGTTCTGCTTTTAAATTGAAAGATGTCATTTCTTTATTTATATTTATTAATTAACTATACAACTATAATGAACTTATTTATTAAAACTTATTTAATTGAATATTTTTGATCTAAATCATCTGATGATGGTATCATTTGGATTTCATTATAATCAGACATATTTAAACGAATATATTTTATAGTTTCATTAACAGAAAATTTACCAACAGATACATGATCTATGTAAAGTGTTTGATTATAGAATGTAAAATAAATTATAGAAGAATTTGGTTTTTTATAAAAATCTCTAGTTATATTATCATAATTTAATGCTGCTTCCATTTTGTCATTGGCTATTTTAACCGTTCCAATTTTCTGCCTTGAATTGTTGAAAAATTCAATAATATTTGTATGTGACTGCTTTTTGTTTAATTTTCCTTTAATGTTAAAGTGTAATGTTGTCATTGGTTCTTCAAATGTACATATTTGATTTTTTAGTTTTTTATTTAGAATATCGCCATTTTTCACATCCGTTTTTAATGTTAATAAATGGGCCTTTAATATGTCTGATTCTGTTAATTCATCAAAGTCTTCAAAAATTTTTTTTTGTTCAATTTCATCGTTATCGTTATTAATTTGCAAGTTACCCTGATTATCACGTACAAACATTTCTTGTGATGCCATAGTTAATTCAGCGGCTTTTTTTTGTACAGAGTCATCTTCCTTCTTTTTACTTTCAGATGATTTACTACTTCCATTTTCTCCACTGCCACTATTGCTATTGCCGCTTGATCCTGATAATTTCTTACCAGAGCTGCTGTTTTTGAATTTTTCATTATTTAATAAAATTATTAGTATTATTACAATTATAACGACTACAACAATCCAGAAAATTTGTGATTTCAGCCAAGACATATCCATCTTATTTATATATGTAATTTATGTTATTATTTATTTTTATCAGTTATGCTCGTACATACTGTTGTTTTTTTGCATAAATAATATAATAGGGCTCCGATGGCAATAATAACTATCAACAGTAAAACAATTTGTAATATTTCCATTTCGCTTCTTATATATGATTAATTAAATTCATTAAAATAATTATTCATAAATTAGTTTCTGTATTATTTACATTTAAATCAAATATTAAAAACCCATAAGTTAATATATTATTTAACATATTTAGCGCATTTTCCATTGTATTAATTTTTTGATTTATGCATTTAAATGGTAGTATTGCCCTAGCAGCCGCTTTGTTGTTTTTTATTAGATATGATATAAACATTAAAAAATCTGTTCTCATATTATTTACTAAATTAATATACATATTTTTAACATCATTTAAAAATTTATTTTCATTTAACAAATCCGCATTATGCTTTTCTAAATATATTAAACATGAAATATCTAATATTGTTTGTTTTAATGGTGTAAATGTGTTTTTATTAAATATTTGAAATAATGACGATGGGAGTTGTTTTCTTTTTAATTTTGATGATTTTCCTTTTTCCTTAAAAAATTTATCATCGGTAAGTACATTATTAAGTTTTAATAAACTATTTTTAAATTTATCCAATTGAATGACATCCTTTGACATGTTATTTGTTATTTTATGTATATTAAATTTATTAACTTGTTTTTTTATTCCTCTCGTTAGTGCGTCGTTCATTAATTGTGTTGTAAGTTCAATGATTAAATCTGTATTTTGCGACTCGTTGCCAGTATTTTCATTTAAATGTGCGTTACGTGACGGTATATTTGTTTGAAAATAAAAATCTGCTGGCATTATATTGTATGTGTGTGTATTTTGCATTTTTTCCCAATCTGTTTCTAACATTTTTAATAAAAAGTATTCCATACCAAGAATCTCTACTTGTTGTATTATATTTATAACTGTGTTTTGCGTTCTCACATTACCATCAAAAACGCATGATTCGTTATCATTTACATTGCATCTGGAAACTTCACTGGTACCAATATTTATTTGCGCTTCTTTTTTTAATTCCGGATATCTGTTAATAGTGTGAAGAATTTCGCTCATTTTTGATATATTAGTGTTGCGTTCATTTAAAATCATTTCTCGGACGAGTTTAATATTTTTAAATTTATTTATATTCAATAATTTCCATTGTTCGCTGTTGAAATTTTCCTTTTTTAAATAAATTAATTTTATTTTACTAAATGACAGGTATTTAATTATTTCAATAAATTTATCTATTTTTAGACATACTGATGGGAAATTTGCTATAAATAAATAATCATGTTTTAATAATCCATTAATGTTTTTTTTATTTAAATCTATATTTGCTTCTGTTTGTGGAGCGTGTACAAATGATCTTGGTTTATTGTCAATATAGCATAGTGTATTTTTTACGATATTTTCCAATATAATTGGTTTAGGGCATAGGTCATTCATTTTAATTATGTAATTTACTATTTATAATTTATATAATCTAATTTATATAATTTATAAATTACTTATTATAAGTTTATTCGTACACGATGTCATCAATTACTTCATCATTGCATAATTTAAAATTAAATGATAATAAAATAATTTTAAAAACTTATTATGGAATTGTTCGTTATTTATATGAAACGAGTATTTTTACTTGGATACAAAGTGGGTCTAATGATTATAACGATCATCGGAGCCAATTATCGTTAAGTGTGTCTCCAATTCATAAATATGTAACAACTGTATACGGACACTATGCAATGCTTTCCCAGATGTACGAAAATATTGAAAATGTTAGTTTGTATTTTATTTCAAAAACAACAAATGTGAAAATATCATATCAATGGTTACATCATATTGATGTTATTGAATCGCCAACTTTATATAACATGCATTCAGATTTATTTATATGTGTACCTATTGCGTTGCGTCCATATTCGAATATATATAAACAATATTCGATGCGCTCCAAAATATTTGCCTTGCCTATTTATTGTTTAACCGGTGTCGATGTTCTTCTCGATTCATTAAAATACATACGATCATATTTTTTAAGTAAAAACATTCAAACAACAATTGAGATATTGTCAATTTATCAAAAATATTTTTATCTCATTAATATTACTACTGATATAAAGAAAGAAGAATCTGATAATGAATTAGTTTTATTCTCGATAGCTAAAGAAACAATAACACACAGATGGATTGTATGGGCAGATGAACCAAATATAAATTGTGAATTGTATAATTGGTATGATAATGAATATAGTGGTTCTGAATTTAATGAAAATTATTTATCTCGTATTTACTTTTGTAATACAATTGAAAACTTTGATGCATATTTGAACAAGAGTAGTGTAATTTCAAAAGATGTAAATTGTATGTTTTTAGATTTACTTTCCCAGCAACTATTAACATCTTGTGTTTATTCATCTGATATTCCATATAGATTATATCCTATTAAATTTCAAAAATTAACTTTTACCATTCCCGTCGTCTCAACTTTAGATTATAATGATAATATGATTGAATGTGAATATGATCAGAGTTTTGAAGAGCAAATTTTTGATAGAGTATCCACCAGATATACATTAGTTCTTCAACATTATGTAAAGAAATTTGTACTTGGCGAAGACTTGACCCAGTTGTTATTGGCAAAAAAACGTAATAATATTATAACGAATTGGTTAAAAAATAGCAGAATACCTAGTAATGTTTATCCACGTTTATATTGTAAAGTTGTAGCTCGAAGTATTGATTTGGATTATAATAATCTAAGTTTAATTAATGTTATTTGTATAGAAGATAAACAAACTTACATGTTTTTTAAACAGAGCGAGATTGTTGTCAGATCTGTGGAAAGTTTATTTAAAGACATAACCTTTTCTCCACTTATACCCGCAAGGAAATTATTATTTTCATCTCAACATTTTCAAATTTTAATGGATAATTTCGGAATATATCGTATTACACAAACGGCCTTTTTAATGAAGGAAATATCATTTTTTTTCGCAACACTTAATTTTAGTATATCTCAATTGCCCGATTGGGAGAAGGACGAAAATCATATAGTTATTAAATTATATAGTATAGATGAAATAATTAAAATGTTTAATAGATTTAATTTACAATTTACGTCATATAATATAGTTAGTAGCTTTACCATTAACCATATAAATGTAAATTTAACTAGAATTAAATATTTTGATATAATTGAATTAAATTTTTATGTATTTAATTCCGATGTAAATAATTCTCATAAAGGTATTCTGCTAAAAGATCTTGTTGATAAAATTGTATATTGCCCAAATATAATAAAAGCCCATAAGCATATTTATGTTCAATTTAATCATTTATTTCATGTGATTTAATTTATTAAACATGTCAATATAATAATATTTATAATTTAAATCAATAAAATTTTTTTCATTTATAATAAAATTTGTATTATTTGATGCTATTGCTGAGTGTAAAATTAAAAAAACATCTGCAAGAGTGTAATCCTTTAATAACTTGACCATATTGGATATATAGCTCATGTAATGATTTTTACACACTGAACATGTTACTATTCTAGATATGAAGGTAATGTATGCAATTTTTTCTTTAAATCCAGCATTTAAATCGGTAAATATTGTTGTAATGTGTATCCAAAGCCATATAAACGAAGCATCCGTATCTTGCCACGATGAATTTTCAATTAAATCGACATAATCGAGATTTTCCTTTCTCATATACAAAATATTGTTCAAGTGTTTATTAAAGTTAAAATTATAAAATATTTTTAAATATTTACCATCATTACTGTTTGTAATATTATCTATTTTTTTAAAAATGTTAATAATTTGTTTAATTATTAATAATGCAAATATTATATGATAACCTCTATCCACGTTAAATTGTTTTTTATAATTATTATATATTACTCGTAAATCCGTAATTATTTGGGGATTATTAAATTCTTTTAAAAAAATTTCATCAAATTCTTTACTTGTAGTAATAGGCATTGGTGTTAGAACATTTATGGTAATTTTAAAAATTGATAAAACCGTAGATCCAGCATGTTCGTTGCGAAGAGTGTTAGCTATACACATTAACGACGATAGTGTAAAGTTTTCTTCGGGTGTTAAATCCCCGCTCAAGTGCTGATATAATGTTTTCATAATAGCGTAAGGTTAAATGTTTTTTAACGCAATATTAATTATTTCAAGAGTTAGACTTTTGTCGACCATCAACGCTGCTTTATAATTTCTTATATATAAATAGTTGAGTATTGTGTTTATTTTATCAACATCGTTTTCTAATAAATATGAATTGCTTGACAGAATCGTATTCATTATTTTAGTAGACTGGGTCTGGATAAAGTGCATAAAGTTAAATTCTCTTTTAATAATTTCGGGTAATTTAAAATCCATTGTAGTCGTCGGCGTTGTTATTTATTTTTTGTTTATAGATATTAATATGTCTGTCGACGAAGAGAGTGATTATATTACTGATTCGGGCGAAGAAGATAATGAGCCTACTCCACCTAAACGAAAATTTGATTTAGTTAAATCTATAAATAAATCGATTGAAAACGACACAATTAATTTTGAATATAACGACACGATAACATACGATTTTATAAAGTTATTTAAAGAGAAACTTTGTTATATTAAAAATAGTCGCAATATTTTTTACGCAAAAAGCAGCTATCCTACATTAAATTTTCTATGCGAACTTATAAATGATTATGAGATTAGTAAATTTCAAGTACCTTTAAACAAATGGAAAAAAACTATTGAACAAATGTTTGATAGTATTGCAGCGCTAAATATAATTTATACGAAACAAGATAATATATTTTCGCCACATAATTGTATGAATTTAATTGATCACGCTTATAATGATTCAAAATCGTATATATTACCTAAAAATTTTCTTAATTATATTAATCGGCGAAGGTTTTATTATTATCTTTTAGAGCTACGGACAACAAATTATCAACTAAGCAAAAAAGAAATAATATTTATTGAAAAATATGAGCAAGATATGAGGAATGAAAAAACACAAAAACTTAATGATATTCACAAGAAGCATTTAGAACGAATTCGATTATTGTCATCCGAGCAATGGCTGGTACTTAACTATATATTTAACGCTATATTCGAGGGATGTAAAACGACACACAGTGGCAGATGTTATTGTTACATGCACAGACCTGACCCGGTTATCATTCGTTTAGAGGGGAGCGCGGGTAGTGGTAAAACTAGTATAATATTTGCTTTAAATGGATTTATTCAATATTCATCCAAGTACAGTATGACCTATTTAACTCCTACAAACGTTTTAACCAATTCAATTAGAGAAAAGGCAGGTATCGACAAGATTAATGTAAAAACCATATTTAAATTTATATTAAAAGCTTTACGTTATAATTATTTTGAATTATGCAAGTTTTTTTCCTATACTACGACAGTACAAGGCGATGTTTTTAAAAATGTTTATATTGATAATTTGGATTCTGCATCTATAGGTTGTAAATTAAAAAAATTTCATATATTTGTAATTGACGAGGTATACATGTTTAGCGAGGGTCTACTGTCATTTTTTTTAATGCTAGTTAGGTCATTTAAGAGTGTATATAAAAATGTAACATTTATTGTAATTTTAATAGGAGATCATAACCAACTTAAACCATACTACGAACCGATTGACTTGGAATATGTTGAATATAAATGGCTTGATGATATTTGCAAGCCTATATTTTTAACTGGACAATTTCGATATTCTGAACAATATAATTTGATTATGCAAAAATTATTAGATACTCCCGATATTCAAGGAGAGAATTATGTAGAATATTTAAAGACAATATGGCCTGAAAAATTTAATTCGGTTATTAAATATAAATACCCATTGGATGAAGTGTTTGAGTTGGTTGATTTTTTAAAAGAAAAGGAACGTCCCGTCCATGAATTATTGGATAAATTTATAGAAACTAATATTTTTAAGAAAGTACTTAATATGAATGTATTTTGTTTTACCAATAGTCATATGCATTTTTATAATTTATCATTGGCAGTATGTATAATTAATCAATTAATTTTAACAAAAACTTATAAACATGTTGGTAAAATAATTGTATTTAATATAGTTACGTTCGAGAAGGGCATTTGCGATAGATTAATGGTATTGCCACTTATTAGATTTTTCCCCTATAGATTATTAACTATATCTTTAACATATATGTCAAATTTTCCCTATGTTAATAGTAAAACATTAGAACATGACCTATCACAGCCGGTACCTCGTTTATCTATTGTATATTTAATTGATTGGAAAATTAAAAATAATGAAATTGAAGATTTAATTGTATATTCTCCGGTTGTTGATAAATTTTTTACAATAACAAAAACCACTTTTTATATGAATTTATATCAAAATAATAAATTATTTGGTTTCCCGCTGCAAATGGCATTTGGATCGACATTTCATTCATCACAAGGTCTTACGCTATCAAATGATATTATTGTAAGTTTATCCAATATATCAAAGGCCGAATTATATGTTATATTGTCAAGAATTAAACATGAAAAACAATTGAAAGCTATTTTTTAATATATTAATAAATAAAAAAAAAAATAATAAATTCGAGTTGAATTATTTTTTATTTGTCTTTATTCGTGGTTTTCTTTTCTTTACTATATTTAATATATTATTTAAATTTATACATTCGTTATTAAGAAATAATAAATTAATAAATTCTGGTTTATTTATCGTAATACATCGTTTGAAGTAAAATAAATATGTTGTTTTTTTATTTGATAAACAGGAGATTCCACATTTTCTTTTACTATTGCATTCTTTAAAAATAATTATAAATAATGCTACAGGACTAAGCAACCACTGTTCGGCTAATATTTCAGTAATTTTTTTATTCTCCCAATGAACGGTATTATTGGTGGTGGTATAATGTATCTTTAAAATAGTTGGTAGAGATTTTTTAATTGGTGGGAATCGGCAAATGAAACGATAATCATTCCAATTTATATTTGCAATTTTTTTTTTATGAATTAATTCCAATGTCGATTTGAGAATAGATAGTTTCTTTAAATTAATATAATTTAAGAAAAGTTTTTTATGTAATTTACATATTTCTATGTAATATTCATCGTCTTCTCTACATAATAAAATATCATAAAATAAAAAACATTTACAATCTATTGTATTTCGAAATCTGTAATTTTCAAAAATAAATTCGAATAAATTGATATTAGTCAATTCAATTTCTCTCTCATCAATATATTTGTTTTTATCTGCAAACGGCAAGGCATATAATTCTCTTTTTAATTGTTCTATAACTTTAACTACTGAACTTGATGAATTGGATTTTACTGACCGTTGTAATATTTTAAGTTGCAATTTTAAAGAACTTCTTTCGTTTCTTTCAATTTTTTTCTTTAATGATGGTTTCATAGTTATCTGAAAGAATTGATAAGATGAATTTAAATTATTTAATATTTTTATATATGATTTTTTTGATTTGCATTTTTATAATAAATGTTTTAATAATTATATTCAATTCAAACGATTATCCGGACATTGAACGAGATATTAAAGAAAAGCTGAATCTAGTTGATGCTGAAGAGGCTAATACAAAAGTTGATTGTTTACAAACTACTCGATATTGTGAAAAAATAGAAGACTGTAATACTTTTTGTGATAAATATTCAGATAATTTATTGTACACATGTGACGAGATATCAAGAAAATGTGTACTCGATGACGGCAGTAGTAATTGGGAAGACGATGATGGGGGTACAAATTTAACTTGTAATAAGAACCATGGATTTATAAAATGTTATGCGGTAAACGAATTGACTAGTTTTTGGATATGTTTAAATACATTGCCTCATATATTTACTGACGATGATAAACTGAAACCGTTCGTGTGTGCAAATGGAAAAATAGAAGAAATAAATGACGACGGGGGTGATTTCAACTTAATGAGCAAGTGTAAATGCTTTGATGGTTTTATTAAAGTCAACTATATGCAACGACCGGATATACCAGTTTGTTTACCAGTGAATTTAGTTAACATTTTTCCAAGTTTTATTATTAACAATAAACGTTAATACTTATATATGTATGAATAAAATTTAATAAATAATCATTTCAAATTCAGTGTTCAAACAAATAAGATGTCTTCTCTAAAAGATTACTTGGTTATTGATAAACGTCGTAATAACGAGAATGAGGAATGGTACATTTATAATACAGAACATGTATCATATTGTACGATACAAAATAAATCGCTTCCTTCGATATATGTTTTTTGCCAAATAAATTTTTGTGATCGATTAATTGCATCATTTAAATATATGAGTTCTCTAATTGAAGCAAAGCCTACCGATCTGCATTTTTATAAATATGGCAATCTCGTTCGAATCACAACTGATAATAATTTATTGCCATTAATATCAATCATGTCTCTTGTGAGTGAAAAGAAGACAAAAAGATTATATATGAGCGAAAACTATTTACAATATTTAGTATGTTTTCGTATAACATGTGAAAGCATAAATGTACGAGACAAGGTTGAAAAATATATTAGACGTAATATATATAATTGTACTCCGACGATGATTTATCATTTTGTACCATTTGATATCGATTGTGAAAATATAATGAATATGCTGTTTCCATGTAACGATCCGGACTATTATATCGAATATGAATTCGTCAAAGTAATAACGAGACATTATCTCACAAAATTTGGTAATATAATCTCGTTATTCAATGGACCACTACAACGCATAACAGGACTTATTAACAGCGAGGGTGAGCTTTTAATACAAAAACAAAATATGTATAATATTAATATGCTAGCTAATATGTTGAAAAAAATACCAAAATGTATAATAACAGTATCACGTGTTTTTGACGATTTAAACCATGAAGATTATTTTAATACTGTATTAAATAAAATAGTTTATATAATGTTTAATTTTGGCAATATTGATTTTACTATAGTATTTTTTAATGACGAATTCGCGACAGAATCTTTTAACAAACTGCTAAATGATAATAAAAATGCAAATATTGTTTTTCTCCGATATATAAATGAGGAATTACTTTTGAAAAACTTTATACATTTATATGTATACGATTGTTTAATATCTTTTCTTTTCAAATCTCCCGTGCACTTTATTGTAAATGAAGAATTGTCAACAATGGTTAATAGAGTGATACTGGAAAGAATTATTATAAATTCTTTATTTAAATACATTGTTAATTACATCACATTAGATAATGAAGGTAATATTTATTTAAATTTAAATTCAATTATGTGGTTTGACACCCAACGACATATTAATAAAATGGCAAAATGTGATGAGAAAAATATTATATATGACGATGAGGAGCATAAATTACATATAAACGATATTGGTAAATCAAATGGTCATTATGAGAATCAATATAAACAATTACTTAAAAAGAAGCAAATTAAATTTAATCCAATTAAAATAACAACGCCCAACGAGATAACAGAACCAGCAAGTAGATTATTAAAAAATAAACCACAAAATTTACAAATTTATGATACATATAAACATATAATGGTATGTAGAGAAAAAAATCAATTGGCACTTTCAATTATTTTTAAAGAAGAGGAAGTTATATCTTTTTGTAATTATTTAAATAGTATAAAAGTTTCATTATTTTCTATAAATAAAAAAACAGCTAGTGACCAGTGTCGTAATTGGCTATTTTATCGTTATATTGAGAATAATACTATATTGCTATATAGTCATTTTAATAATAATATATTAACATCATATAATACTATAAATGATTTTACACCGGTCGAATATTTGTTAAAGGTAAAATTACGTAATGGTGATTTTGCATTTAATTATTCACAATATATAAACTATTTTAAAACTATTATAGAATTTCGTGGCGAATTGCCTTTTGTATTTTCAATAGTTCCGATCAAGAAATGCTTAAAAATACAAGGCGGTTTATTCTTTCAACGTCCAGGTATTTATGTAAATAATAATGTTTATTCGTTGGATTTTAATTCATATTATCCCTCAATTATTAAACTATTTAAATTATCATTTAATAATCAATGTTTAATTTACGGGTTTGAATTGATGAAGATTTTTCCTTTGATTTTTCCAAATTTTAATAAATTTATGTACATAATGGATATGTATACTATGAAAATTTATACATCAGAGACATTAGTTATTGACGATATATATTTATATAATATATACGCTCTTTATATACCATGTTTGAATACGTTACTTAAAAATATATACGATTCTGGAATTGTAACATTGGATACTATTTTTAAAAATCAAATGACTTATAAAAAAACTGATTATACAAAATTTATATTTAATTCTATAATTGGTTTATTGGATTCCGATCATGGCGATAATGGGAAAAGAAATGCATATTTAAATAGTTCATTAATGCATATATGTCAAGCATTTGGTAGAAGAATATTATTATTTATATGTTATAATTTTGATAATTTTTTAACAAATTTTTTAAATCAACAAATAAATCAAACATGGTTTAAAGAAATGACCGAATCATTTTTAAACTTTTCAATTCCAATACAATCGGACGAAATGAATAATATATCAACGGCAATGTTAGATGCTATTTATTTAGAAGGTTTTTCTACAAAAATTATAAATACATGTGTCGATTCTTTTACATTTTATTGTGGTAATATTCAAATTAAATTATTTACAAGTTTTTTAGATAATATAATCAATAGTTGCATATCGGGTCTTGTTGCAGAAAAAACTCAATTTGATTTAAAGTTGAAAGTATCATTTAATACCGATTGGATGATGCAAATACATAAAAATTTCTATTTATATAAAATGCCAAATTCACTAATAACACCCAATAGAAAAGATTTTATCACATTAAATAGTCAAATTAGTCGGATAATGTGCGAAATGAAGCCATTTGATTTTAGTGATAATATAAAATGTAATTTTGTAATAAAATTTAAATATATGTTTTTTTTATCACTTTATGTCAATCCTCAAATTACAACTTTTTCTCAATTAACTGAATGTTCTCGAGATTTTATTAATAATAATAACTTTATTGCGTTTTTTCATATTTGTAATTATTTTAAATTGAATGATAATATAATAAAGTTTTTTTCGAAATTGATTAATTTAAATATCTATTATATATCAGATTTAAATAAAAAGAATAAATTGTTGCAAATATTCATTTCATCTATTCGAGTCAAGTTAGTCGATAAGTTAGAGAATAACATTACATTGTACGAACCAACATTTGTGAACGTTATGAATAAAATGATAAATTTTTTAAGTTAGTGATAAGAAAAATGAATATAATATTTATATTTTTTCTACTGTTAGTGATTATTGTACTTTTTGTTATATATACGATGTTAACAAATCCATTATCGTTTATTTTAAATAAAACTGAAAGCAAGCTGTTACGTGTTCGCTTAAAAAATCCAAATCATATAATAATTTTTTAATATGGATCTTTGGGAATATACTGAAAATATTATTATAAATGAAAACGAAAAAGTGGAATGTAATTATAAAGAAGAGGTGAGTTTTTATTTTTAAATTTTTTTAATATGTTTACAAAATTGTACATTCAAGTATTTTGTATTTATAATTACATGGCTATGTATTATAATACATATCATAAAGAATATCGAAAATAATAATAAAAATACATTTCTAGTAATAATAGTTAAAATCAATAGAGCATGATAGATTAATATTAAAAATGTTTCCACCCAAAATCCGCTAATTAGTTGACAATTGTTTTTTATTATATGAAATTCTTTATCCTTTATAAAATTATTGTACATGGTCCAATATGCACAATAATGGCATACCTCGTGTCCGTTCACTATATTTGAATTCTTTTCATCTATATCTACTGTATGAAAAATATTCATAACGTGAATATACCCAGGATGCCATATTTTATCATCAATTTGTATATAATGATGATTGGGTAATCCGATGAATTTAATAATTGGATATTTTTTATTTACTATAAATGAAGTACCAATTTGTTTTAAACAACCCGAACATTTATTTTCATCATCTTTAATGCAAGTTTCCAGGTGTTGATTGTAGCCCAATTCGGTTTGTTTAGTGGTTGTTGAATTACAAGCAACTCTACATGTTGGAAGTTTTAGTTTGGAAATAATTGAATTTATAGCTGGTTCTTGATTCTTGGCATATTCCCAATCTTGTAGGGCGATTTTAATATTTTCCTCTGTATATTTTTTATATAAAATATTTTCTTCTTTCTCCATACCATTACTTATTTATTATTAAATATTTTTAGATTATTACGGTTCCTACAATGCCTAATGATAATGCCGACGATGATGATGATGCTCAACCTGATATCTACTCTGATATTTATCAAATTCACGATACGAAACTACAAGTATTCGGACATGATTTAGAATTGAATATATCATGTGTTAATTCGCTTGGGAAAAAACATTTATTTAATATAAATCACGGCATATTTACGGATGTTTTTATTGAATCATTTTCGAATAATGATTTTAATATCATAAACGATTATTTTATTCAACATAAAAATATTGATTTAAACGATATAACAATGAGGAACGTGATACTTGAATACCATACCCAATTGATTCCGTTCACCAAAACCCAGATACCAATGTGGCGTTTACGTATATATAAAAAATATTTGGAAGATATTGAATATTGTTCAAAAAATATGAATCGTCGTGTATTTTGTAATTCGCAGTTTGATGATACCATTTTAATGATTCAGCGAAATATTGGTATTTTTTTTAAATTCAATCGATTTATTAACGATGATAAACCATATACCCGTTCGTATGATAATAATAATGTTTGTGTGTATAGTGATGTTTTTTATGATTCAATTACAAAGCCAAAGATTGAAATAAAAAAGTTTTTCCCATATAAACTAATGAGTATTGATATTGAAGTATATAATCCAAATCCTGATTCGTTTCCCGATGCATCTCGTGAGGAGTGTAAGATTATTATCATTGCCTGTGCCTATTTGGAAACTAAAACTACAGATATATTTTATACACTTGTTCCTCAATGGGATTTTATGACGGATCCATCTGCCGAATACAAAAGAAACTACATTCGCTGTAAAAATGAGGTACATTTGCTAATACAATTTGCAAATAGTATAAATTATAATAACGTTGATATCATGACTGGATATAATATGAAAAACTTTGATTTAATGTACATATACAATCGTATGAAATTGTTGGGTTTACTCCGTCATACAGTTAATTGGAATATGCAAAAAAAACAATTGTACATATCGAAATGCCAAAAGTACAGCAACCAACAGGGAACTAGAGATTCTATAAATACAAACATATTTGGATTTGTAATTATAGATATGTTTGAATACATTAGTTCAAATTTCAAGTTGCGTAGTTATAAATTAAACGACGTTGTTGGTGTTTTTTTACGTCACGGAGAAAAGAAGCTCGATATTGATTATAAAAACATTTCTGTTTTTCACGATCGTGGTTCTAAAGAGGATTGCCATCATCTATTGGATTATTGTGCCGTTGATGCAGAGTTGTGTAATTCACTTCTAATCAATCGTAGTACATATTCGAATGTATTTGCCGTTGCTCATATTTGTCATATACCAATTCGTTATGTCATTGATAGAGGTCAACAAATTCGTATATATAGTATGATGTGCGAATACATCTGGCGCCAGGATATTTATACTATACCATTGGTGACTGGCAGACGTGTACAAAGTAAGTACAATTATGAAGGCGCACGTGTTATCGAACCGAAGAAGGGTTTTTATAATACAGCTATAGCAACTCTTGATTTTGCATCCCTCTACCCATCAATTATGATTGGGTATAATATGTGTTATACTACTTTGATACAGGGTATTACAACTCCTCCCGGTCATGTGGATTCAATTAATTTGGTGAAGTATAATGGATTAAATTGTCGCATCGTGCCGGGTACTTCTCGTGTTGCGTTTGTCGATTGTAGCGAGAGGGAAGGAATTTTGCCTAGTATATTGAAGGTGTTGCTGCAATCCCGTGCTGAAGTTCGTAAAAAAATGAAAACCATTACCGACAAGGACGAATTAGCTCTCATGGATAGTATGCAGTTGGGATTTAAATTATGCGCAAACAGTGCCTATGGTTATATGGCAGCTTCAACATCAAAATTACCCTGTATTGACATATCATCATCTGTTACATGCATTGGACGTTTCCTCCTAACTGCCATTGAAACAATTTGTAAAGAAAAATTTAAAAAAGATGTAATTTACGGCGATACCGATTCAGTTATGGTTGATACAAAATTGATAAGTGTACATGAAGCTTTATCTCTTGGAAAGGAGATGGCAAAAATTTGTACTGAACTTTTAAATCTCCCGTCATTAAAATTGGAATTTGAAAAAGTGTATATGCCCTATTTGTTAATTTGCAAGAAACGCTATATAGGTGCCCATTGGACAAAGCCAGAGATGTATGATAAAATCGATACAAAAGGTGTTGAAACGGCTAGAAGGGACAATTGCAAATTATTGCAAATTATTTTAAAAATTATTATACACGATTCTATGAATAATGGGCTAGATAAAGTTTTTGAAAAAATAGAAAACGAGTTACTTCCATTTTCCGAATTATGGAAATCATATTTGAATGATAATTGTTTCAAACTTGATAAACAAGATAAAACTAAAATTACGAGCGAAATTATTGAAAAATTTATAATGAGTAAAAAGTATACCAAAATGGATTATGTCTCCATACAACCGCACGTATCAATTATTAAACGATTGAGCAATAGGCAATTTAATCATGGCGAACGAATTGAATATGTAATTGCATCAAAAGTATTAATATTAACTGATAAAAAACAGCCTGATAAATTACTTAGTGACATGGCATTTTTACCAGAAGAGGTATTGGAGAAAAATTTATATATCCATATACCCTATTATATCAACGGGCAGGTATTGGTACCAGCTTTACGTTTTATAGAGCCGATGGGGCATAAGTATGTAATTATATTTATCTCATTATTAAAACGACTATTTCCTCGTATGAATTTAACAACCTATAAAAAATACAATAATGTAATTAATGATAATAAATCTACTGTTTTTATTGATCAAAAAATTACAAAATTTTTTACAAATAAATAATTATTAATAAAAAAATTTATTCCATTGGGGAAAACATATATGCGTTGTCATTATTATTTTTGTTTTTGTTGTTTTGAAAAGTTTTTTTATTACAATTATCGCATGGTCCTTCGCAATTACCATTATAATAACAATCACAGTAGGTATTTGATTCGATTTTTCTATTGATGTAATTGTTTTCGACTGTTACCCCATAAAAATCGCATAAATTAGCAATTGAACTATCAGAGTCGTTGAGAAAATAATATAACCAGTGATTTCTATGCCAAATAGTTTCTCCTCTTTTTGGATGCTGAAGTGTTTTTAATTTTGGATTGTTTTTAATTAAAGTTAATATAAAAGACGTTTCTGTAGTGTGGCTAAATAAAAAATCTCCATTATTATTATCATATTCTATTTGTGCTAATTTTTTCTTATTTTCAATATCTTGTAAATAGTTGTTTATAGTTTCATATTGCTGTTCATCTTCCTCGTCGCTTGATATATCGTCCTCAATGTCAGATTCGTTACTATCGTTTCCATTGTCATCTGTGAGAATTTTTTTTACTTTTGAACAATTAATAAATTTATTATATTGTTGTAATTTCTCAATTTTATTACGATTAAATTTGTAGCAATTCATATTTATTATAATAATTGTTTATAAAGCGAATTCTCAAATTTTAATGCTTTAAAGCCCTCAAATAGTGTTTCGTATTTTTCAGTTCTTATTATCATGATAAAGGCAATTAGTAGCATTATAAATAATATTAAAACAATGATACGAATTGGTTTAGTATTTAGGGAATTTTCCATATAAACATTTTTGATATAAAGTTGTTGTAGTTGTTGTAGATTTGGATACGTTTCTAACCATCCATTTAAATCAAAACGCAATTGATCTCTATTTGTATTGATATCGTTTAATATGGTCCAAAGATGAGATGTTTTAATATTGGCAGCAAGATACATATCCCATTTTTTTATTAAAAATAATTTAGCAACTGTATTTGACATTGTTTTTGATATTACATATTTATTTGTACTTTTTTCCATATACAATAAAGGTAAAATTGTTTTTGTTTTTATATTTAATAAATTATCATCTATAATGGTTAAAAAATCTGTACAATGAAGATTTGATGAGAATGTACATGAATCCATGATTATCTTATAGTTAATGTGCCAGTGGGTCCAATTGAAAAATACCCAATTTTAGAGTTTGATTTAATAATTCAAGTAGTGGTATATTTTGTGGATAGTCGTTCTTTTTATATAAATTAATTTTATATGATTTTTTTGCAATTATTTTGTCAATATCATTAAAGTTCCAATTTATTTTAACATAATTTGCTTTTGTTTTGTTTTCCACTTCAATTGATTTGTTAGGCAATGAATATCTAGAGTTTGTATTTGCACTAAATTTGATGGCATTATAATCATGTTTTTTAAAATTAATTATTGGTATTCTAGTGTATGTTAGTAATAAATACAATACTCCATCTTTATTTATACAATAATATTTATATGGCTCAATTATTCCACATCTAAAATCGCCAACCCATGCAACACGTATAGATGGTGGACCGAATGAATAATTAAAAATGAATGTATGTATTGGTGTTGCCCAATTTGTCAATATGTTTTGTTTATTCATTCTTATTTGCTATTTAATAAATTTAAATTGCAAATAACATTCGGTATATTATAAATCTCTCTGTTATTCATTTCAAGGAATAAATTTGAATATCCATTGATTGCATTCATTAGGCTAATATTTTCAAGTTTGGTATTATTTTCACTTAAAGTATTTACTGTTGGCAGAGGTATTAGGCTATTGAAATCGATTGTACTTAAACGATATCTGTTTTCTCCCGATGGATCAAAGTCTTCCTTTGTTGTTTGTAATTCATGTAAATTCTTCAACAATTCAATTCTTTTAACTCGTGGAACAAATAAATTTTGTATATATAATAAATCGTCGGTTGTTATATTTAACAATTGTTTATGTTGCAATTGCATTTGAGCTAGGTAATATATTGGATTATTCATTGGCGGTGTATATGAGCACATTTGAAATGAATGGCTTCCTATTAATCCTGATGCTCCTATCGTATTTGCTGTTCCTTTTTTATCTTGCAAATTATTAGCAACTATTCCTCCGTGAAGAAACATTATAATGTCAATAAGATTTAACGGATTAAAGTTTTCAGTTGAGAATTGTTGAAATCGTTGAATATAAACAGCAACAATATTTACTATATTATCAAATGTGTGTTCGCACGCAAATGTTAAAAAATTTGATATCCATTGCATATCGTTATTAATTGATATCCTGTCCAGTTTTAAAAATTGCAATATAATATCTCCAAGTGTTATTTTATTTTTTTTAATTAACGTGCCTGTATTTTTATCATGTTCATTTAAATCGAGAAATTCATTAATTAATTGAATAATCGATTCGAATGAATCAGAAATTTCTGTATATTTTAATTCAGAATCAAATACAGTTGAGCCATTTTTTCCTTCATTTAATGTTGCTCGTAATTCTTCATTATCTTTATTAAATTGCGTTCTCCGTGCAGAATTAATTTGATTCATTACTTCATTAGTTGGATATCTATTATCTTCGAATGATTCAAATTGGCAATATAATTTTTTTGATAAATTATTTATTATACTATCGGATTCTAAAATTTCTCTTCTATCTTTCCTTCTAATGACAGGAGCAGTGGTTCTTTTTTTAGTTGTATAATGACGAGGTTCATAGAAGAATGCTTCTTGTACATGTGGCAACATTAAATAATGATATAATTCTCCTGTATTGTATATACGAAATGGCAATAATTCTTTAATAAATTGTGGTAAATAAAGACTAACATCGTTCTCTGTTTCTCTATGTTGTTGTTTATAATATTCATATTCAAATTCGGCAATATTATTTGTTTCCGTAGTTAATGCATTAAATTCCACCTCGTTGTCCTTTATAATTTTTAGTCTAATATTATATGGTACTTTTTCTGGCGATTTATTTAAAAATGTTAAAACCATAGAATCGTAAATTTCAGGTTTAACAATATTTAAGAGCGTTATAAAACAATCGCTATGTACAAAGAATATTTGTTTTTTAATAAAAATCTCCAAGTAAACAAATAATTTTTCTGTAATATTTCCATCAGTTAGGATACGAGCCTCGTCTACATATGGATTGGGTACTGAATCTCTAAGTAACAATTCAATGTACAGTCTTGAGTTATTTAAAAAATTTCTTTTTCTTCTTTCATATGAAGTACACATTAACGAGAAATTACTAACAGCCAATGGGTCCATAAATTTTATTTTCTTAAAATGTTCAAGTGGTAATAGGTTATATAAAATAAACGTTCCGAAAAATGACAAATTATGTTTCAACCAAATATCATTGTAGAATTTTTCAGTGAATACATCAATTGCCTGTACTGAATCGAGTACAATGTTTATAAATTCACAAAGTGATTGATCTAATATATACAATTCATTATAATTTTTTCTTGAATAGTGTACAGCCAGTGGTAAAATCGATGGTAGTTCATGCAATCCCGTTGTCATATCCGGTAATAGCAAATATCGGTTTGGGAGCATTTTTATTTGTTTATTTTTGTATAGAAAAACATTACACGCGCGTGATTCTATTTGATAAGTGATGTTTTGTTCAAGTATATTATTAACATCAGAATTGAGTGGATTTAGTTCTGGTTCAAACATTTTTATATAAAAAGACTTTTACGTTGAAAAATAAAATCATTATAGTTATAACCGTCTTATATTAAACATATAAATGTAAGTAGTAAGAATAATGGAGAATATTCGTTTTTTTGTTAATACTCAAAATACAGTGACTTTTCAAAATTTTATTAAAACATATGGGGAAATAAATAAACAATTGACAAATTTTTTTGAAAATAAAGTTGAAGAATATACTGAGCATAAAGATTTTTCCGAATTATTGGATAAATTTATTTTTTATGTTTTAAACACAATGGTATTTAGTAATAAAAATTTAACAAAGACAGGAATTGACGGAGCAGTAAAGGTTGCTCAGGTTAAATTAATTGGGATGGAAAATTTAAAATTGGAAAAGTTTTATGTATCAAAAAATATACAATACAATAGCATGACACGATTTAAGCAGCTTCCTATATTTAATTTTTTATTATCTGAATATAAACCTTCAATGACTAAAACATTGAAAACTATAAAGGATGAAAAAATCAAGTCAAATAATAATATTGACAACATAATTAAAAATAGCAATATTATGCGAATAATAGATACGGGTAATTCTATGACGTTTAAAAATGGTCTTTTTTTACTCGACGAAGATAAAGACACGGTGGAGCCACTTAAAACTTTTAATACGGAATTTGATTTAATTTATTCAAATATATATGACGGAAAAATTTTAGCATTATATAAATTTTCTGAATTGGTTAAAAAATATACCAATTTAAATTAATGGTAATATTATATTAATAATAAATTAAAATATACATTACTCATTTTTTTTTATTTTTAGGGCAAGTGAAAATAAAAAGGCAAAACTCGACGAAACAACTGTCGATTTTAATGACACCCCTAATTTGGTACATCCAGTCCAAGATGAGGCAGATTTGGATGAAGTGGATGAAGCTAACCCCAGTGTTGATATTGATGTCGCTAATAATAACTTGGAGCAAATGAACCGAGTAGTAGAAATCAATGAGGAAATTTTCACTGTAATAAATTCTGGTTCGTTTTATTATAAAGAACTATGGCAGTTTTTGGGACTCAATCCCAATAAACATGATGAATTGCGACAAGAATTGAAAATCATTGACGCCTTCAATCCAAAGTGGTGGGCCAAATATAACGTGTTACATAATAAAATGACATTAAATGTAACCAAGGATGAACAGCTAAAAATATTACGGTCAAAAGTGTCTGAAAACACTCCTGTTTATTTAAATGATGCTAAATTTATAATAACATCTATTATTGACACAAAGGTTCACGTATGGAAACCAAACGAGTTAACTTGCTTTTTATATGGTACTCTTAGTTATGCAAACACTAAACAACCTACAACTTATAAAACGTGTTACTTTAGATCGGATTTCATAAAGAGTTTTGATAACAGTACGAGGATAAAATTTGATAATCGTATTCATGTTAATCTTGACGGCTTAAAATCAATGATACATGTTAAAAACATCAAAATGAATAAATGCGATCACTACAGCTGTCCGGATTTTGAGAAAACTAAAATAGTCCCATTATGTCCTCTGGTTGACAATGTTCCTCAACTGTGTAAAAACTTGAACAAGGATTTCTTTAATACCGATAATCCTTTACGAAAAACTGGTTTTTTTTATTTTGAAAATCTAAGCATTAGGGGATCAGTGACAAAAGAAACAATAAGAATGAAGGCGATGAAGCCTAAGTTATTTATAGAGGTTGATGATTGATTAAATAAAAATATTATTTGAATTATAATATTTGTTTTTTATTTTAATTAATAGGGCGATTTAAAATTAATAGATATATAAGAAGTAAAAATGACTTCTACTATCAAAAATAAATATTGTACATTAGGCGACTATTCTTTTAATAATGAATTTGTCGATATTGAATTACACAATATTCGTACAAATTCATATTGGTGTTTAAAGACGAACAATCACTGGCAAGAAAATGATCCAGATATTTATTTACTTGGAAAGATAAACCGGTCATTGATTAAACAAATATTATATATATCAATATATAATTATAGGCAGCTATTGTTTAGTAACGACGACGAGGAAGCTGAAAATATTTTTAAATTTAAAACATATAATAAAAAACACGAATATGAAAAGGTTTTTTATATTATGGAATGTATTATTCGTAATGATGATACCGCTGACAAACCGGAGGATAAAAAAACTAAAGAACAATTATTAGAATCGTTCTCATCAGCTTTAGAATATATAATTTTAAATCAGGATATTTGTAATTTTATAATAAATTTTTCTACCGATGAAATTGTTGATAAATTTGTTCAGTTTGCTAAAGGTTCGGTGGTTAGACGATTTCGTAAATTAGGAAAGAAAATTTGTGATTTATTTTTAAACGAAAATTATAATGAGCTTGTAAATTTTGTATTTGAATTAAACAATAGTTGTATAAATTGGCAATTACATATATTAGGAGTAGTAGTTAATATTTTAACAGTACAATTTTGTATTAAACAAGATAATAGGGATAAAAATAATATTTTAGTTAATTTAAAAAAATATACACCATCTAAAGAACAAATGATTAAAGTAATGCCCATTATGATAGAATTAGATCCTCTATTACAGCGAATATTTAGTTCTATGATTCAAAGATTTATATTATCCGATATAAGAACTTTAATATTTTATCGTGAAGTAATAAAAGAATTTAAATTTAATATACCTCAATACATTAAAGATTCATTTGATATTCACGCATTAGAAATATATATATTTAATTTAATTGTTAAAGATAAGTTATTACATCAAATTTACCCATCACTTGTTATGAAAAATAAACAATCTGTCACTATGGGCATGGATCCGAAAAAAGTCTATGATAAATGGTTGAATGCTAATGCCGGTCTTCGAAACGAGGTGGTAAATTCTCTAGAAAAAACTTTAAATATTTCTAAAGAATTAATTCTACAAATTGTCCCATATATTATAACGTTGAACAGTAATGGGCATGAGCGATTTCGTGAAAATATACGCTACAATATCCAGCTGCTGAAAACTAGAGTCGATGATGCTAATGGGATAATTGTTTTAAATTTTATTTTAAATTATTTGGATAAAATTTACGAACAGATATTATTCCCTGAACGAAATATTTGGGTATGTATACATAAGTCTGTATATCCTGATAATGGGGAAGTGCCACCTTACGAGGAACCAGAATTAAATGACAATATGAAGAATATGAATTTGGAACATATGGATTTAAAAACAAGACTGCGTGCTCCAATGACCAATCAGATTAAATATGAATACAACGAACAGTGGAAAAACTCTGTAATATTAAATTCGGTACAAACAACAACATCGGATCCACCCAGTGAATGTGAATGCGATAATCCTAAGAAACGACAACCGGGGAAGCCGTGTACAGTATTTAATGGTAACTTTTATGATAATGGTACCTTCTCCCTTCAACGGCTAATAATGTTGGGTATTAGTGATAAGGAAGTTTGTAATGCAGTAATTAATATATTTAATTCTATTGAAAAAAATAACGACATGTTAAAAAAATTTGATTTTAAAAAAATAATAAAAAAACACATTTATTGTAAATAAAAAAAAAATATACAAAGTAATTATTTATTTGAAATATTTTTTCCGCAATCACGACAAAATGTATACAATGTTTCCATTTCATCCGATTGTCTCGTTTGGTGCATAATTGATTTAGTTTTTGAATGTTGACATGGCACGTCGTAGATTTTTGGCGAATTTAAAAACTTATTCATTCCTTCTAGATATAAATTCCATTTTATTTTCCGAGCGGACTTCCTCGATGTATTAAGCAGCGGCTCTTCCATCTTACAACTGATTATTTTCACAGTCATCGCCGTCGTATTCAATGAATTTATAATAGTAAAAATCATCGTCTTCTTCTTCCTCCTCGTCTGGAAGAGCTTCAAAACAATATAATTTAATAAAAAAATTATATTCGCTTTCCGGTAATAAAATACTAGGCCAATTTGTCATGTTGTTATAAGCATAAAAATGACAACTACACTAAATGCAAAAACTTGGCTGCTTATGTTTTTATTGGAACTGATCATTATAATAGTATTTGTAATTGTATTTTTAATTTTTTTCAAATACGATCGTAATTCGCTCAAGTCAAGCATTGATCAGCAATTTAAAGATATCATGCCGTCTATTGATTTGAAGAACGCGTCAGTTGATAATTTATATATGTGGGCATGGTCGGTGCGGGAGGAATGTTTTTTGAAATTTGTCATCAAGAAAGAGTCAGAAGAAGAAGAACTAGTGATTGAGCGGGTGGAATACGATGAGGGGGAATTGCCATCAAAAACAATAAAAACAAATGTATTTTTCGATGTTAATTTGCAAAGGTGGATTGATACTACAATGCCAAACGAACGACCGGTTCCAACTAGTGATTTAAAAACAATTACATATACATTTAGCGTAAAAGATTTGTCAAATGATGAGTTATCTACCAAAAAATTAATAAACTTTTTAGCAGTTGATCGGAATGAGAATTTTTCTTATGAATATGAAAATGATAAATTAATAGGAAAATATAAAACATTTTTTCCAGAAGATTTATCAATTATAATTTGTGATTTCACAATTAATCGTTACTATGAATACTTACAAATACCACCAACAATAACAACATCGTCATCGTCATCGTCGTCAACTTTATCAACAGCCATGTGGGATGTTTATTTTAAAAGAAGAAAAAAAACAAATAATTGGGAACTGGAGAAATGCCCAGAGTCTCAGGTGTTTTTGAATTCAGTGTGTACATTCTATGAAAAACATAACGTTAAACCGGTTGATATGCGAAAAATGAAATTCAATATCCACAGACACAATTTTATAAACATCGACAACAACAACGAAAAAGAGAAGCATACCAATTGGAAAGAAGATGTCTTCTTGGGAATTAGCGAATTTCAAATATTTAAACACCCACTAATTATACATATAACAAAGACCTTTTCTGATAAATTTTATCCAGTTGTTGACAAACAAAATAATGTGATACCAATTACACATGACGACAAAATAACAATAAAATTACCTCTAATATGTTACAACGCATGCGAACATAATTTTTATATTAAATTTAACAAGACAATAGATAAACTTACACACATTGATTATAATCCATTGCCTAAAATAACTGACAGTGGCGAGTATAATTTCAATGACGAATATGCCGATATTAATTATCATCATGATAATAAAATTATGGCACGAATAAAGAAAAATCAGACGCAACAACCTATACAAGCGGCAAAATATTGGTTTTTAACACAACACTGGCCACCGCTTCAAAATGGATCCAATAATCTTGTTCCCGATCTGACACGCCCATATTATTATTATAAATTTAGCGATAAGAAAGAATATAAAGAAGTATTACCTTTTATTATATCCAACGATACAATATATACAATGGATAGTATAATTTTTTATAGAATTCATTCTCATATCAGTGAGATATACAATTGGAAAAAATATAAAGAAAATCCAATTAAAACATATTATACGCCCCAATTAGTTCCGAAAAATTTAAAATCTAATAAACATGGAATTTACCCTGGATTTAATATATTTGTAGAAGATAAATTAAACATGTTACCGTCTGTTTATAAATTCGTTATTGAAGTTAATAAACAAACTGCTGATGTTTATGCCACAATGCTTGGCGGAAAAATAATTTTAGACATGCTAATACCTAAATTAATGTTCAAAACAGCACTTGGTAATTATAATATGTCTTTAGATAAATTTAAAAATATTTTCGATCGTAAAAGATTTCATCAACCACTTAATGATTTTAATGTTCATGTGACAAAAATTAAAAACAAAGAATTTAATGATTTTGTATACCTGAATGTCTTTGATATTTATAATATTCCAATTAATTCAATAGAAAGTCGTTATATATATATAGACCCTAAAGAAGAACCTGATCAATAGTCTACCGCATTCAAATGGAAAACATTATAAAAATTGTGGAAAAATTTAACATTGAAAAATTACCCATGTTATTAAATATTAATGAAATGTTAAAAGTACTTGGAATCAAAAATATTATAGAAAATGATATTTATTTAAATTTCTTATGGAATTTATTACGTGATAATAATATTTACATTATAAAAAGTCAATTGGAAAAGTTACAAATGGATGTGAATATTTTTTATAATTACATACCACCGCCTCCATATACTATTGAGAAAATTACAACTGAAATTATTCCCATTGATTTATTTTTGCAGATACTAACCAAATTGGATGTTTATAAAGCTATTAACATGTATAAAGCGTATCATATTATTAATTGTATAAAAAATAAATATAACCATCATGTTACGTTTCATAAGATGCAAAAAATGCTAGATACTAAAATAATGCAAATAAAACAAATGGAAAAACATATTGAGGAATATAAAAAGGAAAAATATTTATTAATTGAAAAAATTAACAATTTAGAACATAAACAATATAGTTATCAAAAATATGGTTCAGTTTAATATTTAATTTTAAAAGAATTTCTAATAAAGGCAGCAACCTTTTCGGAATCATTAACTTCATCCCATATTAACGAATTTAACATCATACCATAATCATAGCATGGTAATACGTTTTTTGTAAAATGTTTCATATATATTAAATATCGCTCAGATTGCTTTTCAAAATTATTCAATACCGTAGTCATAATTTTTTCCTCAAATGTTAAATCTATAAATAAATAAAGTATTAATAAAAAAATATTAAATAAAAAATAAACAATATTATACATACCTTTTTCGTTGGATATTAAATTTAATTCATTAATATCCGATGTAGTATTTGAATCTGGTAATGTGTATTTGCTTTTAAAGGCCGTTTTTGTTGTCGAATTAATGACTGCTGTAATACCAATTAATCCAATAAAAATCGATCTATCCATACAAAAAGTTTTTAATATTTTAAGTTGTGAATTGCCCGTATTTATGTTCATTTTTTCAATTTTTTTAAAAAATAAACTATTTAAAATAAAATCAATATTTGGAGCAATTATTAAGTGTATTAAAGGTGATTTTTCGGGCAAGTTAATTGGAAAGGCATATTTATTCATTAAATTTTCATTTCTATTATAAAACCGATGTCCTATAAATGTTACTTCGTCTTTTATTAAATAATATTTATTATCAAGTTTTTCCTGTTGTGTGGCCAATGCAGTTTTTGCGACTATCATGTTGTTCATTATTATAGCTATTGACGCCGCGTGTGTATTTGATTTGTTTTTATACCATTTTGTTAAATATCTACGAAAACATAATATAGAATCGGTTGTGTTGTATAATCGTAACTTATTAACGCCAGAAATTGGTTCATTAATTCGAAATGTTGCAATTACACATGCAAAATCATTCTGTCCAAGTGATAATTTTTTTCGAACAAATAATGAAGTTGCCAATGAGAACAAGGTGACTATAAAAAAATATGAAAAACAATGTACATATTTTAACGTGTTGTTTAATGTGTACACAAACCAATTTGATAGTATATATTGTAATCCACGACCGGAAACTGAACGAAAATCACACATGGCCATATTAATTGACGAGTTAATAGCCAGGCGGATAGATTTTGAATTTAAAACAGTATTCCCAGCGACAATTGAACAAATTAAAATAACATTACAAGTTATGAATCATCTAATTAATTTATTACCAACTAAATTATCGGAATTGCATGAATTAAAAAAATATATAAACATATTAGAAATGATTGAATTATCTGTTAAAAAACGTTCATTCACGCCTACCGAAATAACAAATGTGAACATTACAAATTATTTAAATTTTAACAAAAACAAAGAATCATTATATCTTGTAGGAGAATGGGCAAATTTATTTAATTGTTTATTGTATGCGAAAACTTTTCTATCAAATTTGAATTTTTCAATGCTTTTCAATTTTAATGGTGATGTAATTGAGCGATCACCCGACGAGTATTATCTATGTGTAATACCGGTGTCTGCAATGTCTAAATGGTAGCTGTTAATTATAAATAAGAATGGCTGACGAAGAACCTTTTCAAGACGTTGTAGTTAATACATTGTTTAATGTAAATAAAATAACATGGTATCAAATAGCAGTAATATGCCTAATGCTGTTTGTAGTGTGGATGTTATTTAATTCTCCAAATAATAATGGATTCTTGACCACGTTGTTAATATTAGGAATAATAATAATTACAACTTTACAGAGTGTATTAATATTTTCAAATTTCCGTTTAATGGGACCAAAAACACCAACTACTAGTTAAAATAAGGATGGATTTTTTAAATAAAAATGATAATAAATTAAAAAACAAATTATCAAAATCATTACAAACATATATAAATTTAAGTATTGATTTACAAGCTGTAAGTAAATCATATCAAAGAAATGCAATAGAACCATTACAAAAACATTTAACTAGTTTTTTACAAAATCAAAGCAAAACGAATTTTGTAAATGTTTGTCGTGTAAATGATGAATTCCTAGCTCACACTGGTAGAGAAATTAATAGAATTTTATTAAATTATGATAAAGATATGCAAAAACATGTATTTCAATGGTTGGCAAAGTATTTCAAGTTAATTAGTGCAGCAATTGTTTGTATAATTAATGTATACGAGCTGGCCTATTCAATAGCACGAACGGACGAGGATACGGTGAAGGTATTAAAAGAAGAAACAAATCCGTTTGTCAAGATACAACGAAACTACATACTATCAGAACCTGATTATATAACATTTAAAAGGCAAGTAGATAACGGCGGCTTGTCATGTAAAAAATCATTTGTTTATATTGAAAAAAATTTTTTACAAGAAGTAAGCAATATTTGTGCAAGAAAAAAATATACAAATGCTAGAGATATTTGTCAACATAACGCTAATTTAATTGCAGAAAAGATAAATATACAAAACAAAATTAATTTAAATAAATTAAATGAAATAGATTTAGCAAATTATTTAACCGTTTGGACCAAATGTCGTGAAACATTATTACACTTTATTTTTACAAATTTTTTTACATTATATAATTCGACTTTAGTAAAATGTTTAGAAACATTTTTAAGTCAACAACACCAACTTGCATACGATTATAAAAATAGATATGAAAAAATTGTAAATGAGAAAAAAATTAAAGCAAAAATAAATAATCCATCATATAGTTTTAATGGTAATGATATTAACGATATAACGCCTAATGATAAGAAAATAATTGTACCTCCACCAATCAACGAAGCAGTTTGTAAACGAGTAATAAATAAATAAGTTTAATATAACATAAACAATATGAGTTTTTATAATTATAATATCATCCCATCTCATTTTGATAATTTATCATATGAAGATTTTTTAAATTTAATCAATCTATTAAAATTGAAATCTTCAAGAAAGGATTATGTTACCGCAAGAGTAATCATTAAAGAAAAATATCCAGCCTTTGTAAATTATGATTCTTTATTAGATGTCAATATTTCCAATTTTATAATTTATAATGTATCTCGCACAACTTCATCATTTACGAATAATAGTGTTGCTCGGGCCAAATTAATGGTAATGTTATATACCTATTCGGAACGTATGAATACGGCATATATGTCATATATTGCCCAACCGATATGTAGAATAGTTCCATATAGAGATTTTATTGCATATAAATATTATGTATTTGATAATTATTCACCAAAATCCATGAATACGTTTAATTTAAAAAATCCCATATATAATAATTATTCTATACCATTTGTAGTATTTGATGATTATAAATATAAGTATGATATGAAATGTTTCCAAAAATTGGATCATTTAACAAATAATATATTAACAAAACAACAACGAGAATATGTTTATCAAAGATATAATTTAAGATCATTTCTTGAAAAAATATCTTTTCAGTGTATGTATGGTAGTAGTAGTATTGAGTTTGAAAGAAATAATACATTTCTTGATAATATATTAATAAAAGAAAATTATTTGTTAAAAGGTAAATCAAAAGTTGATATTGAAATGCTTAAAGCAAATTATATATTGCCTCTTGTAAATGATAAAGAAGTAAGAAACAATTTTACATCACAAATGGACTTTTTTATCGTTCCAATGTTAAATTCATAAAATGTAAAAAATGAATTATAAATTGAATCATTGTAGAAGTAAGTTATTTAATGTTTTAAGTAATGATTTAAATACAATATATAATAATAATGATAATTTAAAAAATTTATCCGAATATTTTTATAATATTAGAGATCGTTTTTTTAAAATTGCAAGTAAAAAAAGATTATTTAATTTTATATATTTTAAAAATAAATTATTATTAAATATAGACATACATGACGAATTTCGATCTGAAGAGAGTTTAAATCCCCAAATACCAACAATTACTGAGAGTTTATTATATAATCAATTTATAATGTTAATATCAGATGCTACCAATATGGGAAGAGATGATTTTTTTCAATTACTAGTTGAATTTATAACCACATTTATAAATTATGAAATAACAACATGTTCTTTTTATGAAAATTTTTATATTATAGTAAATATATTAATAAAAGATTATATAAAAAAATATTGTTTACCTAAGGGGGACATTTAAATAAAACAACTGAGTTCATTAGATAAGTATACAGCAATGGCATTTCCAATAAAATTGTATCGAATTCTTGACACTATTAATGTTAGTGATAATATTGAAAAAGGAAGTGAATGTCTTTTATTGTATTGTAGCGGGGTTTGCGATATATTGAACATAAAGGAGTATAATGTGAAAGTTCATAAAATATCCGGAGATTTGAATAATCGTTACATCAATAATAAATCCATTATTGAAATTATAAAAAAATTACGTTGTGGAATAACAGATGATACTCTAATTAATATATTTGAGTTTGAACCGAAAAATCCAAATACATTTCGAAATAAAATACCGATAATTAAAAATTTATTAGGGGCAGTTGAGACTCCGATAGAATTTATAAAATATGTAAAAAAGGAAGTGGAGAAATTACCTGGTTCCGAAGTTACTATACACAAAGAAACAACAGAGAAGACCTATCGACCATTAGTTGTAGAGAAATATAATAACGAGACCTCGTCCAATTTATTATCAACAATAGATCCGATAAATCCAGATATTGTATTAATAGATGATCAATTTAAGAAAATAATTGATTATTTAAGTAAAAATAATATGCGTACTTTAACAGGCCAGGTATTAAATTTTAAGGGGCGTGACGATCGCACTATAATACAAATGATTAATAGTTTTAAATCAACATTTCCCCAATGTATTTTATATCATTATAATAAAGATGATCCAAATGACAAATATTTACACAGTTGTGAAATGATTAGTTGCAATAGCCGATTATCTACTTGCCCAGACAATATAAAAAATTTGTTCACTGAAAATATGAAACAAAATCTATGTGATCCAGATACAGTTATAACTTTAAACGGTATATGTAGTGTTTGTCCAGATGATTTAATATATGTTCAGGCAGCAATTGCAGGTAGAAATAAATTAAACAATGAATTACCCATTGATAATATACATTTTGTTTGTAATTCCAATTATGCCAATTATGAAATAATTTCAAATATATTTGGAAATGATATGAGTACATTAATTTCGCTAAGTGACGATGATGCAGTTACAAAACAGAAAAAAAAATTTAATTTAATATTAATTATTATAGCGGTTGTTATAGTTGTTATAGCAATAGTATATTTTATTATACCTAAGAATAAAGGGGAAAATTTAAATGTATATAAATAAAGAAATAATAAAACTAACTAATAAGTGTTACTTTTTTAATATCAAAATGCGCATGTTTAAAATATTAGAAAACTTGCACGTGACAAAACGATTGGAGGTGGGACGACTGAATATTGAAAATTATTCAAAGAGTGTTGTACCTGCCCCATTGAAAGTACATCATATGAATATAGTTAATAATTTGGTTCATATAAATGGCAAACCAATTGATAAAATGATAACAATGATGCGCAAAGGTCATGTAAAGGTACCGCTGGAAAATATTTATAAAGTTAAAGATATGCCAAGAGTAATGGAATTACGTTCTATTGAGGATGTTAAAAATCTAAGTTCATATCACGTTGGTAAATCCGAATTGGGCGGAGAGCAATTTAAAAATATTTCAGCAAATAAACTCGAAAAGGAAACGAATAAAACGTTAAATTCTAAAAATTTTAAAGACGAATTAACCGAACCAATGGTAGAGAAAAATCCAATGTTAAAAAATGTAGTTGAATATCTAAAGGGGAAAAATATGACAAGTCTTGCAGGTTTTGCATTAAAATTTGGCTTAACAACTGCCGCTGTAATACTTGTAATTAACCAGCATAGAAAGAACATGTCTGGTTGTTTTGCCTATTACGTAAATGAACAAAAACAATATGTCGGTTGTCGTGTAGTCGAATGTTCATGCATAAATGAGGCCACCAATTGTCCAACTAATTCATGCAATCGCTGCAGTGAAAATGTTATGAATTATTTACCAGAGAGTATGAAACGCTCAGATATTTGTCGGGGTTTTGTTGGTGTTGGATGTAATAAATGCCCAGCCGATGATTATTTGAATGAAGATATTGAAGAATTGGATGTAATATCCAAAAGAGATGAAATTTTTATTAGATGTCAACAGCCAAGTTTGTTAGATGCAATAAATGATATATTTGGATCAGCTAGTGATGCCCTCTTGGATATAGCTAGTGCAAGTAAGAGTGCATTATCTTGGCTCGTTAGAAATTTACCAAAAATATTAGGAGTCGTTGCTGCAATAATAATAGGAATTATAGTAATATTTATATCGTTGAAATTATTTGCCGTAATGAAATTGAATAAAAAACCACTTGCACCGCCGGGTATAGAAACGACTGAATTATTACCATCAACCGAAGAATCATTATCAGAAATAACTATTTAATTATTTATGATATATAAGAATGGAATTCATAAATTTACGAGATGCAAAACAATTGACATCAAAAAACGTTATTTTTGAACCAGGATGGCATCAAAATAAAAATAGACCAAAAATAAAATCATTTGGTATTAATGTAAAAACAAACGAATTCAAATACCCTGTTGTTTTCAATATAAAAAATAAAAATAACGAAAGAAAAAAATTTAAATTTTCTCCACCATTTTGTAATATTAAAAAAGAAACACCTCCATTTAAATTAAAAGAAATAAAAGGAAGTAAACCTATTATATCAATTGTTCATAAAACTAAAACAAAAACTGATGATATTCAAATTAAGCGAGGCGAATGCACAAGAATTATAACTTAACAACTTTCAACTATAATAAGAAATAAAATGTTATCGAGAAAACCAAAACGTAAAACTACAAAGTCTGGAAAGAGAAAGCGAACAGTTGCTCGAAAAACCTGCCAAACAAAACGAAAGAAGACCACACGGCGGCGCAAGAGAGTTTCAGCAAAATAACAACTGTATACATATTATTATTATTATATAATTAATAAAAATAAAAAATATTTTTTTTATAAATCAAATGTTAATAGTTTTTTATTTATACACATATTTAGGAAAATATCTTTTATAATTGGACATTTTAAAGGTGTGAACGTTAAACTATCAATGTGCACGTAAATAATATATAAATTAATTTTAACAGAGTCACGATTTAATAAGCCTGCCATCATTTTTCGATATATATTTAGTTGTAAAATATTGTCAAACGGCAGTTCTTTTTTAGTCTTTGAAGCGGTCATACGGGTTTTCCAATCTAGTATAAAAATTTCATTCGTATTATTATTATAATAAATAGCATCGCATCGGCCTGATAAACCCTTGTATTTAAGAGAGCATTCAGTTTTCCAGAGAACTAGCTTGTTATCGGTAAGAAATTTTTTTAAACTCTCCGGCATATTAGCATTGTCTTCTTGTTCCCACTTTTTAATTAATTTATTAATAAGCGCATGTACTTTTGTACCATATAAGGCAATTTTATTATTTTTATACATTTTATTACTTATAGTTATAAAATGACTTTAGACAACACTTCACCAACTATACCATACACACATGAGACTCCACCCGAAGATACGCCGGTATATATTCCATCTACAACTACTGCTATTTCTACAGACGTCATTAATAATATGGATCTAGCTATTAAGACAACTACGGCCGGCGGTAAAGCTATTAAGAAACGGCGACAAACAACTGCGACGGCATTTAATGATAATAATTGGATAACAAAATCGTCCAATGAAACTATAGCACAGCAGAAACAATCAAAGGTTGTTAATAATTATTATTTATTTATCGTTTATTAAATGTTTTTAAATTAATTAGGTAAAGAATAAGAAAACTGTTAGTAAAAAACCATCAACTCCACCACCGCCACCAGTATCTGGGGAAGAAGATAATATAGAAGATAAGCGCAATGGATCCGGTAATAGTAATACCAATATATCCCCAGTGGCAAATAAGCGAAAAAAAACCAAGCTGCAATCATGTGCAGATGCTAATGGAGTTTTTAATGTTGATAATTCTGTACCTAGTAATAATGCTAATAATTCTAAAGTTAATGGAAGAAAGCGACAAACTGTCGGAACAGGAGGAGGGACTAAAAAGACCCAGTCAAGAAAACGTCCTGCTAATTTTACATCAACCGGAGCAGCAACTGAAGAACAACAAAAAGTAAAAAAGGCAAAGCAAAGTGTAAAAAAAACCGCCGGTATAATTGACGATATTGTAATTCCGGTGTCAGTTAAGTGTGTCATGAATACACTAAAAAATTATCAAAATAACAATTCAGAATTGTTGCAAAATAAAAAAATTCAAGTATATGACGCGGACAAATCATTTATAACAGACAATGGTATTCATGTAAATGCTAGAATATCTGCAAAAAAATCCAACACCATTGTTTTAAATACCCTACTAAATTTTGATAAAGTTCAGAAAATATTCCCTGTTAAATCTCATTATTATAATACTGTAATAACCATTGATTATAAAACTAGGAATTTTATAATTACTTTTTATATAATTGATTCTATTATATTTGAGGTAGGGCAAATTGTTGCAATTTTTGAATGACTAATATCTAATTTTTATATAATAAGTTGATGGGGAAAGAATGAAATAAAAAATGACCAGTGAATTAGTGTATTTTGTTGTTTGTTTTTTAATTTACGTAATTTTATTTTTATTGGTTCAGTGTTTTATAAATTTATATATAATTGATGTGGAAAAAACATTTGACATTGGCGAATTTCCATTTTACGTGCCCAATGGTATAGTACTGGAAGATTCATATGCGTTCATTACCGGAGAAGATGGTGATAATGTTGCTACAGATGGCCTAGAAAAATTAGATAAATGCGTAATACAATTACCCGACGGTATTGAATTGAAAAAATGCCAAGTTAATAATTCAGATGAAAAATGTAGCGATTGCAAAGAATTATTTGCAAAATGCTATCATATCGACGATGATATATATTCGCCAGTAGTAGAGGGTGAAATTATTATACATAAAAACGAATCTATAAACGAGGGCTATTGTCTCCCATTAACTGAACGAGACTTTGGATTATGTAATAAAAAACATGGCGGTAAATGGGTTCTTTATCAAATTGAACAAGAAGAAGACACACTTGTACAGTTTGCATTCAAATGCGTATGTACAAAACCGAATTTTTTTGTAAATGAAAATTTCATCTCTGGCAATTGTTCGCGTTTTGTCGGATGTAGTCCAGGTATATTGCGTGAAACAACACCTTGGGATAAATTTGAAGATATTCAATGCGATTGTCCGGTAAATTACTCGTTTGAAAAGGGCAATATGAACTCACCGCCCCGATGTGTAATGAAAAATATCTACACCATGAGGTATAAAGATCACGAGTATGATGATGGATTAACCTATCCGGACCTGGAAGAAATTCCATTTGAACCACTGGAGAAAAAATATATTGATCCATTTTATTTGAGCGAATTATCCAATCCCGATATAGTATTACCCAATCCGTGTAATTATGATATTATCGAAAAAAGGTACATCAAGGGCATTGGAGAAGTAGTACTAGAAAATGGAAAAGCCTATTGCAAGAGTGTAAATGTTAATAAATATATAACTGTTAGAATTAACGATGATTATCTAATTGGTAATAATGGGAAATACGCGAATGCAATGATGAGATTATACATTACATTTCCAACCGGCCAAGAACCATCACATGGATTTTTATACGAATATGCCCGATCGCCATACACTATGGAAAATAAACGCGATGATGTATTACGCGGACAAATGATATTATATAATAATTTTCCTGTAAAATTACCATATCTTGAAGTGCCAAATTATCAAGGCAGCGAGTATGTTCCTAGTATTGATAGGGAACATTTAAAGAACGCTAGAGTATTTGTATATGAAGCAATTACTCCAATACCGATCAACTTTGAATTGGCAGAAATGATATCATATGTACCTACCTTCAATACTGTATCATTTGAATCAAGTAAACGAGTCTACAATGGCACTATACCTGTGGTGAACAATCCTCAATATCAAGTACAGATAAATCGCAATATAGACGATGTGGTATATTATTTCTCCGTCATGTATCCAACTCCTCCTGGTACCGATTTTAAAGCAAACTTTGGCAATAGGGGCATTGAGGGGAAACTAAGTTATGTTAATGCGAATGAGATTCGTTTTTTAAACAATTATACATTCGATTTGCATCCCCAATCATCAGAATTAAAATTCAACCCATATACAAATTTATTTACCGGTATTATTTTTACCTATTACATAGATCATCAAATAACGAAATTATATACAAAACCTGTGACAGTGCCTATAGTATTATTAAATAAATTTCGTAAATACTTTATCGAAGATTGGAAAAAATATCCAAAACATACCGAAGTTTATTATAAAGATAATTTGATGCGTTTGGCAAAATCACCCCATCACGATCACATGTTTTCGATCAACAGCTATACACACGATTATTTATCAGACCTGGCTCCTCGCGCATATTATCGGCCAAAAAAATTAACAATTGATGAATTTCAATTCAATAGTTATTATAGTTAAATAATTAAAATAACATTTTTTTTATTGCTGAATTAATAAAGTATTTTTATTGTTGATAATATTTATTTACGCATTAATAATATTCCAAATCTTATATTTGTATAATAACTATTTGCTACCATATAATTATTTATAGTTGTTTTAAAATGTTCATCTTTGGAAAAATGAGGCATTTTTATAACTAAATTAATATTTTTATAATCTCCCATTCGTATTAAATCGTGATTCAAACGATACGCTATTGCATGTTTATGTTCGTTTTTTACATTATATAAAATATTATTAATTTTTTTATAATAAAGTAATATTTTTTCATAATTATATTCAACAAGTATTGCCTTCATGTTTGTTTTATAAAATAATTTTTTGTATTGTAATGGTAAAAAAGTCATAATTAATATGTTAGTCTCGTCATGAATATTGGCTAGAGCTTCTACAAAATTATTAAGAACGGGATATTGTATATCTGTTATAATACTTGTAAAATTATAATTTGTATTTATATCAACCATGGTTGTCCATACACTATTGGTTGATGCACACAATGATGTTAAAGTATACGGAATAACTCGTATAGCAATAATTAGCAAATACATAACCCCGTCTGTTACCTTGTTAATGCACAATTCTTGTGAGGTGCGGCATAAAGCAAAAGTAATTTTTCCGCGATTTTTTTCAACAACCTTTATATTATCTCCATTGAATAGTTGTATTTCACCTCCCGAAAAATTTGAATTTAATATCAAATAAATATTATATTGATGATCCGCATTTATGCTTGAAAATTTATGACGACCACAGAAGCAATCTTTATCAAATGCTAAAATTTGATTATTTACAATATTATATTGAACAACGTATGGGATTTTGGTTGCCATGCTTAAAGTAAATAGATTTAAAATTAATGGCGATATTGTTGTAATAAATCTATCAACAATTTCGATTCTAGGATTTATCGGTATTTCATAATACTTTGCCAAATTAAGATCTACAATTTCCTTGCCATGGTTATTTAAAAATCCAGTATGTAATTTTAATTCACCAAAAACATCAATATTTTTCGGCATGTTGTAAATATCAAGCAGGGTTTCCTCCTTTAACGGGATATAATTATTAGTTATTTCAATATTATCAATTAGGGATATAGCCTCCATATCCTCAATGGTTAAAAGTAAATACACTAAATTTTCCATTATAAATAAAGAATATAATCAAGAGAACGATTTAGTAATACTGATACAATGTACAAGTCGATACAGTCCTATTTATACAGAATAAATAATCATTTTATATTATTTTGTAAAGTCGAAAGTTTGCATTTAAATTACTTTTCCGATGTATTACCACCACCACTTGAATTAGAGTGGCCATACAAATTAATGATTAGAAAGACAAATGCTATTGCTACGAACATTTACGATTCCATGGTTATGTACTGGGTGCAGATAGAGAAGATACCAATCGAATACTTGCATTGTATAATATATTCAAATAAAAACAAATTACTCAGTTCATTTTCAAACGGGCAACAAGAAGAAATAAACATGATCGCATATTATTGGTCGAATAGTGAGCAGATAAGATTAAATGAAATATTGGTAAATGCAAAACCAATATTACTTAAAAAAGGAATGCCGGCTGATTGTGTTGATATATATTTGCAATCATTGTCACATGGATTTATGGGAAAAAATGAAAATGTCGAAAAATTAAAAGAAAAGTATAATTTAACTAATGTAAAGGCAGATGATATTTCAATATTAAAATCTCGATTGGAAAACTTGAGTGATACTCAAATAAATCGTATATGCGCGAGTATATATAAAACTAAAGTTAATCAAACAATAATGCCAAATGCTTTATTGTTTAATGAGTCAAATCGCGTACAACAACAATCATTATCTATAAAAAAATCATCATTCATTAATGATAACGATGATAATAATTTTGAAAATTATCATATTGTACGGAATGGGGATAATCTTGATATTAATTTACAAGTTCATCATGCCTATGTCGCAACGTCAAATAAATTTTATATAGTTCAAATGTGTATTAATATGCAACGTTTAGAAATGTTGATATTAAAAAATTTAATTGTAGCTATTAAATTTATTACTATTGAATTACCGTATTACTATGTACAATTGCTCATTAATAGTGATTTTTTTTTTGAATTTTCTCTATTAAATAATAAAGGTGTTATATATCAATTTGTAATAATAGATAATAATTTTATTCGTCCAAATATATATTTTTATAATGATTTTAATTTAAATTGTAAAGAATGGCAATCTATTATACCATTACAATTGAAAAAAATGTCACTTACTAAAGAAACTCTAACAGGCAATACAACACGTATTGAAATATATGGAATTTTTTGTAAAAGAATATTATGCAAATTAATGAATAATTACGATGTTATTGTATTTATAAAGAGAATTATTAGATATCCATTAAATGAAAATATATGTTTTTATCATGCCATTTTATATATTGATAAAAGAAATTTAATAATTTTATCAGAATTTTTACCATATGAAGGTATGATTAGCTGTAATCAATGTGAGCAATTTGCAAATGAAAATGTAACAACAATAACACATGCGATTTGGACTACTCGATTGTGTTGCGAAATATTATATCATACATACTTTGATTGGATTTATGCTGCACTGCAAGATGAATTAATTAATTGGCAGGAAAAATATCCGGACAAAAAATGCTCAAATTTATGTGAATTATTTGCCGAAGATTACAATGATCATCAACTGCGCATTGCCCATTTAATAAAAAAACCAATTTTTCAGATATATTTGAAAAACATAATAAATTTCAAATATATTAGAGGATACAATGATTTATATCCTACAAACAGCGAAGATATATTATCATATGTTTTAATAACAATGAAAATGCATGCAAATTTAACAAGAGATTTAATAATACCACTATTGGAAATTAATGATGAAAAAAAATTTACATCTACTTTAATGCGTAATAATATTTTTAAAATAAAAATGACCGAATTTGACGGGAATAATGATGGACCCCTCCTATCAGCTACATCAGTTCGATCATGTGAAAGGATGAGAAATGCCGTACCAAATAAAGATAACAACGGTGGTCTATGGCAAACTAATATTGTTAATTTGTCAATGTTATTAAATAATTATCCTCTTTCTGCAAATGATAGTTATAATAATTGTATTAATTATTAATTGATCAATAAAATAAATAAAACATACAAATTTGTGTTTTTAATCATCATTATCATCATCATCGTTATTTTTTATTTTTTTTTCTTCAACGTTAAACAATGTGTTATAATTTAAAAGTAACATTCCAATAAATGTAAATACAATTCCAAAAAAACATTTACTATTGATATGAACTAGTGTCATTTTTCATAAATCAATTGCCTTAACGTATTCAGTGTTTCATTCGTATATATATATATGGAGTTTTTTCGTTGGATGCCGCTTATATCAAATCCACATAATCGTAAATTTTTCGGTAAACAATTGTATTTAATAATATGATCCATTTGTATGTTATTTATAGGTACATTTTTATATTTGATAGAAGAAATAATTGCAAGTGTATTTATTAAATTATTAGTACATTTAAAGTTGGGAAATACTACAGGACATTTTATAGAAAAATTAAAAAATAATGTTTTTAAAATTTCATTTATTGCAAATTCCAATTGTTTATTATTAAATAAATTTATAAATTGGTCAAATAACATTAATGCTACGTTTGTCATTACTTGTTCAAAATCATAAGTAATGTTATTTTTTTTCAAGAAATTAACAATTACATTTTTATCGATATACAAAGATAGTATTTTATTTAATGCTAAAAACGGTAAAACAACTAAACCATTATCATCGTATGTAATATATTTAAAGCGGGGAATTTTCATTTCTTTTTCCTTGTATGTAATAATTTCTTTATTTAATAGTGTAGTTATTTGTTCATCTTTCATTTTTAAATTATTATATTCAATAGATGCTTTATGAAAATTTTCATCTTTTCTTTGGTTTTTGTGTGCAAGCTGTCTCATTTCACTTAATTGCTCATTAAGATTTTTATTTTTATTATATAGCAATTTTTTATCAGCAATTAAATTACTAATAATTATTTTATATTTATTATTAATTTTATTAATATTATTAAGTTTTTTTTCATACATGTATACTAATTTTAATTTTTCATCCATATAATTTAATTTTAATTTTTTAATTTGTTCATTTGCCTTTTGAATAGTATCCATGTTTACTTATTTCTTAATATATTATAAATTGTTTTATCTGCGTTTCGTATTTTCTCAATACTCTCATCTGTATAAATTAATATACTATTCTTACGTAATTTTGCTTCTCTATCAAACCCCATTAGGCGGCCAGTAAATGCGGACTTCTTGGATACTTGTGATAAAAAGATATTATCTGAAGGAGTAATTGTTGAATTAGTGTAACGTACATTATCTAATATGGATAATGTATTTATTAAATTATTTTGTATATAATTTAATGATATAGGAAATAGACGTTTTGTAATATTTGGTTGGCCAGTTATTAAATAATTTACAATATCATTAAAAGTAATGATTAAATTATCTGTATCATAATTATTTAATATAATTGAACATAAAATGAAATTTGCTTTATTTATTATGTCGCTAATTTCGTCAATAGATGAATTATTTACGTCGATACCCATTTCAGTTATTTTACTATAAATAAATTGATTTAAATTTATTTTTTGACTTATTACACTAAATATGTTATACGATTCTAATATTGGTATTTTAATAAAACCTTCAGGACATGGATTTTTAACTTGTAAAAATTTATAAAAGGCTTCTTGAAATCGATTCTCTTGTAATGTATTTTTTTTGTCATATTCGATACCATAATCTATTTTATTCGAAGTTGAAAATATATTCAATGCAAGATCTCCTATAAGTTTATCATATTGTGCAATAGGCATCATGCCAGTTTGTCGCATCATTAGTTTTTTGTCCATTTCTAATTTTTTAATAGTTTTATCTTTATCAAAAACAGTTTTTTTCAATTCTAAAATTTTTTGATTTTTTTCATTCATTTTCATATTAAATCCATGGGTATTATTTTCAAGTTGTCTATTTTTTTCTATACACATATTGTATCTAAGGGTAAATTCTTCTCTTAGCGAATTATATTCTTTATTGATATCGTGTATATAATCTAATGATTCCTTAAGTTTTTCTTTTAATAATATCGGATTATCAATATCGTTATAATCCTGATTAACACTGTCTGGTATTGGTATCAAGTCTGGTAATGAGTCTTGCATTATTATGTCCTCATCGTGAGCTTCTTCGCGCTGTCGTTCTATTGCTTGTTGTTGTATAATATGTTGTCGTTGTATGATCTGTTGTTGTTCTATGGCCTGTTGTTGTAATGCATCTTGTTGTTGTTGTAATGCTAGTTGTCGTTGTTGTACTAGTGAATTTTGTTGTTCTTGTAGTGCTTGTTGTTGTTGTTGTAGTAGTGCTTGTTGTTGTTGTTGTAGTGCTTCTTCGTGTTGTTGTCTCTCTGTTAAAATAATTTCTTGTAGTTGTGCATTTTGATTTAATACGTTATTTAATACGTATTGTAAATATTCAACGTTATTTTTGTAAAATATAACTGTCCCAAGCATTGTAAACTTACTAACTATTGTATTCTTGATATTTATTAACTTGTTCTTCAGTTAATATAGAAGTTTGTTTAATGGCGTTAATTAAATCCCCAATTGATGGTATTATAATAAATTCTACTCGTTTGTTATTTTCTTGGAAAAATAATTTCAATTCATTTGTAACACTCTTTATACCCTTGACTTCTTGTGCTACAAATGAAACTCTTGTATTACCTTTCATGCAAATAAAATCATCTTCTCTATGATAAATAACTACATAAACCGCGTCACTTGTTTCTACTTTATCATAAAAAACTGATCTCTCTTCGATTCGTATATTATAACTATCCTTTTTAATGTCTGGAAAGCCAAAATTCGATCTGCATGTGTCATTAAATTGTTTCATATTATGATTGGTATAATATAAATGGTTGTTGGTAGCATAAATTGCTAAAACATTTTTCAATAATTCTTTTCTTAACTGGGACAATTGAAAAAAGATTTCATTAGTTGGTTTTATTTTTACAACAAGTTCAAAAAAGAATTCAACAGATATTTCAAAATCGGGCATAGGGACATAAAATATATTTGTTATTCGACGAAGCATAACCTCATCAATTTTATTTTTATAATTAGTCATTCCACATATAATTAAATTATTATACAACGGTTCGGTTCCGCTAATTTCTGTTTGTAATGTTGTTTTTACAGTTGTTAAAAATGATTGTTTTATTTCTGTTCCAATGACATTATCAATTTCATCTATAATAATAGTATAGTTTTTTTGTCTATTTGAGCGAATTTCTTTAAAGATGGCTTTAATTTTCTTTTCTGTATGTCCAATTATTTGCGATGAGAAGAATTCAGTATCCATGTTAAAAAATTCACTATCTGAGAATGCCGATGCAATTGCTTGTGCTATTGTTGTTTTTCCCGTACCAGGAGGACCACAGAATAGGAAAAACGCATTTGTCGATCTTGTTATATTCATATCAACAATTGATTGTACATTATTAACGATATTATCTATTCCTCGCAAATCACTAAATATAACTTTTGTTTCTTGTATACTTTTTAAAATTTGCGATGCTATAGAATCTTCGCCCTTTCCGCCAGCAGCATCTACAAGTGCTGATAGAGCCGTTGCCTCCAAGCCAGCTGTGAGTGTCATGGCTCTAATTTTATCAAGAGTTATTTGAAGAGTATCGCTATCATTTAATAGTAAATGAACGGATGCAAAATTCAATGCCATATTATTTAGTAGTTCAGTAAAGGAATACTGATCAAATGATAAATTAATTCCGTCCGAATTTTGCTGGGCTATACAATGCATTGTTTCAATTATTAATATATGTAATCGTATTTTAAATTGTTGAAGCGATGATCGTCGTAATTGTAATGTATTTCCTACCAAAATTTGTGTCAATATATTATTAAGATTATCATATTCTTGTCTTAAACTACGCGGTATGACTCCTTCTTTCGTTGAATCAACACTAGGTATAAATTGTTCAGAATTTAAACAAAATTGATAATTTCTAGCAAGATTAAGCGGCATTATATATTTAGTAAAATCACTCTCCAGAATTGTTCCCATATTGAAATGTATTAATATCTTTATATTTTTTCCAGGTATCAAAGTTAATAAATGATATATTAGAAGATGCCTTATTTAATGATTCATTATCAGGTAGAATCATCATTGTTTTATTTGTAGTTTTGAAATACCACTTCATTAATTTTTTAGTATCAGCGTCTTCAATTTTAAGCATGGTACCATTAAATTCAATTTGAATAATCCTATCATTTGGCAATATAAATAAATAATATTTTGAATCTTTTCCTTTTACATAGGAGCATTTTACCGTTTCAAATGTTAAAAGTTGAGCATATAAATTTTCATACAACTGATTCATAGTATGCATTGACAATCGAACATTTTTAAATTTTTCAACTAAATATTCATATATTTGCATAAAGTAATCTTCGTTTTGTGGAAAATATATATTATATTGATCGCCTTCATCTAATTTTATTGTTTTTCTAAATAAATTTAACATTAAATAACTAACCGCATCCTCATTTGAAGGTAAATCGATGAAAAAGTTATTTGTTATTCGCCTTAGCATAACAGGATCGATGTTATTTAAATAATTGGTCATTCCAATAACGATAACTTTATTAGAAAGTGGTCCATTAATTCCACTTAATTCCGTTTGTAAAGTTGTTTTGATAGTTCCGAATTCGTTTTCCAAAAATGTAGAATTAAAAACACCAATAATTCTATCAACTTCATCGATAATAACTGTAGTTGGTTTTGTCGCGGTTCGTAAATGTTTAAATAAAATTTTAATTCGTTCTTCCACATAACCAATTTGTAGTGGTATAAAGAATTCCGTATCAAGTCTATAATAATATCCAAGACTGAATTGTGATGCCATTGCTTCTGCTAATGATGTTTTTCCCGATCCTGGTGGTCCGGCTAGTAATATAAATTTTGAATATTCATTTATAAATGCTAAATCTATAATTTGCGATATATCTTGTATAACAATATCAAGTCCGGCTAAATCATTGTATGTTTTTGTCGATGATAGAAATAAATTTTTCTTCATATCTTGTAATATGATTTCTTCAGCTTTTTCATCTGATGTTAAAGTAAATAAATTATTATATGGTATTAATTTACCAGTGTTTAATATTTCATTTATATCAGCCTCTGTAATTTTAACTGCGGCAATAATGTTTTTAAAAATATGTATAGTTGATGCATATAATACGCAATAATTTAGATATTTTTTCATCCATTCATATTCAGTTGGTGATATTTTTACATTGTGTCCAAATTCTTGCCTATACGCCATTATAATAATTATGAGATTAACATATATAACATGTAAATTTGTATTAATATTATTAATTTTTTCATTAACACTATTACCGAAACTTTGTAGGGTTTTTAAATTATTAAATGCCATATCGATTTCTTTATATTTCACATCAATTTGTTCAATAAGCATTTTATTTTCTACAAAACGTTCATTATTCATATCATCGGGCCATTTCCATAAAAAATTGTTTATGTTTAATATTTGTTTAATTTTTTCTTCATAACTAATATTTTTATCATACTGTTTTGAAGAAAAATGAAATGTATCAAGTACTTCGTATATTTGTTTCCAGAATAACGAATACGTAAATAAAGACTCCATGTTCGTGTTAAGTAAATATGTATAAAAAGTTCAAGTTTTTTCTCTCGTGATTAGTCGCTTATTAACTGCCACAAACGATGGATACTTGTAAAATTGTTCGTATCGTTGCTATGGTTGTGTCAGCTATTTCTCTCTTAATTATTTCATATTTTCATTGGAGACGTAATCAGCAAATTATGGCAGATCAAAAACGCTACATTGATCAGCTTGTGAAAAATAATACAGCCGATAGATTGTCTGGCATGGTACCATCGTAAGTGAAATTTATTAATTTAAATAATTTTTAATAATTTTTTTTTTATTTTCATTATAGCCACCGTATTATACATCACTATTAATTGGAACGTTAAATAAATAAATAAAATAAATAAATTTAACTGCGATTATATGATAATGTTTTTGACTTGATTAAATAATTGCATAGTTTTTTTAACTGTTCCTCGTTTATTATTTATGAGTATATCAACTGCTTCGTCATTGGCTGCTTCGTTATACATTACTGTGGTGTTTTTTTCAGGCAAATAAATAGTAGTTAATGATTTATCGCTAGTTGTTGATTCATAGATTGGGGATGGGGGGGCTATTGGATGGTAAGTAATTTCTTCTATATCAGATAACGTTTTGTACATTTGTGATTTCTTAACATGTATTTCTGTTACCGAGTACTTTTTAAAGTTGCCAAACCCTTGAAAATATTCCCCCCCATTGACAACGACTGTCGTAAAGACAAATGGTTTATTAAATCGCTCCAGTTTGCCATCAATTTCGTCGATAATAGTTGTAGGTATTTGTGGGGATACATTATCTGCCATTTTTAATATAATTACTAACGCGATCCGTTGTTTTATATCATACAAAATGATGTATTTTAGGAGATCATTTTTCATATTCAGGTCCAGCACGTCATGATTGACAAGAACTTCAAAATTATCCTCGTTATATATTAAATCAAAATTAAACGATGCTATTCGCTGTGTTATAAAAGCATTGTCATTTTCTTTTTTAATTTTTATATATTTATTGCGCACAATTTCAATAATGTATAAATAATTATTATCAAGTGTCCAAATTTTTTCATTTGATATTAAATCAGCCTGTTGTTGGTGCTGTTGTTGTAGTAGTGGTTGTTGTGTTGGTGGTATGAATTTATTTATAATACTTTCAACATAGTCCCTTAGGAAAGCAATTATGATGATGATGAAAAGAATGAATAAAATTAAAACTACACAACAATAGGACATGTTTTACTTATTACTTAAAAAATTGCCCATTATTAATTATTGATGCATAAATGGATAATATTTTTTAAAAAATTGCACATCACATTCAGTTAGGCCCATTATTGATTTATTATAAACTGGACTCATGATTGTTTCCCCATAATCTTTACAAAACATTGGTATTCGATGCATGGAACCAAGTGAATGGCCAATCTCATGTATTAATATTTGATAGAGTTCCAAGTCGCTAAATATTTCATCCGTGTCCAGACAAATTTGTCCAATTCGCGGATAGAATGAATGGGCTAGTATTCCCCCCGGCCCGTCGAATTTTTTACATGTCCCATTAGGCACCTCTTCTCGTATAATTAATTGTCGAGCACGCTCATCGTTCAATACAAATACCTTCCAATCGAGTCTCTCATTGTAATGTTTTACAACTAGGGGCAATATGCGTGTCATTTGTAAAGAACGATTTTTCTTTGCCGATGGCCTATAGCTGATATTCAATGGGAAATCCTTCTCCAAATATAATGATATTGGAAAAGGCGAAATGTCATTAAATGTTTTCACATCTTTATATTGTTGTTGTTCATTACTTTTATTGATGCAATATATTAGTAGAAAAATAGTTAATAATATAATTATTAATAACAATAACATTAATACGGTTGAAATAATGTAACTGGCTTAAAATACAATATTACAATTAAAATTATAATAATTAGAAAAAATATTATATATAATATTAACATCTTATTATTGATTGAATAAATTGTATGCGATGGCTATATATCTAATGTCGCAATCGGTAAGACCGTCCGAATTTGGATCTGTTCCTTCTGTAATATTGGTCATTTCATTTTTTCTGCAATAATCAGTTGGACGATGTTTAAACCCCAAGGTATGTTGGAATTCATGAATAAATATTAGAAATAATGCCTTGTCGCTAAATGTTAGTGTGGGATTTAAGCAAATTTTTCTTATCGGCGGATAAAAACTATGAGCTGCATGCTTGCGTGTCAATCGAGTGCAGTCGGGTGGATTCTCTCTAATTATTAATTTATTTGGATATTTTAATAGGCATTTTTGAAATACGAAAAAATTAAAGTTTAATTTGGTATTGAATTCATTTAAAACATTGGGAACAAGCCGATTAATCTGAGCGACTCTATTTATTAAAGGACTATTATTTGCTTCTATATAAACATTTATTGGAAATATATGCTTTTCATACAGTTTATGAATTAAATATGGCCTGTTTTTATTAAATCGTCTAAGCTCGCACGGCGTTATTTGAATGTTATTTATTTTATAAACTGTACTCTGACCTATATAAATTTCAATAGTAATGAATATGATTAATAATAAAAATAATATTATCAAAAAGTAATATAGATTCTTTCTTAAACGTAACATTCTTATTAAACAGAAATCTTTTTCATCTCCAATAGACGAATAGAGTCTGGTATTAAAAATCTAGATATATCTACATACAATTTTCGTAGGGCACATTGTCGTAAACGGGGAGATAAATTACATAGGCAAAATATTAACATGTTTGTTATAATTGTAACGAGGATAACAATTAGATATGATAAATGTGGGTGTTTTTCGATATAGTTGAAAGCGATTTCAATATTTTTTGTCAATTGTTCAAATAATGTCTGATCATCCTTTGTAGATTCTGTAAGTAATTGTACATTATGATCATCCTTTGTAGATTCTGTAAGTAATTGTATAGTAGCATTTATTATATCATTATATATAAATTCTTTCTCATCAATAGCAGTAATAGTAGAATCATATTCCTCAGGTATTAACGTTGTCTCTTTAGATATTGGTGTGGTATCTTGTGCCGCTATTGGTGTGGTATCTTGTGCCGTTATGGCCGTAATTAATAATAATAATATACAAATTACTGCCATCTTATATTTAGTTTCTTATAAAATTCTCTAATAAAATCAGTATTATTACATAAATTGAAATTTATCTTATTCAATAGGACCTGATTGTCATTTTGCTCTACCGTTAATGATACTTGTGATGAGGAAAAATCAGTAATACTCAAGTATGATAAAAATACAGATATTGTATCATAAGTAATATTTAAATAATCACTACGATGTTTATTCATATGTTGCACAATCAAGGTCCCGTTATCATAATAATCATCCACAATTTCAATGATATTATCCGAAGGCAATGGTCCAAGATGAAGTTGTGATGCCGGCTCTGGTGTTCGATTTACAACTTTCAAAATATTACGAGGTATATTAAATAAATTAATTCGATTTAATTCATTGGCGATGATATTTATTAAAGCCACATTACTTTGAATATTCTTTATTGTCCTTTTTATATAATCTGAAAGTTTTTGTATTAAAAAGAATTCATTTCTTTCATCTATCGCCAATGGTACTTTAGTGCTGTCGTTAAAGTAAATTAAAAGATTATTTCGTTTGCTTGCATCATGTATACGCGTAATAATTTCATTATATTTTTCAGTTTGTACACTTAAAGGTTTATACACTTTTTCATATAAATATATAGAATATTCATCTTTGAAAAAATTATTTATGAAATTATCAACAATGTTTTTCAATTCCAAATTAATTCTACTATAATCCAATGAGGGAAATACTGATGTAGATTTTGAACCCCTATATAAAATATTTGTTTTTAATTTTGAAAATTCAAGTGGTCTCGTTATATTATTTTCTTCATCTTTTTTCGATTTTTTGTCATCTCTTTGACTTTGCATTATTAAAGTTGATTTATTTTATTAGTTAAAGTTGATAAAAGATATGAGTTTGTCTCATTGATTCTGTTCAAATCCTCACTAATGATTGGTGCATATTTCAAGTCCTTTCGTGCCGTTGATAACTTACTATTAAAAGCTGATATATTTTTAATTATTTGCTGTGTAACACACGTATAACTTTTAATTAAATTTAAAACTTCATTTAATGTAGAATCTTCTGCATAATCCTCATCAAACTCGCAATCTGTTATATCGTCATCCATTTTTGTTCTTATAAGAATATTTAAAAGTTAATGAGGCATAGTAGTAATAAAACAATGGATACAGAAGCATCTAAGATATTGTACTTGGATCACATATTGGAGAAAATATTACAACATAGTTCAATTGAAACGTTGTATAATTTATCAAAAGTAAACACATATCTAAACTATCAAGTACATAAATATGTGAAAAAGAATTACGACATGTTAAATGAGTGGCTGGATGAGAAAATAATTTTTATAAATGAGGATAATATAAAGTTTGGCATTGAATTTTCACTCCAAGAAATATTTATTCATTATATATGGTTTAATCGTTGTTATTATTCATATCAATTGACAACAACATCGTCTGCATTATCAAAAGATATAATTGTGTCTCTAATGGATAAAAATTACATTTCATTTATCAGTAAACTTGTAATAAATATAACAACACGTGAATTTTTAAAAAGTAAACGTTTAGCATATATATTTCCATATGTAAATTCGTTGGTACTAAATGGATGGGAATGTAATAAATTGAATTTAAAAAGTATTTATAATTTTCGAATGTTGAAAAATCTGTACATATTAAATTGTACAATTGAAAAGCCATTATTATCTCCAGTTATGAAATTTAAACACTTGAAAAAATTATTAATAGATGTAAATGCCATTAGTTGCAATTGTGACTTGCATTTAATAATTCCAAATTTAAAATATTTACATCAATTAATACTTTTAAATGTAAAGAGTTATTCGTGTTCAAAATTTAAAAAACTATTAAAAATAATAAATTCAAAAATAACTATTACCGTCTCGTTAATTGTGGACGATGATAGTTGTGCCGAATTGATTGCATCTCGGTGTTCATTTGATTATATTGAAATTTATGAGAATTATTGGCTTTTCAATTTGATAAAACAAAATGAATATAAAGTGGTCCGTTGTACATTAGAATTAAACAAGGAAGTATCCCTAATATATAGTAAATGTATTAATCGGATAAAATGTTTTTTAGCAAATCAACCGCATGTTCGTTTGTTGATAAAAAATTTAAAACTGAATTATATAATTTCTAATGATATACGATTATTATGCACCGAATTCCCATTTGTAACGCATGTAACAATTAGCAATTCCACGCTAACATTACCCATATCGAAAAAATACATTGTCGTCTTCTTTAAAAATGTAAATATTTTAAGAATTGAACGATCTAATTTAAATATTTGCTTTTTAAATCAAATTAAATCATGTTATATATCAAAAATTCACATTATAAAAACTGTATTAACACAGCACTTTTATTTGTTTGCAACCGATTATATAATGACACGTCCGAAACATATCAACTTATTTAAAGATTAGGGTATATAAAGAAGTGAGTAAATGTAAAATAAATTATTTTAAAATTGTTCAGTATGGCGGAATCACTTGTCTTCGCACTAGATCATTTAGTTCAAAATATTTTAAAATATTGTTCATATGGTTCGTTATATTCTTTAATGAATACAAGTAATTTTTTACGCTATCAAGTCGAGTATTACATGAATAGAATGGTTCGGCCATCACTGTCAAGCGAAAATCATAATTTCTTGGATAACATGGCATATTTAAAATTTCACAACAAACGTGAGAATTCGATGACGCTAAATTACGATGAGCACGATGCAGCATATATACTATCTGATAAATTATTATCTAGTAATAATGATAGTGTAAAATCTATAATTATGTGTAATAATAGAATTGTAAGAGTGAAAAGTGATTGGGGTAAAATATTTCCCGAGATTGAAAAATTAGTCTTCATTGGACGAGGCAATTTAATATTAACAGAATTGACGAGTTTTAATAATTTAAAATCATTAGAAATAAATTGTAATAGAATTCATTATTTGTTTCAGCCAAAATTGAAAAAAATTTTCAATCAATTAGAGATATTTCAAATAAGTCTAACTACAACTAATGTAAAAAAACAATTAAATCTAATTAAATGCATTGAGAATTTAAAAAAGATAAAAGAAATCAACATTATAAAATGTTACAATTGGAAAATTTCTCTATTCAATTATTTTATCCACGCATTAAATAAAAATGTCAAGCACCCATTTACTTTTACTGTGGATAATGAGCGATGCGCCGATTTAATTGTACAGATATTCACCTGTGTCCATATTACTTACACCTCACCGAATAAGTTTTTTATTTACATAGAACACAATTCACGCGTTCCTATAAAATATTTAAAAATTCGAGCATCAGTGTGTGATGAGAATTTTTATAAATTTATAAATAGAAATTATTGTTATTTTCAGGATACCGTAAAGGATTTGGAGATTGCAAAAGTACACATGTATCCACGTATATTAAATTTTAGATTTCCCAATTTATGTACGCTAACATTTGAATATTCGCGGTTGATAAATATAGATCCGGACTTGTTTGATATATTTAAGCAGTTTAAGCGTATGGCCGTCATTCATTGTGACGTAAATTATAGTTTTATAAATTCGTGTAAGTTAAATAGCACCATCGCTGCGCAGATATATATATTAAATTCATATTTCTATCCTGAATTTACATTATTTAATTTTAATCAAGTAAGCCATATAACAATAAACAATACCCAATTTAGACCTCAAGTAACTGAATAAAAGGGCATATATTTGCAATGTCGCGATCAGTAGTGAATGATTTTAAAGCAGAAAGAAGTCATTTATACATTTTAAAAAATATGGATAAAATAAAAAATGAAAATATTGAAGAATTAAATATAATATTTGTTTATAATAGTTGTTTGAAAAATATGGGGGTAATGGATAATATAACAAAATTGACAATGAATTTTTTCGAAAAGGATGTATTTGATTGGACCAATACGTTTCCAAATGTGAAAACGTTAACACTTACTGGTAATCATGGCACGAAATTGGAAAGAATATTAAAATTACGCCACTTGGATGATTTATCTATATTTAATAAAATTAATGGTAACAAACAATTATTGAGATCGATATTTTCGCGTATCTCATCGCTGTCGCTGATAATGGAATATGATAATGATAAATTGTTTAAGGAGAATTTATACATGTTAAAGCACCTAAATCGTTTATGCATATACGATTGGTCATGTTTAGATTCGAGTAATTTTTATATAATTTGTCGTGAATTATCGAAATTTCCAAATTTATCGGAATTATCTTTATCACGATTTGAACATGTGAAAATTGCATTAATCGTATTACAAGTTAACGAGCTTATAATATGTGATACAATGATGGTACACGAGTGTCGTTTCAAATTGAAAATAGAGAAAAAGTATAAAGTAAATCTAACTATAGAAATGTCAAATTGTTCAGATGAAATGTTTGATTATATTCATGAAATAAATAATAATTATGTATTGGCTGAGCGATTTAAGAATTTACGTCTTTTAAAAATTGAAGAAAATGATAAATGGCGACACCTTGTAAATAGCGCACTAAACCATGTGACAAATTTTGAAATTGTCAACTCCAACTTAATGGATATAAATATAGACGAGTTTGTAATGCATTTAAAAAATTTAACTTTATTAATATTTAAGAATTGTCATATAACCAAACTATTATTAACCAAGATATTTGAAATAAATGTTAATATGAAAATTCTCTTACACGAAACTGTTGTTAACAATTACAATTATATTGAAAATATGTATCTAACTATAAATACACTTAGTAAAGTTCATGTATGTAATAATAATAATTAATTAATAATTGATTATAACATTATTAAAAATTTCTGGATAAAATTTTGTTTTAAATTTATTTTTAATAAATATTTTTTTCATAATAAATCGCCTAAACGTTATTAAAATAATAAAATACTCTTCTTCTATAATATTATTTAAGATTTTGACTGTAAAATCAGCCAGTTGGATATTAAATATTTTAAGTAAGATTTGATGGGTTGCTTGTTTAATTGGGGGACAGAGACGTAGATTGCTAATTATAATCGAGGATACCATATTGTTGTTTCTAATTGTAAGAGGTAATTCCATTTTTCTCTTCAATAGCTGTTCCTCATCACCCTCATCATCTGCGTCCGTTGTACAATAAATAGTTGATGATTCGTCGTCCGAAGATTCCCCTAATATAGATGACGACGGTTGTGTTTTAATTTTCCTTTTAAGTAATTTATATTTTGCTTGTAAATGTTGATTATTTAAATGTATAATAAAATTGGAATTTAGCAATTTAGTGTTTTCCTGTTTTAATTTATCGACTAGCTGCGCGTTATCGTCAAAATGAAGATAGACATTTCTAACGTCGTTGATTGTTTTTCTGCATATAGGGCATTTAAGTGATATTTTATTCCAATTGTAAATGCATGGCTTGTGAAAAATATGGCCACAACTTGTAGACACGACCCGATCGTTTAAAAATTCCGTACATATGGCACAATTCATTATTGACACTATAATGCACATTGAAATAAGATTGGTGAAGGTTTTTATATGTTATTGTATTTTCCAATTAACAAATCAAAATATAAAGAGAAAAGTTCAATTCGTAAATCTCTCAACTGTTCTGTCAATTGATGAAGTCGAGATGATATTGTTTGATATGAATTAAACGGTTTGCGACACAACGGACACCTTGAATTGGGAAGCATTTGTATACAGCGGGGATGGAATGCATGGCCACAATCTATAACGGCATAATCGTCCAAAACATCTAGACAAATACAGCAATCATCCATTAGTCGTAGTTATTATTGTTATTGTTGTTGTTGAATTAAATTAAATGTTGTTCGATTGTAATATTGGGCGATATGTTTTCTTTATATGCGGCTAATACTCCAGTTGGAATTTTGGATGACACCTTCAAATGTAAATGTTTGCAATTGATACACTTGTTAATTATTGGTATAATGTCTTGTAATTGTCTTGTTTTACGTAAATAAATTTGTATAAAGAATACATTTGTTAAGACACTATTATCAAAATGATAATTGTTAAAAAATAAACTATCAAGTGTTAAATAAATTAGTTTGGGAAGATTATTCAAATCGTTAAAACACAATACGCTTTTGTACCTGAGTGTTAGGAATTTAAGATTTGGAAATAATTTATATAAATCTACAAGTATGTATTTATTGTAATTGATAATTTTATAAATATTAATTTCGGTGACTTTATCAAATACATAGCCGTTGTGTAGATAATTTAGGATATCGGCATGTCTTATTACTATTGAACATTTTTTCCAATTGAGATCGATTGGATAGTTGATAACAAGCCCAAATTCGTATATTGTAAGAGGTTTTGCAATTTTATCCAATATATGCTTGCCAATGAATTGAAAGTAGACAACATCGAACGCTAGTAATGTTTTAAGTTGTAATTTTCCGCAAGATTGAAACGCCTTAAATGCAAGTGTTAATTCCATACTTTTTTTTTTGTTATTCTCAGATTTCTAATATAAAAACAGTATGGAGCTTGTACTAGCACTAGACCACCTCGTTGAAAATATTGTAATAAATAATAATTTGGATGAGCTGTTTGCAATGAGCAGGGCAACAGTATTCTTTGGTGATGTAATAAAATCAATGTTTCATAAGAAAAAATTCAATCATCTGTGTCAGTTGGATTACTCATTGAAGAATGTAACATTATTTGAGCTGAAAATGTACGAAGAGTATTTTTTAAAGGAAATACTAATAAATACAATATTTGGCAATTTGGTTTTTTGTATAAAAAAAAATGAAAAGCAAATCAAGTATTTTCTGGAAAATAATATATGTCTTACCAAGGATTGTAATGTACTACTTGATTTAACTGAAGAGATCAATTGTGAATGGATTCGTCGTATATTCAAAAATGTACAATTATATATACATATTACTGGGAAATGTGAACGATTGGACTTTTATCTACCCATCAAGTTTTTATTATTCGAATGTCCACTTGGTGACGATTTTATACTGGATAATAGTGTGACAAAGATTGGATTGGATTTACGTAAGAAAAATGCTAAAAATGTGTTTTTCAAGCAAATGCCTTATCTGGCCATAACTAACATTGGCTTAATAAACGTGAGTGAGGTGAGTACGTCTGACTTTATCAATTGGCTGGATGAGTTAGTCATAAATTCATCGCGCAATGTAAGTATTATAACCATAACAGTGGATGATATGCGCTATGCAAAAATAATATCCGAATTATTTCAAATTAATTATTATATGCAAATGTTTCATCAATACATTAAATTTGAATGTGAAAAATGTAGATTTCGTAAATACTTTAATGTAGATATATCTAAAAAGAAAATGCGACGAATAATAAATGTAACAATCTATGATAAATTCATTTATTACCAGTGGAATTTTAGTTTTTTGTCTATAGAATTATATGGACTAGAAATACATGATTTGTCTAGTTCTTTATTACGTCAATCCGATTCTTACATTACGGTAAAATCAATTAACAAATACGATTACTCATTGTCTGTCCGTTCGTTGTGTGATTTTATGAGCCGCGGATGTTAGATAGCAAAAAAAAAAGTATAAAAGGCGTGTAACCCTAGCAATCGGCGCTCATTCATCGCCAAATAATGAATGAGCCAAGAAGCAACCAGTAATAATAACAATAATAATAATAATAATAATAATAATAGTCACGACTTTCTGTATTAAATTAAAAAGTATTTTTAATGTTATTTATAATTATTTTTAAGATGTAATCGATAGTATTAAACGATCAAAAAAGCCATATCGAATAATTGTCCTAAACTCGAATAAATGAAACCAACTCGAATAAAAATTATTAGTTGTTTTAATGGAGGGCAGTGACGAGGATAAAAGTGCTAATAATTGGATTTATAACGATCTTTTACGTCGTTCACAATATAGTGTGGAATGTAAAAGATGTAAAAGTTTAATTTCAGTAAAGTACTATCAACGGCACTTGGCAAAATTTCACAAAATAAAAATGTTTTGTGTATGCATATGGTGTGAGCAATATAAATGGAAGCGAGGCAGTAGTCCAATTGATAATATCCTTCATAGGATAATGTGTCTTCGCAAATGTATAATTGATAATATGTGCACGTCTCGATATATTTTCAATTGCGAGCCATGTAACACTTGGTTGAACACACTGAACAAATACAAGCAATACCAGTTGTTAAGGAATCAACATGATCAATATAAATTCCTCCTGGCTGATGTGGCGATCGCGTTCCAATGGTTAAGTCAGATCCCCATAAATATCATAAATACCCCGTCGTGTGAAGTAAATGATGTTCAACGGATGGTTTGGTATAATAATGTACAAATTGATGGGGATAAGAGTGGTATATTCCCCCAATGGATAAAGTTATTTTATTGTTTTAATAAATACTTTACATGGTTGGATTTAATTATAAATTACGATGAATGGGATAATTTTTACATGTGGATAAGTGCCCGTCAGGAATATTATTGTGTCTTGCCCCATTGGTGTCTATGTTCTGGCCTCCATCGTCATTCAATAATTGTAATGTTTAAGCACATGATTACAGAATTTAAGGTTCAATATTATTATTATTTTATTTTTTAATTTAATTTAATTTTTTAATTTATTATTGAAGGAATATGCTCGTAATTATAGAATATTTGCCCGTGAAATAACAACTACCAGACAATTTTTATACACACTCCACTATTATTCAAGTTGTCAGCGCAAGTGTATAAATGAGAGTAGAATTGATGATGGATGTAGTACAATTGAATGGGAAGATGAGATTGTAAATATGGACACGTGTATAGATAATAGTAATGTGCATTCATATATAGCGTTACCCGTCATGCCCCATTTCCTTATAACGATGGCAATGTTATATCCATGTGGCATGCAAGAAATATGCGAAATTCTAAGTAATAACGTACAATTGTATGATAAATTGGAACATGTAAAGAATAAAAAATCGATCCAATTGAAGCATTTATTTCCCCATCTTAACAATCATGTAATGCCACTAAAATGTGTATATACTAATGAGTGTGTGAAGACGGATTCATATGTGTTTGTAAATAACACAGTGTATTATTTACAGAAAGCAGACATGCCGCACATACTATCGGTGGAGGAATTCAATAGGTAATTATTACGAGTTATTATTATTATTACTATTACTATTAATATTATAATTTTTTTGCAGAGAAATGATATTTAAAAAGATTTGCATTATGAACTTTGCCGGTAATGAAATCTACACATGTACCCAAATGCAGGAGAAAATTTTACAAGAACTAATAGCCTATAAGAATCACAACTCAATTAATAAAAATGTACAACCATCAGCCGCTACTCAATAATAATAATAATAAAAGAAAAAATTGCTGTTATATAATAAAAACTTGTATTTTTATTTACTGGCAAATAAACATGAATGTGTAATGATGAAGAATATAAAAAAACGTATGACTCTTAGCCTCTAACAGTAGCACGTATCAATAGCAGTAGATTATCAATCAAAAAGAAGAAGGAGCTCCATTACGGCACACGACAACGTAAAAATCCCCATGGCGCTACCACAAATGGCCAACTTGTAATAACGCATTTGTTTAACAAGTTACGAGCTTTTATATTTGCACCAATCGATAAAGCCAATGAGAATTATTGTATTTAAGAACAAACACCTAAATAAATAATGTGTTTGTCTTTGATAACCTACTTTCAATGTAAATATACTGTCGTCTGGTTGTCATCAATATGACTTGTGCGGGGGAAGTATATTATATGGGATGTATACCCTTGATTTATGTCTCTGCTATATTCTAATCAATGACTCACGGCAATAATTAATACACGACGATGTATATGTGATAAATGTAGGGTGCAGTTGAAGGGCAAATTTATATACCACGAAAATGTATATAAATACCGACATCACGAATTTATAAAATTATTTTTTTCGTAGATGATGGAGAAACGACGTTATAATAATTTCTTTTTAAAATCCAAATTGAAATTGAGCTGTTCATACTGTAAATTGACAATCAATGCAAGGGAATACAATAGGCATGTAAAAATTGTACACTCTGATAAGAAGTTAAAGCACAAATGTATATGGTGCAATAATTACAAGTGGAAGAGGGGAGATGTTCAAAATTACGTCCACCGATTGGAGTGTGTTAAAATGCGAATAAAGGCCGACGAGCAATTACTCAACAACGAGAGACAATTGCTATTGTCATTATGCGACGAACACAACGAAACTATTGCTAAACAGAATGAGTTAATTGCCGATCTACAAGAAACCATCAACTCCATTGCTATAGAAAACTTTGAATTGAAGAAAAAACTTGATGAATATGAAGAAGCGGTGGAGAAACTACACGAATCAATGGGCAAATACGCATTATGCTCAGCTATTTTAAATATAGTATAAGGTGTATATATATATTCATAACTGTATCTTAATATCTATCAACTGTGCAATAAAAATGTATATATACGACTATAACAATTTATACATACACACTATTTTTACTAACACAACCATATATACACTGCCACCTAGTGAGAGAATGATGAATTAAAACACATTTCAAAAAATTTTTTTCAATCGAGATTCTGGCTGGCTCAAACTAAACCTCCGGAAATTTTCGCTTTTTGAGATCACGAAATGTAGCATAAAATGTGATTTTGACATACAGCCGAATTAGCTCACCACCAACCAGTTGAATAATATGTACTTTTCACATACAGCTAGTGTAGTGTGTGATGTGACGTATGTACGATGAGTAATTCTCATGTAATTACTGTGTTTTTCCTATACATTTACCATGTTGTTCGTGTCTTTACTAACGCCATCTAGTGAGGAAATAATGAACTAAAACACATTTTAAAAAATTTTTTTCGATCGAGATTCTGGCTGGCTCAAACTAAACCTCCGGAAATTTTCGTTTTTTGAGACCACGAAATGTAGCATAAAATGTGATTTTGACATACAAGTCATGTAGCTCACCGTCAACCACTTTAATAATATGTACTTTTCACATACAGCTAATGTAGTATGAATGTGACGTATGCGCTATGAGTAATTCTCATGTTTTTCTTATGAAATTACCATGTTGTTCGTGTCTTTACTAACGCCATCTAGTGAGGAAATAATGAACTAAAACACATTTTAAAAAATTTTTTTCGATCGAGATTCTGGCTGGCTCAAACTAAACCTCCGGAAATTTTCGTTTTTTGAGACCACGAAATGTAGCATAAAATGTGATTTTGACATACAAGTCATGTAGCTCACCACCAACTGCTTGAACAATATGTACTTTTCACATACAGCCAGTGTAGTGTATATGGCGTGACGTATGTGCTGCGAGTGTGTTATGATTCATAGCAACACGACGATGATGAACTGATCACACACACTCGGTTGTAGCGGCTAAAAACATGTTCTATAGGGGCCGCCAAAGTGCCAAAGTGTGAGTGGCACGACGAACTGATCACACGTGTGTAGGGTGCATTTGCACGAGTGTCTTCGGGTAATGTCGGGTGCGCTAGATTTTAAACATAGTCTCGCCAAAAACTGCCAGAACCCGAAGTGAATAGTATAATGATGCAGTTAGTTATGAGTACTCACAGTATATAATATATGAAAAATTTGAATGCTTGTGTTAATTGTGAAAGACTAAGAGATCAAGTATTTACGGATTGTGTGAATTTGATGAACCTTTATAACTCACTTGGTATTCAGTTGTCAATAAAACAAGTTCATAATCGGAATGTCTGAATCTTTATATTATACATTGGCTCGAAATAAAAAGTTTGTCGTAGTATGTACTTTTTGCCAAGAAGACATACTTGTTCGTAAATACGCTCAACATTTACAAAATATTCATAAGAAAAAAATAACAGGTGTGTGTATATGGTGTTATAATTACACATGGAAACAGCGTACAACACCATCGGAAGAACAATATGAACATCGATACAATTGCCTACTGAAACGAATTGATAGTGCGTATCCATCTGAAGAAATTCCCAGCACTTCCACAAATACCGCCGAAAATCTCATCTCTCTCATCGAGCCGGAATGTCCTATCCAAATAACCAATTTGTTCCTCAATTGTCCTCAGTGTGATAATTTTCTCCAATCGCCAGAATATTTATCACGCCATGATGTATATCAATCGGAAGGTGTAAATTCCATACATTTCGGCACACACATCCCCTTCAATTGGAGCTTTATCCATCGCCAAATCGAATATTTGAATGCCCAACAATTAGAGGATTGGCATAACATCTCCACATTAAAGCCGATTGAGCAACTTGGTTTTGATATACGTTTGCCATTTTTATTTTTAAATTTAAAAAATACTGTATGGTTCCATTGTTGTGTCCGTTTTTATTTATGGGATGATTTGTACACTCACATCCATGACAATCCGGATTTTTGCGTCCTTGACAACTGGTGTTTGTGCAATGCCGGCTATCCGGAAGATATCACCCTCCGTCATCGACATATCATACTAATTATACAAAAAGCCAATGAGGGCGAGTTTCAAAAATTCATGGCAAAGACGAATAGAGACAATAAACACAAAGTCACAAATAGTAATTTCATGAGTGGGAAAAAACGTTCACGTGGTCGTCTATGCCGAAAACTTGTAACTGCCGAACATTTACTTAATACTGTTCGTTATGTCTCATACCCGAAATCAAATTGCAAAAACAGCAAACTACCATCTGTTTCTGAATTACAAGTAATCGATTGTGATAGCACAATGCCGACCACTCATTATTTTATTCATAGTCCGACGCTTCCACACTTCAAAGCCATCATCATGGGTACATTTCAAAATAGCTTACAATCGATTTACAACATTCTCAGTCGCAATAAAGTCATCGCGAACATTCACTTGAAAGCATCGCTAACAGATAAAACCATCAATTGCAAGTACGTCTTCGATATTAAACAGCATACTATACCATACGCAAATACTCTTACTAGACTAAATAAGCTACCGACGGGAATTGCTGAGTATAACAAGACAGCGGCTGAAAAAATTATCTATCTTATCGGATCGAAAGAACGCAAATATTTCAAAATGACAGCAGCGGTAATTAATCCAATAACTTCACATGAAACCTTCAATCGATTGCAGTGGGAAGGTAACGGGGGTCTACTCAATGTGTTTGCCGAGGATACTGTACATCTTAGCAAAACCCAAGTCGTCACATTATACACCGTCTATCAAAGTACAAGAATATTGACGGGGAAAGTCTCATATTTAGAACAACAAATAGTAGCACAATCAAAAGAAATATCAGAATTAAAAAAAGATAATAAAAATAAAGATCTTCGAACATTAATGCTAGAGAAAGAAAATGAATGTAACAAAAAAAAGATACTAGATTTAGAAAATGCAATAAAAGAATTGAAGCGAAAATCATGTTCTTGTAGTAATATTCCTAAGAAAAAAGAGTTTTTATTTGAAATTTCATTATTAAAACAAGAAAATGTACAGTTAAAACAAGATGTTTTAATATTAAGACGGGAAAATGTAGATATGAAAAGGCGAATAGAAGAATTGGAAAAAAATAACACAGTTAAAATTTTTAAAAAAAATAAATAAAATCTTGATTAAAATATTATTATTGTTGTTTTTATTTAGTAATAAAAAGCTAAGATCTTGATTATCGAAATTATACATAAGAAAGTAACTTAATACATTATGCTCACATGATATTTTCAACACACGTATGTGAATTTTATCCTCAATCTGATCAAAAATCAGTCTCAAAGTTTATAAATTCGTCTGTTTGTACGTTATAAAATTAGATATTCTACCAACATCAATCGAACCTCTCCAAGTAGCGGAATATAATAAAAAAACGTTATAAAATGAGCGCAACATTATTATACTCAACATCTACCAATGAACAATTTAATACACAAAATTATCGAGGAAACAAGGGAATTGTCAATGCATTTGGTGAAGCAGAATTTCCTCTATCAAAAAATCATATAGCATTGTTAAATATTGTCATTAATAGTACTAATGATTTGACAAGACAAATTTCACAATTAAAACAAGAAGATGTTATTAATAAAAATAATATTGAAAAATTAAAAGCAGAAGATGTTATTAATAAAAATAATATTGAAAAATTAAAACAAGAAAATGTAGAATTAAGAAAAAAAGACGAACAACTGGAAAATAACATTATAGATTTGAAGAAAAGAATAACAGAACTTGAAAAAAATAGCCCAACTAAAGATATGATAATTTATGATTTAAAGCAAGAGATTCGTCATTTGAAAGAAGAAAATTGCATATTGAAAAGAAAAAACGAAGACTTAATATCATTTGGTTGTAAGAAAAAAACTAATAAATAAATAAAACTAAAAACAGATGCGTTTTTTTATTTGTATATGAGAAGTGTTATTGTATTTGTAATTGGAAAAAATAATAATTATAAGGAAGTATCGGTATCTATTACAAAAATGAGCGTCAAAGTATTTCCTATAAATAAAGTTCATAGAGAATTATTATTTAGTAATAATGAGTTGAAAAAACAAAATTCAGAACTGAAACAAGAAGATGACATTAATAAAGATAATATTAGAAAATTAGAATTAGAAAAAATACAATTAATATATAAAAACGAAGAGCTAGAAAAGGAGAATCACCACTTGAGAGAAGAAAATTGCATGTTGAAAAGAAAAAACGAAGAAACTTAAAAATTAATAAATAAATAAAAACTCTGGTTAAAGTATTATTGTTGTTGTTGTTTTTTATTTAGTAATAAAAGCTGAGACATTTATTCGCATTATTCAGTCTTGACAAAAATAAAAAATAGTTTATATCGTTCGGAATTATTTATTTATTCGTTAATAATATATAAAATTAATTTCCTAAAAGACAACGTAATAACTCCAGTAGATTATCTGCCATCACCACAACAACAACGATTATCTGCCATCACCACAACAACAACAAGATACCGATGATTTGCTAACAACAATCGCACTCAAACATCATCGAACGAAACGTGCCTTCTATATACTTTGACTGGCTCTGGCTGAATTGTACTTATTAACTTGGATAAACATCCATCCGACTATATTGACTTGCAAAACTATAATAATAACAGATGCGCTTTTATTTACCTTGTCTCGTTCTCGTGTAGCTAGAGTAATAAAAGCCGAGACATTCATTAATATTATTCAGTCTTAACGAAAATAAAAAACAGTTTATATCGATCGTAATTATTCGTTTATTAATTAAAATATAAGCGTAGTTATTGCGAAAAATGAACAATGGCGGTTTTCTAAAAGGATAATGGAGCTCATATGAGTTGGGGTCTCGTATTGCACCAACGCAACATCAATAATCCATCTCACAATTAAAAATTGCTGCTGAGAGAGTTACGACAAAGTTAGTTGCTGTTATTGTTCAGAGTTACGAGATCGCTAGTTGCTGTTGTGTACTTAAGCCTTAAAAGATAATTCACATAAATCCGATGTACCGGAATACGCAAATTACGTCCACCGATTGACTCATGCTTTGCTCTTCAGACGTTTTTATGTTACTGATGATGATGAAATGCTTTGACCCATGAAGATTTGGACTCGATATGGATCAATGTATTTCCATCTCCGCTGGCTTCGCATCAACTGCAGCTGCGGTCGATCAACTACTCGCTTGAATAGCACAAATTAAACTGAATAATAAAAAATAAAAATATTATATAAAAGGGCATTGCATTTTCACTTATAGTTAAGAATAAGAATGCAAGAGAAATACAGTAAATTATTACAAGTAGCAAATTATTTGGAGATATTTGTTCCATGTCCCCGTTGTGGAGAATTTTTTTCAATAAAGGAAATGGAACAACATCAGGTTAATATTCATTTATTAGATGTGCAAGGACAGTGCCCATGGTATCTTCAATATAAATACACTAACATAACCGATGATGAATACAAACATCATTATACATGTTTGGAACGTGTTATTAAAATTAGTACGGCATTGTAATTTAATTTAAATAAAAATAATTATTTTACTAAATATTAAATGTTTTTTTTTATTTAACAAAGCAACATTCGTACCTTATAGTAACTGCTTTGGTATCTTTGTCGCGTACTACAGCTATAAATCGTGACAACTACACAGCAACTAACGATAAGATAATAACAAGTACAGTTTCGTGCAAAGGGTACATGATTCATCGTTTACAAATAAGAGTATTGTATTAATTTCAACTTGTGCGAACTTTGATGAATTCTTTAAAATTAAAACTACAGCGATCCATTTGATTTGGGCTCTAATGGATTACTCTGGTTTTAACTTTGAAAAATACACCCAACCACTTACTTATTAAGTACAAATAAAAAATGACAATAGCAGCAGCAACAACAACAACGACACATAGCATTACGTAATTATTTATTGGTATAAAAAGGCGCAATTAATGGATATTAAAATAGTTGTATTACGATTGGTATTGAGTTTATAACATCCATCCGTGTTTAGAAGGTTTGTTGGTGTATATTTGGCGCACATTGTGTGTAGAAAAATGACTTTTCTTAAAATAAGCGAATGAGTATAAAATACACTGATGATATCTGTGCAATGGGATTGCTTCAAATTCGCGTTCTAAATTTAACTGGAAAAAAAATCGAAAATTATAATAACTATAAAAATAATATAATAATAACAAAAGAACCTTACTTAGAATCAGCGAAGAGCAGCCCATCAAAACACCATTTGTTGTTCTACCCAATCGATCTGAAGAATCTCAACCATCAACTCGCGATTGATTAGTTGCCGATTCACTCAGCCGTACAAGTGCTTCAAACCGACACCATAAATATCTAAGGAGAACTAAATTTTTAACGATAAATTAAGCCAATTTATAGTCACACGATTATAGAGATAAGTCATTACGAAATAAATTATTTTTTATTCGAATAAAATATTATATTTTTATTATTTAACAAACTGGGGGCACGTTTTGAAATAAAAGCGACAGTCACTTTCAGGTATAAACCACAGTTAACAATAAGTAATGGACACTGCATTGTTGAATGTTATTATTAGCGAAATGGTTGAATTGAAGAAAGAACAAATTCAATATAAAGAGAAAATAACCAAGCTAGAGACGGAGTACATGATTAACAAGAAAGAAATTTTACAATTACGAGCTGAACATTTTAAATATAAATACAAAGTTTATAACTTGGAAACAAAGTTGAATTTAATCAATGAAACTTTGAATACAAATAATAATAATAATAATAATTAGTATTTGTTAATGTATCATGTATTAAAAATAAAAATAACCATTGAATAATATATAATTTTTAATAGTTGTAGATTACCCCGTTGGGTAGCCGAGTTGTAAGGCTAGGATCTCTACGACTGAGACTTATACACATAGTCCGAGGTTCGAATCTCAAAAGTGGCAAACTTCTTTTTTTTTTTAATAGTAGTTGAATAATGGCAATTCCTTGGAAAGAAGCAAATTGGCCTGTAAATTTAAAATATGCCATTTTTAAAGTTGATGAAAATGTATATGTCAAATGTGAATATAATTCTAATAAATTGGTAAAAAAACTTGTAAGAACCAGTGATGGATTGCGTGTATACATAAATTTACACAATTCGATGACAACTGTTGATGATGGTGATGGCGGTGATGATGGTGACGAAACAAAGGTTTGCTTCAATATTCCTACCATCGAAAATAATACCAACGGGGACGGTATCGCACTTGTGGCCCATTTTCCTAGCGACTGTAAATCATATCAAGGCAAAATAATACAAATCGTTCCATGGGAGAGAGAAGATTGGCCGAAAAATTTAGTTTATGCCATATTTAACAACGACCAGGATAATGCAACTTATTATCGATTTGAATATAATAACAATATGCCCATTTTTAAAGATTTCTTTTGCGTTAAAACAACTATTAATAATACCAGAGTTCTTTTTGATTTCAATAGTACATTAAGAAATCATCAATACTAACCGATTGTAGACGAGTATGATTCGTATATGATAATAAAATAATTTATTTATAAAATAACCAGTTCATATTGTCATATTGTCATTTTTCAAGTAACCATGAATAAGAAAGCTACAATTAATTATTCTCAAAAATACAGCAACTTTTTACACAGATGCTTGTATAGTGTTAAATGTCATTTCTGTAATCTTCTCATAGTTGTCAGTCAATATCCAAAACATTTAAAATTAATTCACGATCACAAGGATCAATTTATTTGCATATGGTGTTTTGAATTCAAATGGAAGAAAGGAGCGTCTAATAATAATTATACCCATCGTTACTTTTGTCTCAAAGACCATTTATTGCCTAAAAATCCTAATTCGGAATTTGATATTGAAGAATGCCAAACCGCGCCTGATAAAACACTGTTTTTACAATGTATAAAGTGTAACGAGTTTTACAATACGTGCAGAAATATCTACATACCTAATGAAAAATTTAAAGTTAAATATTTTGGAACGCCAATAGGAACCAATTGGCCACTAATTGAGTCACTCTTAAATCCTGCTCATCTTGATAGATGGAAGATCCTATCGAGTTCATTAAAATTTATTGATGACGTTGGATTCGATAATAGATGGTTATTTGCGTTTAATAATCTTCAAAAGGTGACATGGTATCAATGTATCGTTCGTAAACATGTTTGGGATGATGTGTACGAGTTTCTTAACAACAATGAACAAGTTTGTGTTTTACCCAACTGGTCTCTATCCAACGGGGGACATCCGAACGATTTTGATAAATACTATAGACAAATTATAGTAATTATGCCCAATTTGTATAGATATTCCTTCAATTTGAATTTATTACATATTGTCAACAATTGTAAGACCAGAATACATAGCACTATCCCATTAGTTGATAGACATGTATTGAAATATCGACTATGTATTACTTTGGACACGTTATCGCAATTCCTAAATGCAATAATTTATATAACATCGCCGGATTCTTTCCATCATAAAGGAGCACATTTTTACATATATAAACCAATAGTGCCGCATCTATATCTTATATGTATGGGACTCTTTAAGAATAGCCATGGACTTATTGGTAAGTTATTAATGGGCGAAGGTGTAATTGAAAATATTAATACGAAAGCAAATGCAACAAAAAATACAATCCATTTAAAGTATATAATTAAAAATACCAACATAAATCATATATTGCCATTTGAATATATATTGAAAAAAACACAAACGGAAACGCCAATATATATATTAAATACTTTAAATTATAAATTATTTTTTGATATAAATGAATCAGAAAATTATTTTAATCTTAAACGTGAAGAATACAATGAATTGCAACAAAGCTTGCAACTATTCAGAAATGATCCAATCAGATTAAATAAAATAAACACTATTCTTCTTCACGAAATAAATAAAGCAACGAGACTTTATAAACATAAATTGACGGATAAGGATTTTCAAATTGCTCACTTGCGACAACAAATAGAAAAACTCAAAGAAGATTATGTTGTTCCAGAAAAATTCAAAGAAGATTATGTTGTTCCTACCAAGAAAAATAAACCAGATATTGAAACGTTTAATGAATTTACCGACGAGGAGAGCAATGATTATGTTCGACAAAATATAAAAAATGTTATAAATGATTTTATTAATGAAGAAGATGAAATTAAACAAATGTTAGACGAAGATGCAATTATTAAAAAAAGCATAAAGGAGTTCAATGCTTTTTTACACTCGGAAGAAAGTAATATACAATTTAACGAAGATAGTAATACACAAATTGATCCATTAATCAATAATCAGGTAGTTGATAATGAAATTGTTATTCAAACAAATAATAACGAAATTGACGATCAAACAAGCAACAACGATGATCAGACATTCATTAGTGAAACCGACAATCAAACATATGACGACGACGATGATGATGATGAAATAATAAATGTCGACCAAATCGATGATGATGAAATAACAAATGTCCAACAACTTGATGAGAATTCAATAATTATGCAACAACCAAATATCCAATGCTACAATGAACCACAACTTGAGGAGAATTCAATAATTGTGCAACAACCATCAACTAATCAATATTATACAGCAGAAATTAATAAATATTATACAGAAATTAATCAATATTATACAGAAATTAATAAAGAACCAAATAACCACAATGATTTAAGCAATGATAATAGTTACGATGATGAAAATAACTTGCAAATTGACGAGGATAGAGAAAATGTAAATGCTGTTGGACAAGAGCAAATTGACGAGAGTAGAGAAAATGTAAATGCTGTTGGAGAAGAGCAAACTGACGAAGGTAGAGAAAATGTAAATGCTGTTGGAGAAGAGCACGATTATAATGAGAAGATTTACCCTAGAATCAATTGTCAACCTGATGATTATAAGGTATACTATAATTTGCCCAATATTCAAGAGAATGTATACAATGAATTAATTATCCAATACAATAGTAATAGACAATCGGTTATTCAAAGTACGACCGCTGTTCGACCAAGACAGAACGAAATTGACATTTTACAAGATATAACAATTTCAATACCATACAACAAATATTAAAAAAAAACAACTTAATTTTTTTTATTTGTTTATTTATCAAGTATAATTGTTTCTAATAGTTAATAAGAATATATATTTGTTAATAATGGGCTGGAACAGGAAGAAAAGCAGATACTTCATTCTGGTTTGCTGATGATCAAACTGGAACAAGCAAGAAGATCCATAGCCAAATATCCGATCATGTCGACGAAGAACAAAGACAAACGATATTATATAAGTGCGATTCAATACGTTTCACAATGTCGATTTTACAATTTAAAAACTTTGTCTTCTATTATATCTCCAAGTAGCAAGCATGGTCACTTGGAGAATAATAGGAGCCATAGTTTTTAAATTGCAATTCCCTTATTAAAATGAATAAAATGTATTATAAAGAAACTGCATTTTTTTATTATTTAATCATAATACAAAAAAAACAAGTTATTAATGCGTTTATATGTTACACACCTGCCTATATAAAAGCAAGTGCGATATAATAAAATAGCTAGTTGTATAGTTGGCCTTTTATACTTACCGCTCGTATAAATAAACTGTAGAAAATGGAAGATTCGCGAAAATATTTCAATTATCTGCGTAATAGCGATTTAACAGTAAAGTGTTACTATTGCGGTATAGCAATACGTGTAAATAAATATAATAAACATTTGGCAGTTACTCATAGTGTCGATACAGATACACTATGCATTTGGTGTTTGAATAAATGGAAGAAAGAGACACCACGCAATAATCATTATAGGCACATGTTGAAATGTTTTCTCGATTTAAATGAGATTAAGAAACAATTGCAATATAAATTGTTTCTAAGCTGTACTCAATGCGATGAATATCGGACTAGTGCCTTTAAGGTTCAAATTAATGAAACATCTGTAGAGACAAATTGGGATTTGGTTTATAAATTTATGCCTCAGAAAAGTAAAAATTGGATAAATTTTAATAAATTAATCGGTACTATGGGATTTGATGTAAGATGGCCGACTGTATTTTTAGAAATGCCTTCTGTATTATGGTATTATTTATCCATAAAATATAACAATTGGGATCACGTTGCCGGCGTTTTGAATAATTCCAATATATGTGTATTGCCCCATTGGTGTTTATGTAATAAAGACAACAGGGGTATGCGGTGTAAACATTTAATTTTAATTGTTCTTCAACAACATAAAAAGACATTTTTTAAAAATATGCACATGATGAAAATTCAGTTCAATTATAGCTGCATAACAATAATATCAGAGTTTTTTAATGCAATTCAGCACATTTCAGAGAAGAATGCCAAATGTGATGGTAAAGCAATATCCAAAATGCCATCAGTCGATAAATGTACGACGCATTATTATATAAATGCCCCCGTTCCGCCGCATTTTACGTTATTATGTGCGGGTCTTTTTCCAAATAGTCAATACACAATCGCCACACTATTAACACCAGCTTGGAATATTGAAAATCTGTACAATATAATAAACAATCAAATTTTATATTGCGATTTACTTAATATACCCAAACATACGTTGCCTTATGAAAATATTCTTACCCAGCAACAACTGCATTCGACGTCCCAACCGTTGTCCGAAGATATCGTTTATTTGTACGATTGCGATAATAAATTAATTTACTTTAAAATAAGTAATATTAGTGTGTGCACTACATCCATTGACACATTTAATAAATTACAAGACGAAGAGAACGGGGGAATTGTCGCTTTATACAATGGATATTATAAATTCAGTTCCAGTGAGTATGGCCTCGCACACTTAATTGCCAAGATGTCAAAAACAATATTTAATTTAAAAAAGCAATAATTGTTTGTATGCTTAAAACGACAACTGCGTAATTGTTATTGAACGAAAACAAGTTTCTTATCAATTAGTACAGTCACCACTACAAGTCTAAAGTCCAATCCGCGCCCTTTAATATAAATAACAGTAACAACAGATACATAATGCATATACTCGCTACTACAATGAACGAGCTAAAGTTACTAATACAGCAAGCTATTCGTAACACGAAAGAATTAATGCAAACAATTGCCGTTTTGGGAGAACAAATGCCGTCTAAAAGAGAAGACGTAGAGAAATCGTATAGAGAATTAATAGAGAAATCGGAAATGTTGCAAACAATGATTGAAAGTTTAGATACTTTTCATAGAAATAACGAAGCAACAATTCATCATTTGAAAAAAATTAACATGTTTTTAGAAGAGGAACACGCTCGTCTAAAAATGAAATATTTAGTTTTATAAGAACTGAACACAACGCGATATGAATACAGATAAAAACATGTTTCAGCGCTTTCAACGGGACGGAGCTTGCAAAATTATAACAAGAAGACTAGGATCGGCTGTTAATAATATACAAGAAATAACTAAAGAACTGTCCACTATAAAACAACATCTGAACGAATTAAAAGAGGAGAACGAATCCATCAAACAAGAGCTGGCCGAACTAAAAGAAGAAAATGCAACAATAAAACAAGAACTTAAAGATGTATAATAATTTTATTTAATATTAATAAATATTTTATTATTTAATTATTATTGTTGTTGTTATTATTATTAGACTTGGGAATAAATTTATACGATTTGCCCATTACATGTTGATCGGCTCTATGTCTCTCATTGGGGAAAAATCCAAATAGTTGTTTAAATTCATTATATTTATTATTTTTATCAGCTTCCCGGTTAATTTGCTCACGTTCGATATTATATGTTTCGCGTGAAGAAGACATTGTACGAATGTATGGATGGACGAATGGACGAATTATTTATATACGATACGATATAAATAAGATTTTTTAAATATTATTTCATACAGTCAACATGAGAAATCTATCAAAGCAAATTGTCCAACTTAAACGAAAAATTAAAAAATTGAAGAATATAATGATAGATATGGAGCGTCGCGTTCAGGCCCTGGAGGATATATACGTTCATTACTTTACCGAAAATGGAATATTACCACAGCAGCAGCAAGAACACCAATAAAATGATATAAATAAGAAATGGAAATAGAAATTGTCAGTAGAAGAAACAGTTATTTTGAAAAAAATGGATCAACCAATTAATTATCACAATTTATTTCTAACTTATATTAATAATAATAGTCAAAAGAATATTATATGCAGTCAGTGCAGTAGTGTTATAAAATTAATGAATATCATCAAGCATTTAGCCGAGAATCACGAAATATATGTTACTGAAACTTCCAGCTTGTATAATTTAAAACAATGTTATTTTTGCTATTTTCAAAAATTTCAAAATGGTGCTGATTTTGTCCATTTATATAAATGTGCAATAAAAAAAGTAAATGAGGCAAAATAAAGAGCGGCGACTATGAATAAACATCAGAATAGATATATAACCTTTTTTAAAAACAGTAATGGTAAAAATACAGTTAATTGTAAAGTATGTAAAGCATTAATAATAATTGAACATTATGAAAAACATTTAATATGTACACATTCGATACTAGCTAGCAATACATGTTTATGGTGTTTTAAAATAAATTTTAAATATTTTACAAGTGAAAATATATATGCACACATGTATAATTGTATGTTAGCTTGTATTAATTTAAAAAACGATGAGTTGGCAAATAGAAAGCGTAAACGATTGTCACAAATTGTTGATGAACTAACACGAAAAGTTGCACGACTAGAATCTAAAGTTACAGAAATAAATGAAAAAATTAAATAAAACTAACAGCTATTAAACTCAAAAAAAATGTTTTTTTTATTTAACGAAATAAAAGATAAGAATATTTCTTTAGGGGTGTATAACATGTTACAGTCCTTATATGTATATGTATTGTATGCAAACAATCACGACTCGCTCACTTTCCAAAGCGTATAAATAGAAACACTGATTTTACTAGTAGATCAGTTAGAATCGACATTTCCAAACATCAAGTAGTGGTAAGTGGTTGTGTTCTCAGCTTTTTTTTAAATAATATTATTTTATTACACTCCGCAGCCAAAATGAGTACCCGAATGTTAACAGAAGAGCTGAATAAGTGCAGGAAACGTGTTGAAGAGTTGGAGAAACGCGTTATAAGTTATAAAATGGAAAGCGACCGAAGACAAGCAGAAGCGTATTTCAAGCGCAATGAGGAACGCGTTACTAATAATCGTAGTGTCGAGCCGGACACAACGGGCAATCCCAATCGAAAGAAATAAATAAGTGATGGAGTTTAAAAAAAAATATAACAATTTATTTAAACTTTCAAATTTAGAAGTACAATGTTTACTTTGCTCAGAGCTTATAAATGTTAAATTATATAAAACACATTTACGCAATGTCCATAGGAATCAATGTAAAAATAAATGTATCTGGTGTTTAGAAGCAAAAGAAAACGACTATATTCACTGTTATCAATGTATGTTAGATAGAATAAAAGCTCAAAATACAATAATAATTGCCGACAACAGCTCGCTATTTTTACAGTGTGAGAAATGCGATAAATTTTTAAAATCGAGAGTATATCTCAACCGAGACAATTATATTGTGACTCGCAAAGGAATAACATCGAGATATTATGGCGTTAACATAAAATCCAATTGGGCTCTTGTCAATTCGTTACTGGCCAAACCGTTGGATATTCAATTGTTTATAGATGAGGTCGGTTTCGATACCCGGTGGTTTTATATTTTTAAAAATGTAAAAAATATTAAATGGTTCCACTGCACAGTACGTCAAATTCACTGGGATAGGATTTTTGAGTATCTTAATAATAATGAAAACTTGTGCATATTACCCAATTGGTGTTTATGCGACGGGGGCTCAACGGGAAGACATGTACGCCATTTTGTTTTATTTTGCCCAACGAAATATTTAAAAGTATTTAATAAAAATTTAAAATTCATTATTCGACGACAAAATATGAAGAGAGATTTTATTCCAATTGAAACTATGAGGCAATTTATAAACGCAATCAATTACGTTTCGCATGAGAATTCAATATTTCATGAAGGCAAACATTATTACATACATAGTCCAGTAATTCCACATTTTAAATTTATCTGCTTTGGTCTGTTTAGAAACAGCAGCGATATTATAATAACAGAAGTCGAAGGGGAAAATACAATACACAAAAACCACACATTACCATACAAAAACATATTGGTGCCGACCAAAGCTCCAACAGCTATATTTTTATTCGATAAGCACAATAGGAAAATATATTTCACATCAGCAGCTAGTCCATGCGCAACGGATAAGAATTATACACAACGCCAGTGTACATTTGCAATATTTAATAGCCCAAAGACCCAATCGGATAAAGAACGACAAACGCATATTGTTACAATAATAAGTCTGACGGATCAAATTGCCCGTTTGGAAGAAGAAAATAACAATTTAAAAAAGCAAATTGCCGAGAATGGACAACAACAACAAAATGACGATAAATAAAGATTATGAAACCATGTTGACAAATATATGGGCAAATAAACCCAAGAAGAACGAGATGAATAAATACGAGCTGTCATCAATACTCGTGGAAAATCTTGGTATATTTTGTATAAAATGCAATGAGGTCGTATTACTTGAGAAATTTGAAGATCATAATAAAATAAAACATAAAAACTCATTATAAATATTCATTCATTTATTATTATAATATATTATTATTATTATTATTATTATTATTGTTAGTTAATTATTTGGCGGTTGGATTTTTGTTTTCCCCGGCATGATTGATCGCATTAACGGGGACAACATTAAACCAGCCATAAGCATGGGTAAATAATATAAAAACCTTATATAAATAAAGTAAAATTGTCATTATAATTTAAGAGATAGAACAGTAAAGAGATGAATAAAAAATTATTTTTACAATGTAAAGAGTGTGACGACTTTCTCAAATCAGATATTTTTCTCCATCGTGAGTATATAAAGAGAAATGGAATCGTGTCAAAGTACTTCGGCAATCCAATAACTACCAATTGGAAATTAGTTAAAGAAACGTTCCTCGGCGATTATGATTATATATTATTTGACAATTTTACTCGCTTGGCATTCATCGATGAGGTTGGCTTTGATTCGCGCTGGCCGTATGCATTTAATACTAGTTCAGGCGATTGGTATTTGATGTCGGTAAATCAACAAATTTGGGATTATGTATATAAATTTATCGCATACAATCGTCATGTATGTGTAATGCCAAATTGGTGTTTAAGTTATGGCAACAATCCTGGTAATGTCTATCTATATCAACGACAATTGATTGTAATGGTAGATACACTTTATTGTGTAACGTTTCACGATATGTTAAATTTAATAACAAAACTATCAAGGAGACGAGTTAAAAATATTAAACCAAGAAGAAAGCTAATTTCATGTTATAAAATTAGCTCAATGGCAAGTTTTTTAAATATAGTTAAATCTGTATCGCAAACACAATCAATTTTCAAGACAAACGATAATTATTATGTTAACAGTCCTGTAATACCACATTTTAAATTAATTTGCCTCGGACTCTTTAGTAACAGTCATAATGTTATTTCAAAAATTCTAAATATGAAAGTCGATTTAAATAAAATCTATAAATTTATCAATTTTAAAGATTTTACAATACAAATGAAGCATCTAATCCCAATAAAAGATCATGTAATGCCGTTTCGTAATATATTATTAGAAGATATACCAAATAGAAATTCAATATATACAAGCGATGTGAGCATTATAGGCGAAAAAAAATACATAAATATGATAGTATCGCCAACCAAGTGTTTTTATACAACAACACGCGAAGAATATAATAAAATGCAGTATCCGTTGTTAATAAATTTATTTGAAAATGCCGTTGTCGAGCTAAATGAGTACTACAAATGTATATTGAATATATATTTACCGCAGGATGATTCTTCGGAGAGCGATCTCATATAAAAACATGAGCGAAATTATTTTTTCAACAGTTTAGTGTAGTATGGAGTCGCGAATAAAGTATAAAAATTTTTTAAGACATTCTAAACTTCAAGTAAAATGCACATATTGTAAACAAATGATTCTCATTGAAAAATACAATATGCATATTATACAAAATCATATAAAAAAAACATTAGGTTTATGCATTTGGTGCTTGAAATATACATGGAAACAACGGGCAATAGAACCAGAGGTGCATTACGGTCATCGTTATGCGTGCATGATGGATCGTATTAAGGCAGATAATCCGCAACAAATAATGATGAGAAAAATGAAGAAAAATACAAGCCATTTATTTCTACAGTGTAAAGAATGCGATAAATTTATTAATACTTCAATAAAAAAATATATAGCTAAGAAGGAAATTATTAACATTTCCAAATATTTGGGTACACCAATTGATGTGAATTGGAAATTAATTTATTCTCTATTAATTGATACCGAAGAAGGAGAAGAAATCTTTAATTCTACTATGAAATTTATTAAAGCAATTGGATTTGATTCCCGTTGGTTACGTTTATTTTCAATCTTAAATGTTATATGGTATCATTGTTCGATCAATTATACCGAATGGGACGATATATATCTTTTTTTAAATAATAACGCAAATATATGCGTATTACCCAATTGGTGTATTTCAAATTTGGATAATCGTAGAATTATATTATTAGTTATTCCTAATTATAAAAATATATTTGAAAAAAAAATTAAAGGAAAATGTGTTATTATTACTACAATAAAACATTTTATCAACTCAATACGTTATTTATCATGTTCAACAGATTCCCATTATTATGTTAACAGTCCAGTTATACCACATTTTAAATTGATATGCATAGGATTATTTAAAAATAGCACACAAGTGTTAACAAGTATCTTAACAAAACCAATAAGAAATATGCACTTAAAAGCTAACTTGACAACTAATGTTATAAACTTAAAATATTTACTCAACAATCATATCCTACCGTATGAATATGTAATTGTAAGATCATCGTTTAAAACCCCATTGTTTCTTTATAATAGTAATAATGAAAAGATATTTTTCAACACATTTGCAGAAAATTTTACAAACTTGGATTGTCAAACATACAACCAGTTTCAAGATGATATATTAAATTTATTTGGAAATGATGAAATTAAGCTTAACAAACATCAAATAGTTATGTTACATGAAATAAATAGAATTTATCAACAGTACCGTTTAAAACTCATGAATTTAAAATTACAAATAAAAAAACAACAACAACCTTATATCTTTTTTGTTTCAATATTTAGTTGTGAAAAAGTATAGTTTTTCATGCACAAAAATCGGTGTTCGTTATCCGGCGGGTTTGAAAAAGTATAGTTTTTCATGCACAAAAATCGGTGTTCATCTAGGTAATATTTTTAGGTATAGAACCATCATCCAGTTGATAATCAGTTTGGTATGTATCAAAATTTAAAACACGAACGAATACGAATAATTACGAAGGTAAATTTTTCAGGACCCGAAGGTGTTCATGTGGCTGAGAAACCCGGTAAGATTAATTCAATCGATCAACATCATCTCAACCATTAAGATGTGTTTTACGGAATAAAAAAATATTATTATTATTATTATTATTTTATTATTTTATTATTAATTTATTATATAGTGGTCTGAAGCCACGAACGAGTGGAACGAAGTGACACGAGTTTGTGGAGCGTAGCGTCTTCAGGCCACGCTTTAAAATAATTTTTAATAATAAATAATATTTTAATTATTTAATTTTATATAAATATATATATATTATATATATATATATAATATGTTTTTCATATTAAATTATATTAAAGCGTGGCCTGAAGACGCTACGCTCCACAAACTCGTGTCACTTCGTTCCACTCGTTCGTGGCTTCAGACCACTATAATATATATATATATATATATATGTATATATAATACACAATGATATAAAATGTTAATGTTTTACATGAATAAAAAAATACTTAACTATATTTTATTTAGAAATCTTTCTGTATAAATTTTATTACGATATTCAGGATCTAAAATATGTTTTATTTTATTTTCTGTACGTGTTATTCGTGTTTTGAAGCGAGCTCTGTCTCGTACTATAATTTCCCATTCACCTTTACGTGCTGCTCTATAGGCAAAGTCCCAAGCAATTATTTTATGAACAATTGGGGGGGCTGGATCAAATCGAACTTTTTTATTATTTTCAGCTTTAAATTGTATAAAATCTTCATCATCATCATCATAATCGTCGTCTTCATCATCATCTTCATAATAATAATCATCATCGTCGTCACTGTCGTCGCTGTCATCCCACATAACTTTATCCAAATTAGATTCACTTTCAATATCCATTGTTTATTTAATTACTAAATGAAAAATAGTAAGAATCAACAAATAATGTAAATAAATTAATTTACCTTTGTATTGTTCTTTTTTTTTATTTGTATAGTTTATAAAAAATTGTTTATTTTTCATTGGTACAAAATAAATAAAGACTAGTTAACTTTGCTTATTTAAAGTTAATTAATTATAGAAAGCAAATATTAACTTACTAACAATGCGAATGGATTATGTTTTAACCTAAAATATTGCATCATTATGTAAAAATTACTACATAGTTGATTAAAATGTATAAAATCACATGGTTGTTTTTATGTTGTATAATAATTTAACTGGGGGCATTATAGAAAAAGACAAAAATATAAATGATTTTAATATACCAAATGACCCGGGACATTATATAAAAGACAGAAATATAGATCATTTCAGTACAACAAGTTACCCGGGACATTTTAGAAAAGACGGAAATATGAATGGTTTCAGTATATCAATTGACGCGGGACATTATATAAAAGACAGAAATATGAATGATTCTGGTATATCAATTGGCCCGGGACATTTTAGAAAAGACAGAAATATGAATCGTTTCAGTATATCAATTGACGCGGGACATTATAAAAAAGACAGAAATATGAATGGTTTCAGTATAACAAATTACCCGGGACATTATAGAAAAGACAGAAATATGAATGGTTTCAGTACAACAAATCACCCGGGTCATCAGAGAAAAGACAGAAATATGAATGGTTTCAGTACAACAAATCACCCGGGTCATCAGAGAAAAGACAGAAATATGAATGATTCTGGTATATCAATTGTCCTGGGTCATCAGAGAAAAGACAGAAATATGAATCGTTTCAGTACATCAATTGACGCGGGACATTATAAAAAAGACATTATAATTGTAACGCTAATGTCCCATAAAAATATTGTATAATAATAAGTAATAATTATGTCTTTAAAAATAAAAAATATGATTGAAAATAAAGTAGAGCCCTTTTGGTCTACACATCATGATATGATTGTTAATTATTATATTGAAATTCATATTGATATCCTTTCTACGGATATATATAATTTTTTCAATTTCTTTAAATGTAATTTATATGATGATATCGCATCTATGTTTTTAGATCTTGTAAAACACGATGTAATTTTGTTGGATAAAAATTTATATAAATTATTAAATTTTAAAGATGATTATGAATTTCAACAAAATCATATTAAAAATTTTTTGTATAAATATCCGCATTTAATAAAAGAAGTAAATAAAACTAAAAATCATAAATATTATATAATGAATTTAAATGTATTTAGTAAATATTTATATTCATGTCCAACATTACAAATACATTATAGAAAATTTGTTAATATTAAGAATATATATATAAAATATAATTTATATATAAATAAAATTATTAATATAGATTATGATTTTAAATACAAATTAAAAAAATATCGTTATGAAATTTCAATTATTTCTGAATTAAATAATGAAAGTGAACGTGAAAAGAGAATTAATATATTTACTATTGCTGAACTTGAACGAAAAATTAAAGTGTTATTTAATAAATTATTAATTAAATAAAAATCATGTTTTTTATTTTTATGAGATCCTGTTATAAAATGAATGTATAAAAACGTTATTTTTATAAGCGTTTTTATTAATATATTTAACTAGTAATAAAAACAATAGTTATAAACATTAATAGTTTAGTGAGCATTAGAAGATAGTTTGCTGAGTATTGAAAGATAGATTTTTTGTAAGGTGATGTATAGAAGATAGGTTGGTGATGAGTGGAAGATAGCTTTTTTGCAAGGTGATGTATAGAAGATAGGTTGGTGATGAGTGGAAGATAGCTTTTTTGCAAGGTGATGTATAGAAGATAGGTTGACGATAATTAAAAGATAGGTTTTTTGCAATATGAATTATAGAAGATAGGTTGACGATAATTAAAAGATAGGTTTTTTGCAATATGAATTATAGAAGATAGGTTGGATGATTGAAACATAGGATTTTTTTTAACGTGATGTATAGAAGATAGGTTGGATGATTGAAACATAGGATTTTTATATAATAATTGTATAAAGAAAAGATCATTAGAGAAAAGACGTAAATATGAATGATTTTAATACAATAACTGACCCGGGGCATCAGAGAAAAGACGTAAATATGAATGGTTTCAGTATATCAATTGACCCGGGGCATCAGAGAAAAGACAGAAATATGAATGGTTTCAGTACATCAATTGACGCGGGACATTATAGAAAAGACAGAAATATGAATGATTCTAGTACTACAATTGTCCCGGGACATTTTAGAAAAGACAGAAATATGAATGATTCTAGTATATCAATTGTCCCGGGACATTTTAGAAAAGACAGAAATATGAATGATTCTAGTATATCAATTGTCCCGGGACATTTTAGAAAAGACAGAAATATGAATGATTCTAGTATATCAATTGTCCCGGGACATTTTAGAAAAGACAGAAATATAGATCATTTTAATATAATAACTGACCCGGGACATTATAAAAAAGACAGAATTATGAATGATTTTAGTACTACAATTGACCCGGGACATTTTAAAAAAGACAGAAATATGAATAGTTTCAGTATATCAGGTACTGAAATACAACAAATATAACAAATGTACTAGTATTATTTTCAGCAAATAATTTTTTACTGATAAGTTAGTGTGCAAAGTTTGTATGTATAAGTAAATTTTACGTTGTTAGTTTGCTGAGCATTGAAAGATAGAATTTTTCGTTGTTAATATGTAGAAGATAGTTTGCTGAGCACTGAAAGATAGCTTGGTGATGATTGAAAGATAGTTTTTTTCGTTGTTAGTTTGGTGATGGTTGGAAGATAGAAATTTTCGTTGGTAATATGTAGAAGTTAGTTTGATGATGATTGGAAGATAGAATTTTTGCAATATGAATTATAGTAGATAGGTTGGTAATGTTTGAAAGATAGAATTTTTCGCTGGTAATATGTAGAAGTTAGTTTGGTGATGAATGGTGGGTCATTTTAGACAAGACAAAAATATGAATGGTTTCAGTATATTAACTGACTCGGGACATTTTAGAAAAGACGTAAATATGAATGATTCTAGTACTACAATTGACGCGGGACATTTTAGAAAAGACAGAAATATGAATAGTTTCAGTATATCAATTGGCCCGGGACATTTTAGAAAAGACAGAAATATGAATGGTTTCAGTATATCAACTGACGCGGGACATTTTAGAAAAGACAGAAATATGAATGATTCTAGTATATCAATTGACGCGGGTCATTATAAAAAAGACAGAAATATGAATAGTTTCAGTATATCAACTGACTCGGGACATTTTAGAAAAGACAGAAATATGAATAGTTTCAGTATATTAATTGACCCGGGACATTTTAGAAAAGACAGAAATATGAATGATTCTAGTACTACAATTGGCCCGGGACATTTTAGAAAAGACAAAAATATAGATCATTTTAATACAATAACTGACCCAGGACATTTTAGAAAAGACAGAAATATGAATGGTTTCAGTACTACAATTGGCCCGGGACATTATAGAAAAGACAGAAATATGAATAGTTTCAGTACAACAAATCACCCGGGGCATCAGAGAAAAGACAGAAATATGAATGGTTTCAGTATAACAAATTACCCGGGACATTTTAGAAAAGACAGAAATATGAATAGTTTCAGTACAACAAATCACCCGGGGCATCAGAGAAAAGACGTAAATATGAATGATTCTGGTATAACAAATTACCCGGGACATTATAAAAAAGACGTAAATATGAATATTCTATGTACTAGTACTGTTTTCAAAAAAAAATAATTTTTTACTGATAAGTTAATGTGCAAAGTTGTTGTTAGTTTGCTGAGCATTGAAAGATAGAATTTTTCGCTGGTAATATGTAGAAGTTAGGTTGGTAATGTTTGAAAGATAGAATTTTTCGCTGGTAATATGTAGAAGTTAGGTTGGTAATGTTTGAAAGATAGAATTTTTCGCTGGTAATATGTAGAAGTTAGTTTGGTAATGTTTGGAAGATAGAATTTTTGCAATATGATTTATAGTAGATAGGTTGGTAATGTTTGAAAGATAGAATTTTTCGTTGGTAATGTGTAGAAGTTAGTTTGGTGATGAATGGTGGGTCATTATAAAAAAGACAAAAATATGAATGGTTTCAGTATATCAATTGGCTCGGGACATTATAAAAAAGACAGAAATATGAATCGTTTCAGTATATCAACTGACTCGGGACATTATAAAAAAGACGTAAATATGAATGGTTTCAGTATATCAATTGGCCCGGGACATTATAAAAAAGACAGAAATATGAATGATTCTGGTATATCAATTGTCCCGGGGCATCAGAGAAAAGACAGAAATATGAATGATTCTGGTATAACAAATTACCCGAGTCATTATAAAAAAGACAGAAATATGAATGATTCTTGTACCTCATATAATAATAAAATAAAAAGACGATATTGTATGAATAAATAAATATATTTTTATTAACGTATTGAATATAAACACAGAGTTTCATAATGTTCGCAAAAATATTTTTCATTAATTATTGGATTTTTGAAGGTTGGTGTGTATGATTGCATATGAGAACGAATAATGTTTGGGAAATGTTGTTCATAGAAACGGTATTCATTATTTTTGGCACCTAATTTGCGAAGTATAAAAGTACCGGAAAAAATTAAATTTTTAAATTTGTAAAAATTTTTAATAATAGCAACTACTGGCGGTGCTTTGAATACTGTATTTCCAATAATTGGTGTATTATATACCGTTTTATTATATTTTGATGCTTTAAGTAGTTTTAAAATGGCATGTTCACGAGCATATTCTTCTCTATTTAGTATGTTAATATTAAAATATTTATCACATAGTGTCATGGACATTACATTGGGCGAATAGGCTGCAATTTGAGCACATTTAATATTATCAGTTATTAGGAATATATTAAAGCTCTTTTCGACATATTGTTCAAGTGTATGTACTAATTTTTTTATACATTTTTTATTTATATTTGTAACTTGTAATAATTTAAAAATTTTAATCTTTCCAAAAATATCTATTGGATTGGGAATATTATCGACTAGATTAAAAAAAGATATACTATAAACATGTTCTTTTAAGTATGCCAATTGTTTCCAATCGCAATTGTTATCAAGGAATGTAAGTGATATTTTTGTATTTACATCAAAGGCCGTAAATTGCCATTCTTTCAAGTGTTCTAAATGATTTTGTCCTATTGTAATTTGTAACATATTATTTGTTGATGGGTTAATGGATATGCCAAATTTTTGTCGAAAGAATATTTCTGCGAATGAGTATTCATGTTTATCGGTAAATTTAATTTTGTTTGATGTCCAAATAACTGCTGCTTGTAATTGTGTTGAGGTGTGGTAGGCCGCAAAGAGTGATTCAATATCATTTAAAAGATACGAAACGATATTTTCAATTAGATGATTAATGTGAAATACAAGTTCCATGTCGTTGAACTAATGTGTAAGAGAAATACACGAACAATGGATATTTCATTCAATAATAAAATGATTAGATACGTACAGATAAGAAACCACTTAATGATTTAATACTTAATATAATAAATTGATATTTTATAAACTACTTTTTTAATATAAATACAATAATTTCACGTAAAGTTAATTAAAAAGCGTAAAGACATGGAAGAGCGATATGAATTAATTTCCAAGTTGGCTGATTTGTTCATTGCATATAGAAATGTGTTATTTTATAAAATGCAATTGTGTGAACGAGAGAACAATGAAGATGTATATTCTTTAGAAGAGGTTAATTCTACAAGGTATAATCTTTCATCGGAACAGGAGTCGGTCGAAGAGGCACTAATGTTATTACGACAATATGAGCATTATGAAGATATTATAGACGGCTTGATTACTGATCCATTGTGAAGAAGAGCACAATAGCTTATTGTATGCTTATAATGATAATAAATGAACTTTACACTTATTTGTATTGTTTTATTGAAGTCAGAGTATAAATAGGTTGAAATGTTATTGCAGGTGGTAGTTGTGTTGGAGATGAATAAAAATAAATTTGTTTTTTTTTGTATTAACGCAGATAAAGCGCAAATGAATGAATTTGTTAAGTCAAGTGATGATATTTGGAACATGTTAACAAAATCTCGTCAATTTTTAAGAGATTTGAGATCTATATTAAATAAAGAAAGATATAAAGATTTAAATAAATTGCAAAATAAAGGAGAAGAGTTGTTTAAAAATTTAAAAAACATTACTACAAACTGTGTCGTGTATCCGCCAGGTGACGAGGATGTATATGCGAATACTTGCAAACAATTGGCTGATACTTTAAATGATCTTTTCAGTAAATTGAATAATATATATGAAATATATTATTCTTAATGGGGCCGCTTGGTTATTGTCCAATTGAAACTCAGCCGGACGTGTTTTGCCTCATGAGATGTTTGAAAAATAATATAAAAAAACACCGTTATACAATAAATCGTATGGCATACCTTGAACTTATTAAATTGTATGAGAAGACCTGGGCAAATTTTGAAAGTAATTATCAGAGTGATTTGGATGATACATTAGGTCGACTTATTACACTATTAACATATTTAAACTCCAAGTAAATAAAAAATGGTATAAATATAAAAACAATAGTGACTTTTAATATAGTTTAAAAATGGATTCGTTATTGGAAGATAGTACAGAAATTGTTCAACGGGAGAATATTAGTACAATTTTAATTAATTGCGAAATAAAACGCAATGATTTATTTTTAAAATTGTTAAATAATTTTAATCGAAAGTTGGATATTGTGGAATTTGCGAAAGAATTGGATATAGATTTCTCGACGGATAACAGTTATATATTTTTTTTCTCTGCACAACAGCTGAATACATTTATTTTGGATGATAATTTCTACCATCTGGTCGGCCATGATAAAAAGGATATAATTTTAAAGTTATTATCGAATAAGCAACTTAATGTTAAAAAGACGTCCAACTATCATATTATGTCGGCTAATGATTTTGATTTATTAATACAGAATATTAAATTTTCCAATTGTAAAATTAACGAGGCATATATTACAATTAAGAATTTTTTTTACCTCTATCATAAATACGAACAGTTTTTTAACGATAATGAAACTAAATTATGTAAACAACAAATATTTTCTTTGGAAAAATTGGTGAAGAATCAATTTAAAGAAACCAATGAACTTATTTTAAATCAAAGTAGAAATGTTGAAAATGGGATATCTAGGGAGATGAAAAAAGTAAAAAAGAAAATTATTGAAAAAATTGAATTTGTAAATAAGGAACAATGCATGTTAATGGCTGAAATGAAACCGAAAGAAATGCCTGTTGTATCAAAATTTAGTAGATGTGTTGCTTTATATAATATTGGCGAACAAAAGTGGTATATCAGTCGTAGACAGGAAAATAATTTTAAGAGAGCCGATAATGATTTGATAAAAAAATACCCAAATGCTCGATTGGTAAAAAAATGGTCAAATGTATCTAATTCATTGGATTTATTAAAACGTATAAAACGCTGTTTTGTACACATTAAGACTATGGGCAATATTATAGATTTAAGTAATGTAAATGATGATGATAGTGACGATGATATTAATGATGATAGAATTATAGAATGCTGTAATTCCATTATTAATGAAATAAATACAGAAAATTAGTATAAAAAGCAATGGTTGTTACTTAGTTAGAATTAGTTTGCTTTGCATTCTAGACTTGAAAATGTATCCTCGCAAAAAAGAAATTTTAAAGCTACTTGAAGCAGAAAAACAAGCTAAAAACAAGTTGTCAAATGGGCAACAATCATCTGAGTGGAGTAAAGAATGGTCAAAGCGAATGGATATTGCATTAAACAAGGCAGACGAATTGTATAAAATAGTATATAAATTAAAAATACAAAATAAAATTAAGTTGGAAAAATAAAAAAAGTATATTTACATTTATTTAACATAACGATGTAAATATTTTAAAATTAATTGATATTGTTGTTTTCTTATAAATTTCTTTTTTCTCTCGAGTTGACACATCTGTTGTTAAAATGGTCTATTTGCTTTTGCAATTCCAAAATAATATTTGAATAGTAATTGTTATCGTTGCCAAGTAGCATAGTAGCCATGCTATACTTTGTCAAATTGTTTCAGCTGTATTATAGTATTTAAAATAGTATTGAGATCCTTTTTTGATTGTTTCAGCTGTTTAGTATTCTCATTTAATTTTTGTTTAAATCCTTTATTAAGTTGTTCAAATACAACTTCTTGTTTATCTCCTGTTTCTTTTCTTTTTATATCCATCTTATAAAAGTTAAATAATTTCTACAAGATTTAAATTTGTCTTTTAATTTTTATTTATAATATGAAATACATGGCTCATTTGTTTACAAAATTTCATTATTACTAAAAATGCTTTTATTGATTATTTTTTTTTAAAAAAAAAGCTGCTATAATAATCCATTTAAAGTTACAATCCTATTTATGAACTTTCATTATCATATTCCTCGTCGTAATAATCGTTGCCTTTAATTAAATCATCTATTATAGTTGATAATTTATTTTCTACAATGTCATTTTCCGCTAAATTGTTATTAATTAGTTTAATTTTCCTAGTTCGTCCGTTCCATGTCAGTTGTCCGTCAAAATGTTGCTTTATTATTTCATTAATATCAACTATTGGCGGTATGGTTTTAATCCATACTTTTACCATTGAGATGTTGGTGTATTTTTTAAATAAGCTTGCTTGCCCGTTGACGAATCCAACACTGGATCTAGAGAGTACATACCAAGTCGACTTATCCAATTTAAATATGCCAATTAGATATTGTTTGGATGCTATAAAAAAAATAAATGAAATTACAATAAAAAAAAACAAACGACTGAATGAATATACCTTTATGGTATAGTTCTTTTTGTATATTATCTGCTAATTCATCGCTCATAATTGTCTCATTAATGTGTAGATATTTTTGCTGTATTAGATTATTATATGCATTCCAGCGTAGTTTTAGATAATAATATTTATTAATAATGTTGGCCATGTTTATGCATTGTTTGATATTATCCCATTTGCGTACAATTTGTGCCGTTGGAAAATGCACTATTAGTTCTTCATGCGAATATTCGCCATCGTTGATATACCATAAATTTTGGCATATGTAATATAGAGAAATTGTCTTTTCTTTAATTCTCTTTGTCGATTTTGTTTTTTTCTTGTAAAAATTATTCAAAAATGTCTTAACATTGTTTGTGCGCATCAAATGTATTAATTTGCCAAAATCATTAACAGAAACTGAAAAAAATGTTCTTCCTTGATTATTTGGTGATGTATTTGTGAATTTAAAACGATGTTTTTTTAATAGTATTCGAACACTTCTCTTTTGATTTCTATAACTTCCTTGATAGCCGAGCCAATCGAGAACATTTTCATTTATGGAGAGGTATTTATCCCCTTTTTTAATAAAATTCTTTTCGACCAAAATCTCCTCCATTGTAATAGTAAATGGCATACAAATATGTCTACTGCACTATTTTTATATATTTTTTTTTGCAGCAAGTCACTGTGATTTTTATACTACGATCAACAGAGACAGCACACAGAAGACATGCGTCGTAAGTACAACACACGTATATAATAAATAGTACGTATTAATGATTTTAGTAGTTTAACGTCGACAGTCGTGCTGCTACAATGGAACAGTTGAATTTAGATTGTTATTTAGAAATATTCAAGTATCTTGATATTATCTCGTTGAGTAATGTTTCACAAGTCACGGATACATTTAAAGATATCGTTAAATATAAAATGCGAAACAAACACGTGCCTATCGATAGATATATAAATGAATTGGAATTTGATGCATGGACGAGGATTTCAACTGTGTACGGGTGTCGCTTGGAAATAAGTAATTACGAATTGTTCAAAACCATAATAGATGGCCGGAATTTTCCATCGATGTCACGTTTATTTATTTTATTTACGACTACCGATTTGGTGCATTTTAATGTTGCAAAAAATTTTACAAATTTACGACATTTAAAATTAATGCGAAGTAGTGCTACTGTTTGTTTAAAAGATTTAATACATTTTAAGAATTTATTATCATTAAGAATAATGTGTCGGATTTGTTGTACAAAAGAAGATGCAATTCTCTTGTTTTCCACATTAAATTTAAAGGTGTTTCATTTAAATTTGTTATTTTCAAATAATATGTGTCTTGTCGAGTATATGTTTTTATGCCCGTCAATAAAATTCCTTTCAATTGAATATCTTTGTTGTTTTGTAAATATACACATAACGATGAATAGGTTGATTAATAAAATTTGTACAAATATGCCCAATTTAAAATTTTTAAATATTTTTGAGATTGAAGCACTTCTTGCTGTAATTAAACAATTTCTCTATTGTATAGATAGAATAGACATTTATAAATCTGAATATTTAATATATTTTGACAGCCAGCCCCGTAGACATACAAGTGACGAGTTATTGTTAATGTCATGGCCGTTAGTCACCGCCCCATCTTCTCTTGTTATAAATTTTAACGGAACACATGATATATCCATATTGCGTATATTAAATTATTTATCAGATAAAGTCACATCAATAATAATGACTGTACCCATACCCAGATTTTTAATATTTTCAAAATTAAAGACGTTAAAGATTTACTGTCCGGTCGAATTTAAATGGATAGCTAGGCAAACGGCATTGGAGAAACTTGTATTTTCAAATTTCCCCATAGAACCCCAGTCATATTTTAAACAATTGGATTTATATTTAAATAAACCAATTACTGTATATTTAAAGAATGTAATCAACAGCAGTACCTTGGATTGTAATTGTTTGAAAAATATCAATGTAATAATAAATGAATAAATAAGAA